CCAGGTTCGTCTCGATACGTGTGGCCTTGTCCGTTTTCTTCTCCTCGTCCCCCTGGCTGTGGAGGGGGATTTTCTTTTGCCTCTATCTGCTTATGCGGATAGAGGTTATTTTTTTAATCTAATTTATCTCCGATATATTTAAGATCACTCATAAATCCAAATGTACTTGTAGCTCCTTCTCAGAGATTTTTATCTCCAGTAATAACAGCTGTACTCTGATTTACAATATTCTTAATAATAGAGTATGCAGGTGGGTTTAAGTCTCCTGCAAATTGTGCAACAATATTCTGAATTGGGCCATCTTGGAATGATGTATATAAAGCCATAGCTCCTAAGTGTCCTAATGCTCCTAATTCTTCTTTAGTTTCTCCTGATAGAAAAACTGCATATATCATCCACATTATTAGACTCATAAATATTAAATCAGTCAAGAATAAATAAAAATTAGCCTTTTTAGTTGGATTAGCTCATAATGCTTTAAATTCATTATAATCCATTTTACCTATAGCTTTTGCAAAGTCAATCATAGAATAAGCAATACCTTCAATAAATCTTCCTTGCCATTCTACATAAGGAGTAGCTGTTTCTCCTTCTTTAACATTAGTTTCAAGATCAACTCTTGTAGTAGGTAACCCATTTTCTCCTATTGATTGAATCATTACATAGCGAACTCCATTTTCATCAAATTTTTCTACAAATTTACCTTGATCATAAGTTCCAGGTTTAAGAATCCATTGTTCAAGTTTAGCAGAAAGGAATGTACGGAATTGTAGCATCATAGCTCCCATGAACATACTTTTAGCAAGCATCTGAGTATTTTTATCATAGTGTCCAAAACAAAGTTCTGCAAAAGATTTAATACTAGTTGCTTCTCTAACAGTATAGGCTCTAGGTAACGGCTGTCCTTTTTCAATATTTCACCCTTCTTGATTAAATTGCTGTCTATAAGCTTCATATAATCCTTCTTGTTTTTTATAGGCTTCAGAATTTACATCAGCTCCTGCAGCAGTAAATACGTCAAAACGTTTATCCTTTTTAAAGTCATATACTAATTCATCATCTGAATTTAAACTATATGCTTCTCAGCATCCATCATGAATCATTTTTGCAATTAATAAGCCCATTCTATGATATACATCAGGAGCTCTATTGCAAACATATAACATATCAGAATTAAAGTTCTTAATACCATTACGAGATTGACTGAGTTCTTTTTGAACTATGTCGGCGTCCATGTTAGCCATACCAAAGTCTGCATTTAAAGCTTCAACTTTTGTTAAAGTAGCAATACGCTTCGGACTATCTTTAAAGATAATTCCTCAAGCCTTAGCTAAATCCTTTCCAGAAAATTGATCTTTTCCATAAGCATTTGTCATAGCTCTACTAATATGAATTCACATACCTTGCATCATTTCTCGAAGTCCAGATCTTAAGTTAAGACCTAAAGCAGTAGCCGTAGTAAATTTTTTAATTGCAGCTAAAGTTTTATAAACAGGTTGTAAACCTTTATCCATAATAGGTTTATTATAGATATTAACTGTTAGATATTTATCAAGAAATTCAAGTAAGTTTTCTGCTTCTTGTCCATACATTGCTTGATTATACTGTAATGCTATTTTAATTCCTTGAATTTGAGGAATAATATCATTATATTCTGCTTCTGCAACATATGCATGAATATAGCTTCTTAATAAATCTTCGAGTTGAGTTTCAAGACTATTTATCCCATGATTTGATATAATCTGCTCTCGAGTATCATTTCCAATTTTAAATTTATTGTATACTCTTTGTGCATCTTTGGCAAGATCAAAATCCTTCATTTGTTCTTCAAATAGTCTTAACATATTAGTAACTTTTTGATACTCCATTTTAAGACCTTCTTTAAAACCTTTATTATGGAATTGAGATTTCATAGAACCAATAGCTACAGGAACTTGATAATAAGTTCCATCTTCTATTGCTTGTTGATAACGTCCAGGATTTCCTTCAAAACGAAGTTGGTTTACAATTTCTGTAAATGTTTTTATTAATGCTTTTTCTTCTTTAGCTAAAGAACTATCATTAACGTCTTTTAACATAAACTCTTTTGTAATATTACCATTTTCGTCTCTTCTAAATAGATTATCAAAATATTTTACTTCTCCACCTATTAAACGATTTTGATCTTTAAATTTATAAAATTCCTTAAATACTTTTCTAATCTTAGAATCCCAAGCTAATTCTTGTCGACGTATCTTAGTCTCTGTTACCGCAACTATTCGTCCAACTTCTTGAGCTGTTAATGAAGGTGCATTGTTAATACTTGTAATCTTTATTCCTGTATGAAAACTACCTGTTACACTAACTCATTTTGCAGGATCTGGTTCAATGTATACTTCATATCCTCTTACTTTATTAAGAGCTTTTCCAAGTAACATATAAGAAGTTTGTAAAGGATCATCAAAATTTCATTGTCCAGTGTGTATTGCTTTACGCAATCCCTGAGCATTATCAAGTTTCCTAAGTTCTTCCATTCTATTTTTTAGAAATTCTCCACCTTTAACAATATCATCAGCACTAAATGTAATAGCTCAATTTCCAATATGTTTTAGTTTTTCAGGACCACATATATCAGTGATTGTACTTACTACAGATTCAATAGTTGAACTAAAATTTGATCTCTTAAGATTTATAGGAACATTATGTATTCTACATAATTCTACAAAGTTATCATATAACTTATCAAAATATTGTTCTGAACCAGTTTGTTGCCAAATATTAATACTTTCAATTTTATTAATTCGATAGTTTTCATATTTAATAGCATCACTATTTAGTAATGCCATTACCTTAATTAAGTCAATATTTCCATTTGTTGCAGACATTATTTTATGTTCATCAACATCTCGATTAGCTATTGTTGAACCTAAAATATTTGTTCCCTTTTCAAGTTTAACTGTTTGATGAGTAACATTATTTGTAATAGATACTATTTCTAATACTTTATTTTTTGTAAATACTAATAAACCTGCGGAAATAAATGATGGATTATTTTCAAATTGCCATTCTCCTTCAATATATTTTTCAATATGCCTACGTAAAAAGTCTCCTTTATATGGATTATCTTTTGCAATATCACTAATATCCATTGATCCCTGTTGAACATTAATAATGTCCTGAGCAATATCAGCTAACTCATTTCCACGTCGTTCATTAATACTTCTTATATAATTCTCTAACTTTTTATCAAGCTCTTCTTCTGTTTGGGCATATTCTCATTTACTTTTTGCAGGATCTTTAGTTTTATATTCATTTCAGAATCTATATTTTCCATAGCCTGCTTCAGGGTCAGAAGAACTAATATATTGAACGATTTTTTCTTTATAAAACTTAAAGTTTGCGTTCTTTCTTTGAACTTTTGAAGATAGTTCATAATTAGGAAAGAACTTACTCATAGGTTCTTCAATAGTTTTAATAATATCAAATGAATCTGTTAAACGTCTAATAGGAATAATTTCTCTAACTCTATCATAATATTTTCCAATTGTATTAGATGGATTTACTATAATATTATCAGAATCAATGTATACACTCGATAAATTATCAATTTGAGATAAATTATCATTTCCTGAATTATCTTTTTTATAATCAATATCAAGTTTAACAGGAATAATTCCTACTGTAGCTACATTAATACCTTGTTGTTCTAACATAGCTTTATAGAAGTTTAACTGATATGCTGCACCTAATTTTTTAGTAGAAGCTCATACATTATTTAATAATGCATTTCTAGTTTCATCTCAAGCTCCTACTGCTTTTCGAGATACTTTAAAATCTCGAATATGAGCATTACCATTTTTATCTACAATTAATAAGTCAATTCTACCATTAATTGAATTTAATCCTGCTGCTTTATAAGGTTCAGCTATATCTTCAGAAACAATTGGTATTTCAGTAATGAATTTACAGTCTCTTCCAAATTTTTCTTTAGTGTCTTCTATAAAATCTCTTAATTGGTTTTGTAACAATGATACTTGCTCTTCATTTAATAATTTTGGAGTATATTCTATTTCAGGATTAATTACAGATTCAAAAAGTTTATGTACTTCTGTACCATAATCGGTTAGTTGAGTTCAACTCTTTTGTAGATCCTCCAAATATTTATCTGCTTCGTTCGAAGTCATGCCTTTTTTCATTAGTCTTTCTTTTTCTCTTTTCAGATACTCTTCAAGATTAAATTTTGTAACTAATACTTTAGCTAAATCAAAAGGATCTCCATAGGTTGTAAGGAACTTAGTAACACCCATTGATTTATCTAATTTTAGAGCAATTTCCTTTTCTCCGTCTTCATTTGTTATTTCAAACTCTGTAGCAAGTGATTTATATTTTTTTATAGCTTCACTTATTTTATCTACAGTGACTTGTTGTTGATCTACTTGTAGTGTTGCATCAACATTATCAACTACCATATTTTGAACGTAGTTGTCAAGAAACGTGTCCAACTCCATTTCGGAGTTGAACACTTTCTTTTCACCGTTTATCGTAATTTCGTATGTACAATTTCTTGCCATTATTTACAATCTTCTTTTATAATATCATCATTCATTAATTTATTCTTGACTGTAGCTACTTTTTGACTAAGTTTATAGTTTTCATGAATAAAACTATCATAGAATGGCATGATTTCTCCACTATTAATAATAGCTTTAAGTTCAGGATTAGCAATTGAAAGAATTTCATCTATAATTTCTAATTCTGCATCAGATTTAATATATCCATTATAATAGTCTGTAATCATAGTTGCTAAAACTTCTTCATCAAAGTCAGATCCTTTCTTATTTCTATAATAAGGATTTTGTCGCATTCTATTTCATAATTCAGTATCTTGTATATTACCTAAAGCTTTATAATAAAGTATCGGATATTTATCTTTAGCGTCTGCTAAGTATAGATGTGAGAATTCATGAATTAGAGTATCATCTGTAGCTCTATCAATATTAATATAAATTATTCCTTCTTTAATAAATCCTTTTGCATTTTTAGTTGCAGTGTCTTCATTAATTACATCCTGATCTGTTACTAATCTTATATTTTGTAAAGAATTTACATTTTTTACTAATTCTGTAATCTTAGTAGACATTGGAGTTTTTAAGTCATAGAATTTGGTTGGTCCATTGTCAAATAAAGTGAGTTGATTTGGATCAGTTCTAACAAAAGCTCCTGAATTAAAGATGATGTGTTTTAAAGTGTTAGATATAAGATTTTTAGAAGATGTATTAATGTTATCAAACTCATCTACTAATATATCATGTTCGCTTATTAGTTTATTAGTTATATTATATACTTTTTCATCTTCAAATAACTCTGCTACACTTTCAGCTGTACCTCATTCCTTATAATAGTCAAAATCAATATAAGAAACAACTTCTTCATTATTTTTATCTGCTTTTGTTTCTGCAACTTCAATAATTTTAGCAATTTTTAAAGCTTCTTCAACAGATATGTCTGTTTTAGGAATATTGAATCTTACTTGTCTATACTGTTCATTTCCATCAGATACTAATATTGGTTTAGTAGTGTCTGTAGTTGAATCATTATAATCTCTATCTAAAGAAGTGTTTTCTTCAGATTTAAATCCAATGGTTTCAACATTTTCATTTGCTGCATTAATAAGTACTGCTTCTGCTCTTTCTGCCATACTATCATTTGGATCTCGTTTTAGGAATGTATTAGCAAGTTCTTGTGGATTTTGTTGGTCAATTCAATTATTATAATCAACAACTCATAATGAATTATCTCCACTTGCTACTAAGTCCTCAAACAAACGAGTTAATGAAGCCTGTCCAAAACCATCTTTATTAACAATTAAGTTATATAAATAGAAGGCATTAACAGGATTTAGAGCTCCAAATTCAGGAATCGTAACTTTATTTAAACTATTAAAATCTCGTAAGATTTGTTCATAAAGAGCTTTAGTCTTTTGACTATTATCTATCTGCATCATATTAAATGGAAGTTTATAAAAACCTCTTTCCTTACCTTCTGAATCAGTTTTTAATCCAAAGCATAAATATTTAATAAATGCATTATCAGGTAATTTTTCTTTAAGTGTAGGAATAATATAATCCTCAATATACATTCTAAATGAATCAATATTATCCTTACTGTCTAGATTAATTATAAAGTTTTCATCTTTATTAATTAAAATAGAATTTTCTACCTTATATTTCTGATTAACTGGAACTTGAAAACTTAAATTTTTAGTTTTAATTCATGAATCAATTAAGAAATCATCAATATTATTTCTAGTTTGTCTAAATTCTTCTATAGATAACTTACTTCCTCTTTTAGGAGTAGTTTCATCTATAACAATAGATTCAACTTGATTTCTAACTGATAATCGATTAAGAACTTCATTATCAACACTTAGAATATTAAACATTTCTTTGAAGTGTGGAACACTAGCTATAACATCTAATATATTAAATGTAGTCTTAACTTTTTCATAGTTATCAATTTGTTGTAATCTGTATTCTTCATTAGCAGCAAACTTTAGTAGATTAAATTTCTCTCCAATTTCATCTTTAAACTTATCATTAATAAATGTTTCAATTCCCTTAATATAAGAATACTTTCCTCATTTATCTGTAGGAAGTCCTTGATTAATTTTTAATAATCTACCTAGAATTCTAATTTCTTCTGCACCTTTAGCTTTCTTCTTTAATGTTTTAAATAAAATTTCAGTTCTCTCATTTGCTTTTTTAATATCAGCTTCAGATGCATTTGGTTTATAAACTGCATATCTTGAAGGATCATCAATAGCTTGATCAATGAAATGAATTTTATTTTTTGGAATTGGATCTGTTCAAAGATTTGTATTATATTCCGATACAAGTTTAGTAACTTCTTCAGATACCATTAAATCTCCAATTCTTCTTAAGTCCTCTCCAAGCATTAAACTATATACATAAAGATCAACTCAATTAGAGTCTGCATTAATTTTCTTAAGAATTAACTCCTTAGCATTATCTGTTGCAGCATTCAGTAACTCTCCCATATCAAGAGATTTATCAGTTAATCTTCTTTGGAAGTCTATTAGCTGAATAATATTATTTGCAATATCTGCAGGAACTGCATATTTAGAAATTCATTCTGGATCATTTTCAAACATAGAAAAATCTACATTTGCCAATGTAATTAATTGTTCAACTCCATTGCGTTGGGAACCTTTAATAAACGAATATCTACTTAAAAGTTGTCTAGTTGTATCAAAATCTCTATTTACAATACTGTCATAGACTTGTTTAAATCTAGTATTATATAAGTTAGATAAGGCAAAGAAACTCTTTAATCCTGTAGCAACATTACCAATTACAGTTTTACCAACCATATTTTGAATTTGCATTAAATATTTACTAGCAGAATTATAAGGATTCATAATTTTTGCACTTTCTCCTAATACAGATTTACTTGCAAGTTCTTGCATGTGAGATGTTGTAATAGGCATTGTGAGGTTAATCTGATTTTTAGGACTTAATATTACATCAAATACACCATTTACAATTGCATTTCTTATAGCATCCTGTTTTAAGAATGGAGATATTTTTGGATCTTCTGCATTTGTAAGTAATTCTCCATTATTAGAAATAGAATAACCTAATATATAAACTTTATCAATATCATAATCAGACCCTTGCAGCCATGTCTGATTGGTTGGTACGTAGACCTCGTTTATGTCACTATCAGTAAATAGAACTACTTCCATTGGCATGAATGACTGCATTGACTGACAAGGAATTCGCGTACCTACAAATCTCAAACTTTGCTCAAATGCTTTATATTTTCTATCAGCGATCTTCATAATTCTATTACTGAATCTAATATTTTGATTATCACTTAACATTTGAATAAGCACTTGAGGATTTATAGATTTGTAATCTAAAATTTCTCTAGTTTTTACATCTCCAAAATCATCATAATATGATAAAGTAACATTATCTGATGTAAATTGATTTACAATTAAATTTTCATAATTAGATAATGTATAGTTATACTTATAGTTATTATAAATTCTAGAATTATTAATTTCAGAAAATCTTTCAAAGTTATCTACAATTACTAGATCGTGTGTATTTCCTGCAGTATCAGTATATTTATAGAACTTCTTACCTTCTGCAGATGCTACTTCTTTTCCATTGTAGTAAACAGAATTATCAACTATAGTAAAATCTCCATTTGGAGTTAAAGTATCTTTATATAAATTATTCAGATTTTGGTCTCCAATTTTTACATAAAGTTTTTTTCCAGTTCCATCAAATAATACTATATCATAAGATTCAGGATCAGGATTATCGTTGTTATAATAACCTTGAATTCTCTCTTTAAAGAACTCAGCTCCTCTTTGCTTAATTTTAGCTATAGAATCTCCTGGTAATAGACCTAATTGTTTAGCGTATAATTTACCCATAATAATCTGGGCAGGAATTACTTGTACAGATTCAGGTTGTACATATATACCTTTTCATTGGATCATCTTACCATCAGCTAAATCATTTAATAATTTTTGCTGAGATTTATGTAACGAGTTTTCTATAAAGTCAATATCGATTTCTCCCGCACTAGGAATTAATGTTCCTGCTGCTCTACGAATTAGAGCTATTCTCTCTGTAGTAATAATATTAACTCATTCTAGTTGCTCAGGGGTTAAATCTTTTTCAGGTTTTCCTTTAAGCCCAAGTTCCTTTTTAATATTAGATCTTAATTCATCATATAGAGATTCTACAGTAGTACTAGAGGTTCCATTAAGATAATGTAATGCACGAGTTATATCTCCTTCAAAAATACTATGTTTTTCTCCCTCAATAATAAATATTGTATCAGAACCTTTAAGATTTTTTGGACGTAAAGATAATCTTTGTGCATATCGTTTATCTAAGTTTTTATACCAATCGTATTTTGAATAATTGTCAATTTTAACAATATCATACATATCAGTAGTAACCTTTCCCATATATCCTTGATATAGTCTCTGTCCTTCCTCATTTAATAAAGGTTCTTCTCCATTAAACATCGGATCATTATAAACTACTAATGTGTCTTCAAAATCGATAGGATTTTCGTTAGTAAGTTCTGTAACAAATGGATTAACAAGATTTTCTCCATTACGAGTAACAAAAGGACCTTGCATTGCTTCATTAACAGTTAAATCTGCAAGGCGAGGATCTGTAGCTCTACCTACTTTTCTTACTAAATCTAAAAGTTCATCATAGCTATAGTTATATCCTCCTCAGTTAAAATACTGTTGTATTCCATATGATGGATTTAATACAGATGCAACACCATCATAATGACGTCTAATTGCATCTTTTACTAAAGAAGATGTAACTGTTGAGTTAAAGATACCATTAATAGTTCCTGCACTAAAAGGAATTTTATAATCAATTTTCTTTTCATTAAAACTTTGTTGCGCAAGTTTTATAAAAGATTGTGCGAGTCCTAAAGTATCTTTATTATTTGTTTGAAAAGCTTTAACTAAAGCTTTACCATAAATTTCATATAAGGCTTGTTGGTCTCCTGTTTCAAGAACTTCATGAATTTCTGCAATAGCATCATGACATAATTTACCAATTTCTTGATATACTTTTGTTGCTAAATCGTGTGTAAATCCATTTTGTTCAAGAGCACTAATCATCTGAGTCATTTCAGTAACTTCTGCTTCATCAAGTTCATGATCTGCATTCATCTGAACTCCTCCAAACTTAGTTGACATTGTAGTAAACCATAAATCAGAATCATTAGTTCAAATATCATCACCATTAACATTAGAAGCTCCTACTTTAATAGCAGATTTATTTACAAGATACCCAATCATATAATCCTTTAGATTATTATCATTAATAATATCATTAACAATATCTAAATTATTTTCTGATCAATATAATTGTTTCATGGTATCATTGTATTCCATTGATCATGCTCCACCAAATATTTGATCTAAATCATATATACTACTAATTTTAATATCTGTATCGAGTATACTATTTTCTCCAATTATATTACCAAATATATCGGTTTCAATACGTTCTACTTGAGCTACATTATTATTAATAACTACATGATTTATTTTCCAATAAGTTTGGTTATCAGGTTCTCTATAGAAGAGATTATCAAATACTTTGTCATAAACGATTGTTACACTAGGATCAAATAGTAAATTATGCATTTTTCTAAACATATTTTCTAACTTGATATCTGATCCCCATGATGTACGCCTATTAGCATTTGTAATCTCATATTCTGCTCATTTTAATAATTTAGGTAAACCATATTCTCCATTCATATCTGCTAAAATAGTCTTTTTATTTCTACCTACTTTAGCATCAATTAGTGATACATTTTGTTGTCTAGAAAAATACGGACTTGTAAATCCAGATCCGTCCATAGAATCAACACTATCAGTCATACCAGAAATATTTTGTACAGCAGCTCCAATATCTCCAACTACAGCCATTTTAACTTTTGGAGCAACTCCATTTTTTAATCCTTGTGCAAAGGAATGATGAGTAGCTCCATAAATAACCATACGTTTTACCTGAGAAATTCATCTGCTTGCAAAACTATGTTCAAGATATCCTTCTGTTGCAGAAACCTCTTTATTCTTATTTGGGTGAGCGTAAACTCCTCCAACCATCATTTTATTATATTCATTACTTAAAAATGAATCCATAATGAAATACGAATAAAGCATAGGATTTAATTTACCATCCTTATCATGTATTGTTACATAAGGAACTGTATATGATATTGGCTCATCATTTTCATCAACAGTTTCAATAGTTCTTTCAGAAATTCAGTTACTTCATTTTCTAGCAGAAAATGCCTTATATACATTTTTGTCAGAAGATATACTCTCTCAAGCTTTTGAACTATCTTCAAGAAATCTGTTTAATTGATAATTAATAAACTCATTAAATTGATTTCTTTCACTAAAGATATTATAAAGATTTTCAAGGGTTTCATTAAAGACATTTTTCTTAGTATATGGATCTTTAGATATATGAATTTCTTCAATAAATTCTAATCCATTGTCTCTAAATTTTTGCTTAATATCTGCAAGTTTTGTTTTTGCAATATATTCTTTTAGATCACTTATAGTCTTAAATTCTTTACCTATCGCTTGAGTATAGTCGTTTAAGATTTTATTAATTAAGTTCGTATACTGACTTTGATTTGTTTTAAATCAAATATTCATAATAGGTTCTAAATCAGATATATTCTTGCTAGAATAATATTTCTCTAAAACCTCCTTAAAGTTAATTGAACCTAGATCTTTAAAATCTCAATTTTGACTTAAATCGAATTGCATTACAAAATGTTTATTTTTATCTGAATAAACTGTTGATTGCAATCCAATTACTCCGTTTACCTTTCCACCCTGCTCAGAAACAGATTTACTTGAAGTTAATCCTTCAAAGAAATCATATACTATTGCAAGGTGCATTACTTCATCTTCAGTAAGATTACTCGATTGTTTAGTATAATCTCCAATAGTTACTTCTGCTCGAATCTTTGGATTTTTAATACGTTGAATATTATTAAATACAGCATTATCACTCATTACTGTATCAGATCCTCATCCAAGTTCATCATGTAAATATTGACTCATTTTCTTATGAGAATACGCTAAACAAACCATTTGATATAATGGTAAATTATTACCTTCCGCATTCTTAATAACATTAATTGTATCAGAACCATTAGTAACACTTAAGACTTTTGCCAAATCATTTGCTTGTCCAAAGAAACCATTTTTGCCTATATCAATAATTTGACCTGAGTTGGCACTATATAAAATACTACCTAATATTGGAGTTAATAATGTAATTTTATTTACATTTTTTTCTCTTGGGAACACTTGTTCTGCAACTTGATTAAAATCATCTGCTACTAAAAATGAAGCAAAATCCATAAGTAAATCGTCCATTAAAGTATCAGATATTATTCCTGCAGAATTAATTTCTCCAGTATCAGGATTATATTTTAAATTTAAAGTATTACTGCCTTCTGTAATACTAATATTAGTTCCAATAATATTAATATCATATTTTCCTAACTTATTTTGGAAGTTAGTTTTATTATCAATTCAGTAAGTACTTGCAGCTTTAATAATATCTGTAAGAAAATATCTCTGTATTTGTACAGGTCTATCAGTTAAATTCTTACCAGTTAATTCTCCAGTTAAGTTGTCTTTACCATAACTAATATAACTTGACAATACTGTCTTATTCATTAGATGTGTATACATTTGTTTAATTGGAGTAGCCATTTTATCTGAATAGATAAACTTAGCAATACCTCTTAACTTATTTTGTAAGTAAGTTGTATGTTCTGGTGCTACAGACTTAGTTGCTAGTGCATTTAAATATTTTCCAATAATTTTACTCATATCCATATTGCCCTCTTTAGCTATTTCGTCAACTATTTCAGGGTCAACACTTTCTTCCATGAATAACTTTACTTTACCCATAGCTGAATTAAACCCAGATAAAGTAATAGCTGTATTTTCTATAATAACACCATCTTCATTAACTTCAGGAAAATATGAAAGTAAAATTTTTGCGAGGTCACTGACGGATTCTTCAGCTCCCATAAATTCATTATTACTAAAACCAGTATAGTGTGTAACATTCGGACCATCATAATTATAACGTCCTACAGCATAAGTTGAACTATTTTTATATTCTGGTTTAATAGAAATAAATGGAGTATATAATCTCAATATATCATCAAAAGTTTTTAATGTTACATATGCATTATATGCATTAAAATATTTTTGATCTTGAGTAAGTCCTGCATTTTTAATGTAGGCTTCATATTCTTTTATAGTATCTTCAAATACATTAATAATAGATTTAGGTTCTGAGTCAATGCTAATAGGAGTTAGAGGTTTTCCCATGAACTCACTAATAATAGATAAAAGTTCTTGTTTATATTTAAAAATTCCAGTATTTAAATTGGAATAACTTCCTAAAGTAGCATTTGCATCTATAAAAGAATCAGAATTAATATCAAATACAGACATAGAAATAATCTTTTTTGCTGTATCGTCAATCATTTTATTATATTGTCTTGAATTATCAATATAATATTGTTGAGGTGAAGATCCTTCGGGAGGAAGTTCAATACCTAATCTACTACTAATCTTTTTAGGTTCAGATACAGGTGTTGGAGCGGAGTCTGTATAGACTCCACTCACAAACATATTAAACACCTCATCTGGATTTGTAAAATGCTCATTTATGAACACTTTAAACGCATTTAAATCTGGTGAATCACCTCTAAGTAAGTTCTTCAGTAATGGATAATATGCTGAAGAATATCCACATTTAACACTCATTATTTTCTAATTTTGCTATTAAGTATTTCTGTACATTTTCTCTTAACTCATTGAGAGTTTCATTTGTACTAACTTCGTTATAATATGTACTTGCTATAGTTTCAGTTACTTCTGTATTTTGCATTAGAGCTTTAAGGTACATTAAAATATTAGGACTTGATTTATATAGATCCTTTGCAGAATTTAAATAATCTCTAAGTTCTACATATTCATTCATTGTATTAAACTCTCTAATTGAGTAAACTCCATCTTTATTTTCAAGTACAAAATTCTTTGAATTATTGTTCAAAGATACTAAAAATGGTACAAATTTCAAATTATTTCTAGAGATAATTGTAACATCATCTGGATTCTCTCCATAAGCTTGTTTAAATAAATTTTTAAGCATAGGAGTAAGATCATCCTTTATTTCCTTCATTACAATTTCAGGATTACTAGAGTCTCCAACAATTTGAATTATTGTATAATTTGGAGTAGTAACTTTATTTAATATTTCATTATTAACATCATTAACTGTTGATTCTAATAAGTCTATATTTGTAATTTGTTTGTTTACTCCAAACTGTTTAAACGCCTCATTAATTTTATTAATCTTTTGACGTTGTAAATCCTCTTGAATAGCTCTTTCAGGATTAACTTGAATCTTGTCATAATCTATAATAAAATCGTTTCCTATTAAATTAGAAGCATTTGTAGAATATAGTTTATTTGCAGTATCAACTTCATAGTAGAATTGAGATCCTGGAACTACTTTAACTGCATCATCAAATACATAAATACCTTGCTTAAAGTTTGGATTGTTTTCAATATGTTCTTGAAGTTTTTCAGTTTTTCCAACAAAGTCTGCAAAGATATTATATATCATAAATGATGGATCATTAAATTCAAATTTACCAACTCTACTAATATATCCTGTTTGCATTAACATTTGATTAGGATCAAAAGATCCAAATTCAGTGTTTAATAAAGAATCAAAATCAGAATAAGTTTTTCCATTAACAACATATTGACCATTCTCCATAGTTACTATTCTCTCAGTAACATTTCCTCTATCAGCTTGAGCTACTTTATCTTCATAAGTAACTCTAATTGCATTAGTATATCCTGATTGTGTATTTAGTAATGCTCCTAATCTAAATAATATAGTACTCTTATAAGGAGAAAAATATGCAAGTGAAATTAATTGTCCAGCTCTTTCTCTATTAAGATTATTTCTAACTTTAACATTTTTGTCTCCTGCTTTTCTTTGTGCATTAAATAAATTAACATTATTAATTGCAGTATGAATTATATTATCTAAAGAAGCAACACTATTTATTCCTATTAATCGAATTCTAGGATCATTTTGAACAGTATTTAAAATAGTTCCATCTTCTGCTACTTGTGCTTTTAAGTGAGCTTCAAATTCCTTTTGACTGACTAATGGATCAGCAGAGAATAACATAAATGTATTTCCTCTATTCTGATACATAAACGCATAGTTTCTTGAATCTGCTTCAAATGTATTTCCTACTCATTTAATATGATCTTGCCAGTCTGACTTACGTACTACTAAAGATACTAATTTTCCATAAGAAGAGAATAAACCTCCTTTATTTAAAGTACTTGTATTAAAATTAGATACATCAACAGTTGTTAATTCTCCTTCTCTTGTAAACTTAGCATAACTTCCAATTGTAAAATCTCCTGTATATATTCCAAATCTTGGAGTTGTAAACAATAGAGGAATTTGTGCTGTTTTATCTTTTATCTGAATTTTTGCTACTAATAATCCTCTTCGCCCATTATCATATGGAACTACTTCAAAAATAGGTTTAGTTTTTAGTGCAGTTTCTAGTTCACTAAAAGCACGACCCATAGCTCTATCTTTATTTAAAGCTTGTCCTAATCGTACAATTTCTCTTGGATTTTTATAATATCCATATTTAAAATAAGCAGCAATTAAATTTAAAGCTCTAATATATTTAGGAGCTGCAAGTTTACCTTTTATTCCTAATATATTAAATAAAGAAGATTCTGTAGCTTGATCATAATTTCATAAATTATTTAAATAGAAATCTGCAATATCATTCCATTTAGAAATATTTAAAGGATTATCTGTTATTCCTATATTCTGAGGAACTTCTTCAAGTATATCTACAGGAGGAGTAACAGATTGTTCAACATTAGGAGCATGTACTGGATTTTGATCTGTAACAGGAGGTTGTTCTCCAGTATTACTATTGAATGTTTGTTTGCTTTGTGCTTCAGCTACAGTATTTTTAGTCTCTGGTTCTACAGAAGCTTGTCTAACTGGTTCCTTAGGAGATTCACTAACTATTTCTGCTTCTGGTGTAGGTTCTACTCTTGGCTTAATATTTTGTTCTGAAGTTGGTATAACAGGTTCAGCTACAATTGGATTTGGATTTACTTCTTCATAATCAATAGATTCAGGACTATTCTCTAATAACTTAGTTCTTCAGTCTTTGAAATCACTAATTTGTTCAGGAGATACTTCAATACTTCCTGCACTAGTCATATCATTAATTGTGTTTAACTTTAAATCTAGACTAATCCCGTTATCTACAATAATTGTACCTTTTGTAGAACGTTGAGTTAATGTATATAAATCCTTAAGAGTTAAATAGTGTTTTCCACTCGTATCTTTCCAACTCTTGTCTATGATTGCAAATTCAAATTCATCACCTTGAACGCTATCTAATCCTACCACTTTAACATTATTAATAGCGGTATATTTAGCAGGATTATCAGTTATAATTGCAATATCACTAGATAATTTAGATAACTTTTCTACTATTTTAGGTACTTCATCTGAACTATTAATAAATTTCTCTCCACCAAACGTTTCAGTAGTTTCAAAATATTTAAGTTTAATACTATTTTCAGATAATATCTGTTTTGTTAGTAAATCAATCTCACTTTCAAGCATACTTGGATTATCATAGTATTTATCTCAAGTTTGATCTAATATGCTATTTAAAATAGTATAGTTATCATATTTTGCAATATTATTTGGACGTAATGGAGCAGTTAAATTTGGAGTACGTGTAAAATAAGTATCTTCAATTCCTAAATTTCTCCTTGCATTTTCATAGAAAATATAAGCTGAATTTTGTTTATAATCTCCTAATCCAACAATTAAAATATTATTTTTATTTGCTCATCTTGTAATTAATTCAAGATCGATTTTAGAAAACTGACTAATTTCATCAATAAATATGATTCTATTCTCAGTTTCTGCAAACATTGTAGCTGGATTTAATTTTAAATCCTTAAGAGTATATGTAGGTATTTCATCACTTCCAACAATTTTATTAATATCTGATTCAGAAATTTGTTTTCCCAGAATCTGTTCAATTAATTCTGCTTTCGTATATGATAAACCGTCATGCTCAATTGCTGCAGATAATCGATCTGTTTGTTTTCTTGTTGGAGCTACAGTTACAATTTTATATGCAGGCATCATTTTACGTAGCACATAAGCTACACCTTGTGTTTTACCTGTACCTGCTCCTCCAAATGTTGCAATAAAGTTTAATAACTGACTTTTATTCTGTATATAGCTATCATCTGATGTAGCTTTTGCTTTTGCAGATAAATATTTAACAAATTCATTAAATAAATCTTTTCTTTCAGATGTTGCGTGTATTAATCTAATTGCATATTCTTGAGAAAAAATTGGAGCTTTATTAAATGATTCATCAGTAATAACAGTTTTTAAGTTGTTATAGAAATTTGCAGAAGGATATGCAATTAAAGATAATAAATAAACTGCCTGATCATAATCAGTAATCGCTTCAGTATCTCTAGCAAGCTTAGTAGGTCTTGCTGTAATTAAAGAAGTTGGTTCGAATAGTGAAGTGATGCGGTCAACTATTTCGCTATTAGATAATTTTTGATCATCTATAAGTTGATAGATTTTAGTTTCTAATCTAATAGAAGCCTCTTCAAATTCTTTAAAATTACTCTCCTTAATTTTTCCTGATGGAAAATCTGATTCAGCAATTAATTGGTTAAGATCTAAGTTAAATAATGATGCAAACTTATCTTTGATTACAGAATTTTCATTATTAAGTAACAGATTTGTAAATCTCTGTCTCATATTAATAGCAATATCTTTCTGTTCTCTAATTTTTTGTGCATTATTATTTTCTGCAATATTTATTAATGTATCAAGTCTAACTTTAATTGCTTTAAGATCTGAAGACATATTAACTGCAGTTTCTGTATCAATTTCTGCAAGCAGATCTTTAGCTAATTTTTTCTTGAACTTATTAATTTGAGTGTTATATCCTCCATCTATAGAAGCAATAACAAGAGAATTTAAAATATCAATAAATCTACTGGTTTCTTTAAGTCTAGTTAAAGCATCCTTATTATTAATAATATAATCCTCTAATGAATCACTATTAAGGTAACTATTATACTCTTTTACAATCAAATTAACAATATTTTGACTAATTCCATTAGTAGATACTGCAAATTTTTCTAATAACTCATATGCAGGGGATACCTTAATTTCAGATTTAAGATCTGAAACCTCATTAATAAAATCAATAAACGTTCTTCCAGATATTCTCGGAATAATTCCAGCTAATATTTCATCTGCACTTTGTCCTAAAAAGTCTGATAAATTTACTAATCCATCACTTTGTAAAAGATTTTGATATGCAGTTTTAATTTGATTTATATCTCCTTTTGATACAATATCTTGAAAAACAGCTAAGTCATTTGCAATTCCAAGAGTCATTGACTCATATCCTACACTATCACCTTCTGTTCTTTCTATATATGTATTAATAGCTTTTTCTCAATTAGCTGCAGCAATTCCTTCAGTAAATCCATTTACATAAAAATAACTCTTCATTAATGCAACAAGGTCTACATCTGTTACATCAGTATATAAAGAATTGGTCTTTAAATAGTTTAAGAAGTCAATATAGCTATTTGCATATGTATTTAAGGCAGCTTCATTATCAGCTATAAATGTATCTGGTCTAGCTAATACTTTTCTACCTTCTTCACTCAGCTCCTGAGTTAATCCAAATTCATGTCTTTTAACTAAGAAATCTTTGTAGTTTTCAGTTAATTGTAATTTAGTTTGAAGTTCAGATACTTCTTCATTAATTTCAACTCCTTCGGGAAGTTTAGAAATAGCTTCATCTATTTGTGCCTTTAGATTAGCAATTTCTTTATCAATGTTTTTAATACGATTAGTTTGAATAGTTTCACCTGGAGCATAAGCTTTACTTAAGTCTACAGTTTTTTGAGATACAGCTACTAAATCTTGGGCAATAGATTCATTTAGACTATTAAATAAATCATACGCAGCAAACACCTTTGTTTTCTCAGTTGATTTAGAATATTTTTCATATTCTTCTTTAATCACAACTTTTTCATCAGATGTTAATTGATCGAAGTCTTTCTGATATCGAACTTTGGTAAAATTATGAATACCTAAGTCATCAACAAAAGCAGTTGCTAATGCAGGAGTAGCTGCAAATCTTGCTTGCCCAAAATAATAGTCATTAAGTTCTCCAGAGACTATTTTATCACGTCTTGCTCTTAAATCATCAAGTTTTGCTTTTAGTCTTTGAAATTCTACATCATTTTGAGCTGCTGCTATTTTGTTATCCACATCTTTAGGAGTTTTAGGCTCAAGTTCAGTAGGAGTAATCTTAGATTCTAAAGCTACTTTAGTTTTTAAGATATCTTCTGTAAGATCATTCCAATCAGAGAATATTTTACTATAAACTCCAGTTTCAATTAACTGATTTTTAAGGCTTTCTCTCTGAATATTCTTAGCTAAATTTTCAGTTACATTAATACCAGTCATAGCTGATAATGCTTGTAACTCTTCATCAGAAATGTTTAGTCCCTCTTCATTGATAATACTATCAATCCTATCGATGTAACTATTAATTTGGTTATAAATAATATCGTTCTGAGATTCTCCTTCTTTTGCAGATTCGTAATTAATTTTATATCCGTCAGGATCTTTAATAAGTTCAAACGATTTACCTGAAAGATTTCTACTTCCAAGAGCTCCTTTATCACGTAATCTTGTTAATTCTCTTTTTAAATCAGAGGTTTTGCCATTTCTTATTAAGTATATAATTTCTTGTAAAGAATCATTAGGTTTTTGAATTGCCTCATCATTTATAGAATTAATTCTTGAATCTCATTTTTCATGTAAACTAAATACAGCACCACCAATAGCACCTCCCATAAATGCAGAAGTATAACGTGCAAACGCTTCTTCTGTACTTATACCAAAATCGAGTTGTTTATCCTCATCAATAATACCCAGTGCGTTTAAAGCTGAATAAAATCCTTTTATTATGTCGGATGAAACCTCTTCCATTACTTCTTCAGAACCTTCATTGAAACTATCATATAAAATATTTCCAGGTTTCATTTTGGATATTCGCTGCTGAATTTGGTTTTTAGTTTTCATTACCCAATTTGCAGCAGCTTTGGGAGAAACAACTCCTTTGTTGATGTTTTCATTAGTTACTTTTTCAGCAACGTCTTTAATAACTCCTTTTACAGATGTACGGTCGAGATATGTACCTTTAAACCAAAAATCTTTAAAATAGTCATTATTCATTAATGTAAACATTGCTCCCATTACAGATAACATTCCTAATCCTGCAACTCTATCAGATGCTCCAGCTTGCTTAAACGCATCATAGGCATCTGTAGAAGAGGTTCCTGCCATATAAGCTAAAGATAAAGCTCTACCTCATTTAATTGTATTTTCACTAACATTTTCTTTACCTACTATTCACTTCGGTATTTGCCCAATTACTCTTTGTTGAAATAATTGTCTTGAGCTATCTTCAACTAATTTTCCAATATTTTCTACGTTTCAGAAACTATTTCTTCCATAATCAGAAACACTTCCATCAAATCTAGAAAGCCAAGCTTGAATATCGGTAGCAGTTTGTGCTGATTTAGAGTTAGTTAAATCTCCCTTAGCAATACCTTCGATACTTCTAAATAATACTGGGAATAATTTTCCTATTTCAACAGCAGCTGTCATACCACCATATACTTGTCCAACATATGGAATAAGCATTGGACCTACTTTAAATAAAACCTTTGCTAAGGTACCTCCAACACTTTTATCTAATCCATCTGAATCAAAGAAATCATATTTATTCCATTTACTTCCATCAACAGTTAATGTATCAGAGATATGTAAAATATCTTTCCCTGTAAGTGGTCTATTTCCTAATGTTTCATAAAATGGATCTCCCTCACTATTAAATTTTAAATCTCCTGCTTTATGTGAAACAGTTCTTCCATTTACTTCATGAGTTCCATCTTCATCTCATTGAGCTAATACAAGTGTAGGACGAGCTATAGCACCTAGTCCACCTCATTCATTAGGTGTTCAATCCTCAAACTTACCAGTATCATAATTAAATATCTTATTGGTTTGAGCTACTTCACGTATAGACATAGTTGGACCAGAAGTTTCATATAGATTAACTATACCTCGACTTCTTCTTTCAGGATTAGAGAATTTAACTAATCTTGAACTAACATCCAGTACATCACCGCCGAGAGGTGCAAAATAATCTGCAGGATCATATGTAAATGAATCCATAGCAGTACTTGCTAAATTAGCTTCATCTGCACGATTATATAAGTCTAAAACGTCTTTATAATATGTGTCGAATTTTTGATTATCAAATTCTCCTCTATCGTTTTTAAACGCCTCTTGTATTTCTGGTATACCTTTATAATATTCTCTATCTTTAACATTAGAGTTATCAGGAGTTATTCCTAAATTAACTAACTCTTGAACACTTTTGTCTGGCTGAAAAAATAGTGCCGCCAGCCAATCATTTTTCTTCTGATCCATCATACTTTAAAAATTAGCTTTTATGCTTTGTTGTTGTTTTTTCAGATTTGCCTGATTATATATATCTCTATATTCACTAGCACTTCCAATTTCATGATTAGATGCAACAGTTGCAAGTTTAGAATCATGCATAGGCATAAATATCATTCCTTTATACATTGAATTTTTATTGCCATGAAATATTTTTCCAAAGAAGCCTGGCTTAAAGTTATCAACCTTTTTGTCTGATTTCTTTACTACATCTCCTCCATAATTTACATAAGTTGAATAGATATTAAATATTCTATCTTTATCTGGTCCATCAACATGTCATAACCAAGGAGAATTACTATCAAAGTCAATAGCTTTATCACTAGCATAGCCTGATAATCCAAAAAATACCATCATATCTTCAGGTCTGAATTTTCATCTATTAGTTTCAGTATCAAACTCTAAGTCTAGATCATATTCATGTAATTTTTCTATCATTCTTTGTCTAGATACATTAGGATTATCTTCAATTCATTCCTCAAATTTTGTATATCGATCATATGCATCTAAGTCAGGCTTATAAACTCCCATTTGTTCTGCATCTCGATCTTTTGGAAGTCACATTCTACTAAGTGAACTAGAACCATCTCAAACAATTCTATTTAAATCAATATCTGATATTCTTTGATCTCCAAAGAAAATAGAATTTTTATCAATAAGATTACCAACTTGAGCTTCATCTAATACAGTTTTCATTGTATTTTGAGTTACTTGCTTTTCGTTTTTATCTAACATTGGATAATCTCTAGTTACAACCTCTAATCCTCCTTTAGCCGTTGAGGTCGATAAAACTGCAACTTTAGGATCTACTACTCTACCTGCAGCAACAGTTTCTAAATAACTTCTATTAACATCCTTATCAGTTCCTCCAGAACTTCCATTACCTGCTTTAGATGCAGTTGAATCATAATCTAAAGCTTGTGTATTTTCTACACTATGATTTGTATGTTCAACTACAGCAATTTGTAGTAATCGTTTTACATCTTCAGGATTACTTGGATTAAAACCTTCAGCAGCTGCTTGAGCTCTTAAGGCATTTTTCATATTTTGTGGAAGGGTCTTATATAAATAATTAACAGCTAAATCAAGACTTTCTTTATCATGATATCCTTGATTAGATGTACTATTTGATTCTGTAACTTTATATATTCCGTCTGGACCATTAAATCCTAATAATTGTTCAAATCCTTTTTCAATTTTATTCTGATATTTAGAAGTATATCTATCAAACTGGTTTGAGGATTTATTAGTTCCGAACGCTCCAATAGTAGCTTTTACATAATCTACTATAGATTTCATTCCAACTGTATTAGATAAATCTGTAAGGATACTATTATTATATGCTAGTTCTGGACGTTCTTCTCGAAGATGAATTAATTGAGAGTTAGTTAATGCTTGATATTTTTGTGGATTTTTATAATAAGTATCTGCAGATATAGTCTTAATACTGCCATCTTTATTATATACATATAAGCTACCTTCATTACTAATTGCAACTTCAGACCCAGATCCTTCTTTAATAATTTGTTCTGATGCAGTTTCATGTAATTCGTTATTATGTTTAATTCTATTAGCTAAAGATTGCAATCTAATTAAATCAGACATATCATATTGATTACTCTGTCCAGATACAAATAACTCACCTAAGTTTTGAGATTTTCTTAAAAAACTGTTAGCTCTATCTAAGAAGTAATCCACATCATTAGGTAATCCATTCTCTTTAAGAACATTAATAATTTCTTTTTGAATAAGTTGTTCTTCTTTATTTTCACTTGTTTTAGAGGTCTGAGTAGCAGCTTGTGTAGGCTCTGCAGCATCTCTAAAAAAGGGGGTATAACTAATACCCCCGTTTTGATATCTCTTTATCCTCATATTTATGACATCATTTTTAGAAATAACTTAATAATGTTATTATTTAGTTCTCCAACAGCCTTATTGATAGCTTTTTGCTGGTCTAGATATTGTTGCTCATCTGTTTTACGTAAATATCTACCGCCAGATTTATAACTATAAGGTATAAATCTTTGAATAGGAATTTGCTCAGGATTAGTATAATTAATTAAATATGGTTTTGTATCTAATTTGTTTCCTCCAAGCCAAAATCTTCTTTGAGATTGCTGATAAGGATTAACTAAAGCCTCAATTCCATATTTACTTCTATTAGTAGCAATATCTCCAGAATATTTGTAATTTAAATAATCATCGATTTTCCAACCACTATATTCTGGATTTTTACCCTCATTCTGTTGCCAATTATAGAACTCATTAATTTTACTATTTCTAAAATTAGTAAGCCAATTACTGAAATCTCCAGCAGCCTTTTGTTGTGCTAATTGAGCTTGTAAAGCTTGTTTTTCATTTAGATCCTTGGCATAGTCTCCTCTTAACTGATAAATAAGATTCTTAACATTTTGAGTTTGTTGCGTAATCTTGTTAGCATCAGCCATATCTAACTGAGCTAAACCTTGTGCTCAACGGTTTCTATTCTCATTAGTTATCTGAGTTCTAATATTAGCGTATTGTTGTTTTTGAGCAAGTAACTTATCATTATATTGATCTATCATTTGAGAAAATTTAGCATCTCTTTCTCCTTCTAATTGATCAACATTCATATCTCTCATAAGTCTTTCTGCTAATACTTTATTTGGATCACTAGTCGATGTCTTATATTGACGCATACTTTTAATGCGATCATTATACATTCTATGCAACCCATTATCACTAAATCTAGAGTAAAACTCAGTAGGCATTTGTTGTTGAGAACCTATCATTCCTTTACGAATAGCATCTTTCATTTTTTGGGTAGTACGATTGATACCTATTGTAGAAGTAATAAAGTCTCCTATTCCCATTACCATATCAGGATTAATATTAAATCCTTTTCCTTTGCCATGTCCAAAAGCTGTATAATCAGAGTTATCTGTATTATATGAGGATCTGTTTAAATTAGACAAAGTTCTACTAGTAGAATCATTAAGTAATTCTTTTTTTGAATCTAACCTTCCTTTAAACCCAAGATTATTATTAATTTGAGCCATTTTAGCATCATTTAAAATTGAATTATACTGATTCCTCACTACAGTATTTTGAGGTGATTGAACAGCTTTATTTAAGCTTGTAGAAGCACGTTTAATAGGAGTTCCAACAACAGCAACTGGATCTACTTGTACATTAATCGGATTATGATTTTTATCTAGCATATAATCAGCTACACTAGTTCAATTTTGATCTATTGGAGTACTAAATGTAGGATACTTAGTACCAGGTTGTGCTTTTATAATTTTACCGCCTTTTTTATAAAATACTGGATTATTCTCTGGTTTATAATACCAGAGATGTTGTGGTTGATTACTAAATATTCCTAAGTTAGGAGCTAAGTTAGAATAGATTGGCATTGTAATAGGTCTCCGTTTTAGAGCTGTAACAGATGTAAACATTTCAGGTCCTCCGAAAAATCTTTGAACTTGAGAAGTTTGTTTATCTGCATAGTTCTTAAAATAAGGATTGCTTCTATTAGTTTTTGCATCTCTAGTAGCAGCAGTCTTATTCCAATTTCACCAACCCATATCATCTGGATTCCTATAAGTACTAGGAAGTTCATCATATTTAAATTGTCCTGTATTAAGTCCTTTACTCATTGAAGACTTCCAAGGTTTTTTCCAATTGAAATTTACATTAGAGGAACGTTTAATACCATATTCAGAAAGTAAGTCAGTAATATTATCTGTTTTAGCTTTACCTAACTTTCCAATAATTATTTCTTCTAACTTTTCAGTTTTTTGATTTTTTGGAAGTGAATTAACCGACTCAATCTCAGAACGACCTAATTTAATAGTAGGAAGATTTTTATTATTAGTTGGTTTTAAGGTAACCATATCAGAGTTTCCTCCTTTTAATTTTGCACTTCCTGTGTTACGTTTTAAATTAGCAAAACCTCTAACTCCATTTAATACAGTACGAACATCTTTAATAGTTCATTTACCATCTTGAATATTTTCTCATGCAGTTGCTAATCCAGATGCAGCACTTCCAAAACTAACTCCTCTAGTTGCTCACTTAACAGCATTTGCGACAGCCTTAGATTTCTTTAAAGCTTTAGCTATTTTTGCTGCCTTAGCTCCTGAGCCAATCCCAGGAAGTAAAGTAGCTGCATCTAATCCTAGATTAAGTGCTAAATTACTAACATCGCCTCAATCTAATCCATCTCTAGCAATATCTGCTCCAAAACCAGTTAATGAACCTACTGCACCAACTCCAGCTCCAGCAACATTGCCAAATCCTGGTACAAAAGTAGCACCTAAAGAAGCAGCATCTGCAACTAAAGCTGCAATTTCAGCTTTGTCAGCAGCAGTTAATTGTGTACCATCTCCAATAGTTTTTTCTTCTCCAGCAGCGCGAAGTTTTTTATCTGATTGTTGAATTGCTTGTTTACTAGCTTTTGCACTATTAACTCTATTTGCAGCAACTCCTCCAATTTGATATTTAATAACTCCTCCGTTTTTATTACTTGGAACTCTATAAGCTAAACCTAATTGTTCTAAGCCTTCAGGAGTAGTAATACTTCTTAGAGCAGAATTACCTCCTGTTCCTGAATATTGCTGTTGATACTTACCAAGCGTTTGAGTTTTAATTAAATCCTGAAATAATTGATATAAATCAGGATATTTTTGTCCAATAATTGGATTAAACTTAGCATGACGAGTACTAATTGTAGCTATATATGGATTTCTAATAATATCACTAATATATCCCTTAACTTCTGGATCTCTTAAGATTTCAGGATGTTGCTCAATATATTGTCCTAAACGAGAATCAATATTCCAATAATAATTTCTCATACTATCTTCAGATCCAGGTAAACGACTATTTAATGTATAGTTATCATTTCCTGGGTTTTCGTCATGAAAATAGTATAATTGAGTTTGAGGATTATAATACAATGTAGCTCTTGTTTGAGGATTTGAAGCATCTCCAGTACTTGCTACTTCTTTATATCCTCCAGTATTTCCTATAGTATAGTAACTATTAAAAGCAGTTGTAGGATTATTTTCATAGTAAGAATTAACTATATTTGGATCTAATTGCTCTTGTAAAGTATTATTATAATTAATTCTTTGTTTAGTTAAAGGATCAATATATACTCTTTCTGCTAAAGTTCTTAAAGGGTGTCCATAGGGATCAAACTGAGAAGAATCTTCAGGATTGTAATTAGGAAAATAATCATAAACTAAAGGATCACCTGCTTGTCTAACATAGTTACCAGTTAGATCTGCAGCATATCGATTTGGTTGAAAATACGGGGACCACATTGGATTACCTTCTGAATCAACAGAAGTACTAAACCATGGAGATCTAGAACGATTTTCATCCCAATATTGTTTAATAATTGAAGAATTACCAGCAGTTCTCTTATTATCTGCTACAAAATCTAAATACTTTTGAATTTTAGATAAACTATCTTGGTCATCACCCCTATATACTTTTCCATTAATAACAAATAAACCAGAGTCATCTGGAATATAATCCGCATAACTTCCATATTTTCTTTTAAATTCATTATTAAGTCATGCATCTCCAGTTCCAATATATGATAATAATTCTGGATTATTTATAGTTACATTCCCATTTGAATCAACGTTAAATAGGTTATGGTACTTATCATAATCTCATCCTGCTTTACTTCAGTTTTCTTTTGTTTTCTTAAGTTCTTCTTGTGCAGGATCTACTTCTTTTTGAGCTTGAACAGGTTTACTTCCTTCTAAAAAGATACCAATATCATCTAATGCCATAGCATCTTCATCCGTCCAATTTCCTTGTTCAAGCCTAGATATAATATCTTCTATGCCTTGCTCACCATATTTATTGTAAAAGTCTATATAAGCTTGCTTATCTAAATCATTATAGCCTTTAAATTGATCATTATCCCCATAACCTGCAATATCTTTTAGACTACGAAGTCTTCTAGTTGCTTTTAGATTATTAGCTCCATTTATATAAACTCTATTTCCATTTACTAATTCAAAATCTCCAGTATCTTTATTACGCTTATATTCCATAGTAATATCACTAGACCAATCTCTAATATTAATTGGATCTAATGCTTCTACTGGCTTTTTATATTGAAAATCCTTTAAAGCATGAACTGCATTTCTTGCAGTATTTTCTTTTCCCCTTCATAGATTTCCAAAACTTCTGCCAAGTCTACTTCGACGTTTACCTAAACGTTCTGCTTGATTATTAGTAACATCAAACTGTACTCCTTCTAATCTATCGGCACTAGAATCATATGATAAATTAGCACCTGATCTTAGAGCATCAGTTATTTTACTAAATTGATATGCAGTATCTTGATCTAATGTTTTTCCATAAGAAGACATCTGATTTAGAAAATCATCATCAACCTGATATTGATTACCATCTATAGTAAAAGTGCCGTATTTTTGAGTAGGAGTAGAACCGCCTTGTTGATATTTAATTACTTGTGCCATTTTATCACACTTACTTTATATATAAAAAGGGAGATTGATCATGTCAAATCTCCCTTTTATCTAATGATCATTAAATTACTTTTTGCCGAAAAACTTATTTTTCATTTCTCCGCTATTTTCTTTTTTAGCGCATTTCTTACGACCTACCATTTTTCCACCCTTTTTGAAAACTGGTTCTCCTTCAGGAGCTTGACCTACAGGACCTTGTGGTCCTTCGCTCATAGCTTGCTGTAAAAGAGCTAAGAAACCTTCGCAGACTTGAGCCATTGCTTGACAGTCTTGCGTCTGTAATGCTTGAGCTGCCATCTCTGCTAACATTTGTAGTGGATCTTGTCCACCTTGTGGACCAGCAGGTGCTGCAGGAGCAGGAGCGGGACCGCCTTCTTGATACTTTTTAACTTTCATAATTTAAATTATTTTAATTTTTATAGATATCTCATAACTCTATGATTGTCATATATTCATTTAATGCCCAAAGATAACACTTTAGTTCTTAATATCCAAATAAAATTACTAAAATTTTCATTTACACTAAATTTTTATGAAAACACTTGCTACATTAGCAATATTATATTATCTTTGTTCCACAACCCAAGAGTATAAAATGAGTCTATTTCATTCTCTTTGGAGATGCTAGATTAAACATGAGGCAATATAGGGTTATAAAAGATAGTTAATATCTTTTAAGGAGAGTAAGAAATTACTCTCCTTTTTCATTTTATCTATTTAGGAAGATTAACATATTCTGGCTTACGATTATCCTGTTTCTCTAATACTTTAAATATATACTTACCTAATTTCTTATAATCTTTATCAGACTTTGATTTATTAGCTCGTTTAGCCTTGATAATCAACGACCTAGTTTCAGATCTTGAGATAATTCTCTCACCACCAACTAAATCCATTTGAGGTTTTCCATCAGATCCAAGAATATACATTTTATCAATTTCTTTTTCATCTATATCCTCTTCAAAGTCTAATTCGTCTCCAATCTGAATTCCAGAATTAGCATTAACTTCTAATACATATTTAGTTCTTCCTTCTTCATCTTCAGGAGTAGAAATAATAGGTTCAGAACTATGAGCTTTACCTAATACTACATTATAAACTTCATCGTCTTGATTTATAAATACTAAATCAATATCGAATTCCATTTCCTCTGTATTAAATACTACTTGACCTTGATCTTCAGGCATTATAAATAACATACCTTCGTCATCATCCATAGATTCTACATTACCTAAACCTTGAGTTCTTTCTTCTTCAGTTTCCGCGATTAGAACTTTATATTCTTTATCTGCTATTTCTATTTTTACCTCTTTCATTATTTCACACTTTTAATTAGTCCACTTCTATCATCTGTATTCTTTAATAGTTCATGACAAACTAATTTTCCAGCTTCAATTGCAATTTCATTAGATGAATCTTCTTGATATGCTTTATATAAAGCTTCAAGTTTATCGGTAAACTCTTTTCTAAGTGTCCATTCTTCCTTTTCAATTTCTGCTGTCTGAACAATTCCTCCTTCAGATTGTGCTACTACAGGAATTCCTTTTTTAGTAATTTGATCTTTTAATTCTGGATTTACATTTTCTAAATGATGTTTATGTGCATGTAAATTTCCTTCAGGAATTAAATTCATCTTACCTCCAAGTTGGAATTTTTGTGTTTCTGTAGATTGTGTTGGTCGTTTCTGCAGGAATGCTCTAGCTTCGTCTAATTCAGGAAATTTCATTCCATTTTTAGCCAAAGAATACATATTATCTAATCCACTATAAGTATTAAAGTTTTTACTAGCAAGAGATTGACCTATTTGATTATTTAGTCGCTTTTTACCAGTATCTGTAATATCTAAAGTAGTATTTTGCATCCTTTTAGCTCTAGCTATAGCATTTTGACCTTTTCGATGAAATCCAAAGTCAAATAATCCAGCTTTTTTATTACTATATTTATCAATACTATTACTAATAAATTTCTTTGAACCACTATATTCGTTACTAATATCAGATGTATTATCTACTAACTTATCAATACGCTTTCCTCCAATACCATTAATTAAATTTAATGCAGCTCCAGCAGCCATTCCAATAGGGCCAAGCATACTTAGACCATCACTTACCATTCCTTGTATTTGAGAACCAGTACCTTCAACACGATCTTTAGTTCCTCCAATAAGATTTCCTATAGTCTTAGCTCCAGTATTAATCATTCCACCCATAGGATTAAATTGACTTACTACATTGTGTCCTATGTCTTTAACTCCAGACATTACTTGAGCAGTAGATCCAGTTTTCTCATTTCCCACAAGAGCTGTATTAAGATTTCCAATTAACTGGTCTCCCATTTGAAAGGCTCCTCCAAATTTGCCATTTAGATTATTTACTGTCTTAGCTCCACCAAATGTATTATTTTGTCAATTATTAACACTATTAACAGTATTCTGAGAAAATATACCTTTTGCATTTGAAAAAGGATTTTTATTAGTTAAATCAAATCCTGAGCTTTTAAAGTTTCCAATATCAGATTTGATCTTATTCGTAGAAGTATTCATAAATGTATTATAATCTCCTAATCTAAGACCAAGTTGTTTCATCATATCTAGATCGATAATATTTCCAATGCTAGCTCCTGTTTCCATTTTCTTTATTCTTTTATGCATAACTTTGAGTCATTAATGTTTGTAATGCAGTAATAATAACAAGTTTATCACCTTTATATTTAACTCTAATTCTTGCATATTTATCTCGAACTTTAGTTGCCTTTAATGGAGATTCAAAATCATTAGAGTTTGTTTGTTCATAATATATTGGTTGTACTTGGAAATACCAAGAATCTTCACTATAGTATATATTACCTAATCGTCTTCCATATTCTTTTATATTTAAACAATCTGCATGTACATTTAAGTAATATTCATTTCGAATTGGATCTCATGTAACTTCTGTTTTATATCCTTTAGATTCTTTATCTAAATAGATTTCTGGGAAATTAGCATTTGTAGATTCATTTTTATTAAAAGTTTTATTTCTATAAATAGCTCTTTTACTAAATTCATATACATCTCCAGTAATTTCTATTTCAATAGAATTTGGTTCAACATTATTAGATATTATTACTAAATTGTCAAATATTTTATGAATTCCTTTTGGTTCATTAACTATAAATTCAAACTCAAAAGGTTCCTGTTTATTATATCATTTAGTAGGTAATATTTGATTTGTTTCATCACTATCAAAATAATTTATCTCATCAATAATGTTACTTCTACCGTGTACGAAAATATTATATAATAGTGCCTTATTTCAATCATCTTGATATTTCAGCATGTCGAATTCTTTTAGCGCTTCATAAGGAATAATAGCTCCAGCTGTATACGACCGTTCAATTCCAAAAACAATACAATTACTCATAAGGTTTCCACTCTCATCTTCAGAAGGATTATCTTCTGATGAAGTTACAACATATGGAGTATATTTTACTTCAATAGTATAATATAAATAGCCTCTGTCTTCTTTTCTGTATAGATCTTTAAATTCTATTGAAAACGGAGCCGCATCCTTCTGTTCAAGATAATTAGCATAGATTATTTTCTGACGATCCTCTTCTGATTCAGCATCTATAGCATTTCCAACATTTTTATTTTTAATTTCAACCCAATTCTCACTTACTTCATCCATAAGCCAGGTTTCTTCATTTGCTTTGCATTCAATAAGTGAATCAGTTTTTATTTCATCTTCATCTCAGTAATATCCTTTTATAACAACACTATTAATATTATATCCATCATATCCATCAACTGTGAAAGTAAACTTTGAGTATTCTCTATCAGAAGTAACATATTTTCCAGTTCATTCTTCTCCTACCTTTACAAGATCATCAGTTTTTCGAAGATTATTACTTATTATACTAAATATTTTACTCTTAAGCAAATCAAAACTAAAATATGTATTATTTATATTTTCTGATAATAAAGGAACTCACGAATATCTAGTAACTCACATGCTACGTACTTCATTATAACATATATTCCAAATTTTATCATCATTATAAAAAGTGAACATAACATCATTTTTATAAGCATTAAAGTGAGTTTTAACATTTCTTGTTCCTAATGCTACTGTTTTTTCAAGTTCCTTAAGATTTATTTCATCATTAAGGAATCTTTGAATCGTAAAATCAGATATAAGTTCAAGACCTCTATCAGAAAATCTCCAAATTTTCTTAGCATATGTATCAACACCATATACTGCTCTAGGAGTTCTTATAATAGAGTCTTTTCATATAGAACCATACATATCAGATATAATTGTCATTTGCTTTTGTAATACTCCAGATCCATACATATGAATATTTTGCCCAGTAGTAGTTTGAATAAGAGCTTTTTCATTTATTGGAACAATAGCTATAGCGTGCTCAAATACAGTTAATAGATTTCCTCCTCAAGGAAGAATTTTTACTATACCTCCATATTGTCTATCTAAATCTTCATATGATAATCCTTGGAATACCTTATATGAGTTCTTAAAGTTTCCATCTACCTGAATATCACTAAACATTATACGAGTATCAAACTCGTCAACTTCATAAGGTACATCTATGTGCTTATAATTTCTTTTAAATCCTAGAGTAGTACTATATCCTCTATTATATAAGTTACTTTCTGGAATTTTAGCAGAAGATTTAGTAGACATACCTTGTATAGGATAAAATCCTCTTGGATTTCCCATTAATGCAATTTCTTCTGTATTAAACTCATCAATGCTTCTAAGAGAAATATTATTATTAGATAATCCTTTAAATGTTATTCAACTTCCAATAGCTACTGCATTAATATCTCCAATATTTATATCATCCCAGTTTTCAGTATTTCTAATACCTTTAAAATTATCTTTTCAAGTATTAAAATCTACTATTGTATCATTTGTAGGAACTGTTTGAGAAGTGAAATTTCTATGTAATCTAATGGTAGTTGTATAAGTAAAGCAATCCCCACGATATAATATTGGAATGACGCTTCAATTAAATTCTATAGAATTACCTTCTTCGTCTTTATAATTAGTAGTACAATCTGTAATATCCTTGTCTTTTATCATACTAGTATCTGTAGCATATCTATCAGATACTGCAAAGTAAGGAGAATTATCATCGATTCTTATTTGAAAATATTCCTTATTAAATGTTTCGGAGTAATCTTTTATATAAACATTATATAATGATGATTTACCAAGTAAAGTATTACATCCTACAAAATCAGTAAATACTCCTCTAACTAATTGAGCATCGCTTGATTCCATATCCTCTTTTCCAAAACAGGTTTGTTGTTTAATTTCTTCTTGCATTCCTGCTCTAGTACAAAAGATATTATCATTAATAATTTTCTGAGGAATATCCGAGTCTATATATAAAAGTTCGCTTGTTGTTTCTGCATTTGTACTTTCAACATTTGTTAAATCTAAGGTATAACTTCTTCCTGATGCGTTATATTGATTAAACTTGTATGCTTCTACTAATTTATATCTATCTGAGTTAAGTAGAGATTGCATTTGCTTATCACACTTAACATCTGCTGATAATAATCCTGAATAGCTACAATTGTTACTATATATAAGTTTTGAATCATAATCGTTAATCAATACCTTATTTTTATTTACAAAAGATTCTGTTACAAGCTTTGGATTTTGGCCTCCTTCAGAAAGATCAAGACAAGGAACTCCACTTACAGTGTCAACTCCTATAGATAACCCAGAGAATAAAAATGTTGGAATACGCTGTTGCCTAACAAAGTAGTATCCCTTAATATTCAGTTCTTTAAGTTTATTAATTACAAATTCAGGGATTCTAATTTTTAATCCCAATGGCTTCACAGATTTTCCGTCATGATCAATAATAGTCTTATCTTTAGTGAATCTAAATACTCCTCTTGTATTTTCTAAAGTTTCTAAAGATATAAAATCTTTATTTTCTATAGTTTCAGGATCTCTTAAGTCTATATTATAATCATAATTACATTTATTACTTGATATTATCTCTCTATTATCCCCCTTTTCTTTAAAATGATAAGTTGAAAGATTAAAATCAATACCTCTAAGATTATATACAGGAGATAAATGCTCATCATTATATATAAATACTACTCCTAGCCTATAAATCTCCCCAGGAAAATACCCAAGTCTATAATATATATTATATGGAGAATAGTATTCTGCAGCAGTAATATCTCCTTTATAAATTCCATATGTATCTGTAATATATCCTATATCATGTTCTTGACATTCTTCTACATTAATATATAACGCAAGATTACTTAAAATAGCAGAGTCTTCTTTAAGTTTTGAAACATTTGCAAAGAATAATCTATTTTGAACTTGTGCCTGACTTTTTACAGACTCTACATAGTTATATTGTATATTTAAATCTTCTGCAGTTATGTCTTCAAGTTCTTCAAATCCATTAATGGTTATTGTTTGATTGACATCAGTTATTTCATAAGTCTTTTTTATTTTATGAAAATCTGTTTTAGAAATACCATTTACATCACAACTTGTTCTACTATAATATATATTTATATAACTAAAAGACGTATCTATATTCTTAAGATAAAGTATTATAGATTTATCAGTACGTTCATCCATATAAGCTCCAACACAAGTCTTAGGATTTGATAAATCTCCTTTAAATACAGACACTATTCCTGATTCAGCAACAATATCAGTTTCATTATAGTCACTATCAGAATATTTTATATAAAATATATAATTCCCTCCTTTGAGAGTTCCAAAGTAATCTACATTTTTAAATTGAATCTTTGGAATTCTAGTAACGTTTCTAAATAACCTAGTTTGTTGATCTAATTCATTTTCTGTATATAAATTAGATTGTTTAATTTGGTTTCGATTTATAATTTTATATCTATTATTTTCTAATAACGCTACTCTAGTATTTATTATTCTAGGAGGATTTTTATCATCGTTGAATATTAAATTTGTACTTCCATCATAAGAACTTTGACATTCTATGTCTATAGGATTTTCTAGATCTAATTTTAATTGAGAATTACTTACTGTAAAATCATCAATCTGATCATCAGATTTTTTTAAATTACGTAAAGGATTATACTCTCAAGCAATATCTCCAGTATCCTTGTACTTTTTTACTTTCAGTTTTATATCCATTATTGCCCGTCATCATATATATTAGAAATAAACTCTCTTGCTACAGAACGCGTATTATTATCTATCTCTCTCATAAACAATTCTAAAGTAGCATCCATATTAGATCTTACTTGATCTGTAAACACCATACTTTTTATAGCATTAGTTAATTTCACTTTATTTGCATTCTCATTATACTCATGAATAAGATACAGGTCCCCACTTTTTATATTTGGCTGTCTTTCTAATTCATCTACTTTAATTCTTACATCACTATTCTTATTATCTATTAACCTTTGGAGTTCATATTTAAAAAATTCATCAGGAGTAACTATACAATTAAAATTGACATTTGTATTTGTAGATATCACATTATTGTCTGCAAAAGATACTCCATTAAATATTGAATCTATTTCATCTGGAATGTCAACTCCCTCATCCATGAAATATTTTCAATCATATGTTCCAGAAAGATTAATAGTTTTTATATATACTGGATTTATAAGAGATTCTCCATAGTTATATAAAGAATAATAAATTATATTATTTTTAGAAGACATACAATATCTTAAACAGTATATCATCATAAGATAGGAATACATACAAGTTTTAGAAATATAAGAAGCATCTTTCTCTGAAGGCGCCTTATTAGCACAGTAATATATACAAGGTCATGAATTTTTTGTTTCATATGACATTGCAAGACAGAAATTATTTGCAGATCCGTATCTGCCAAAGAAACCAGAATCTCCAGAATGGCTACTATCATTACTATATTTTGCATTATAGAAATTATATATATTAAATCCATAATCATCTGCATAACTTTTTGTACTAGTTGCAGAATGGCCATCTGGTTTTCAATCTGTTCTATGCCAATTAGTTCCACTTGAAATATTTAAATCTCCAAGAACACTAGGTCAGTTCTTTTCTGGAGTGAATTCTTCTGTATTCTCACCATAATACAACTTATTGTTTTCAAACCTAATAGTAAAAGGACCTACCTCTTTCCACCAGAAACACATTGATCATTTATCTCTTCCAGAACCGTCTTTTCTAAATTCTACATATTCAGGTCTATATTCTATTGTATGAGTATCGTCTTTATCTATAACTTTAGTTTTAGTTTTTCCAATAGGATGATATTCATATAAATATTTATCACTACTACTGATTTCTTTTACAATATTATATTCAGTATTTGTAACTGTAAAAGTATTAAACAAATCAAATGAAAAAGATCCATCTATTTTATTAAAGAGTAGTGTATAAGTATTGCCTTTAGAATCTATAGCCTTGCCATTGTTAACAGTAACGCCTTTAGAAGTGATTCATCTTCATAATCTACCGTCATCTCCATTTTGGTCTTTTGGAACAGATATAGTATATACTTCAGAGTTTCCTACCTTTTTAATAGAATATGTATTGCCTTGTTTAAATATAGTCTTAATTCCAATCTTAGAAGTATCATACGTTTCTCCAGGAGGTTCTGGATATACTAATTTAATTTCACTAAAATAGTCACTAGAATCAAATGAATAATTATTTATTTTTTCATCTTTTGAATCTTCATTACCTCTTCGTTTTAGAAAAGCAGTTTCTGTAAACGCATAATTACCTGAATTAAGTTCGAGTTTTATATAATCAGCAAAGTAATTTACAAGGTCTTGTCCTGTAATATCCTTAAAGTTATCTTTAACATAATATCACCTATTTACAAGTTCTGTGGCATAAATTCTATTTTCGGCAGGTTCTATATCTCCTCTAATAGGATTTCCAGATTCAATATTAATAACATAACGAAGACTTAGAAAGTATATATCCTCTTTATTAAAATTAACTTTTTTTATCTTAGGTTCTCCAGTTTGAGTAGTATCATACTCTGCTATGTCTTCATTATTTTCAGAAAAGGGTATATCTATAATAATAGTTCCATTACTTATTATATCAGAAACCGAAGTCCAATCAATAGCAGTATAGGGGTTGTCTGAATCTGAAGTAGAATATCTTTCTAACTTATATTCAAGGCTAACTCCAGGAAAACTTTCTCAAGAAGTAAGCATTGTTAGAGAATTATCTCCTACAAAATATTTAAAATAATTTCTTCCAAAGTGTATTTCATTAGGATCTATTGTTATAGGATCTCTAGAAATTGTTTGTGTAAATTGACTATATATTATATAATTTTTCTTACCTTCATTTTCAACTAATAATGCGGGAGTAATATATTTGTAGTTTCCAAGCGTTTTTGCCTCAATAGTATTAAATATTATAGACTGGAAATTATTATAAGATATTAATTGATTAGGCTCTAGACTTATTGGAGATAATTTACTTATATTTTTTTCATCTAAAGTATCATAATCATGTAAAAAATATACTAAATTATTTTGAATCTTATCTAAATCTCCATCAGCATAATTTACAAGATTCCAATAAGTTTGTACTCTAAGATCTCCGCCTGGATAAACTTTTATAGCATTTGAATCACTATTATCTACATATATCTTACTTTTATCAAAATATATATTAAATTGTTCTGGAACCGTAATACTAAACTTTACAGCAAGCCAACCAGGAATATCCCAAGATACAGGAATCCAATCACTTCTATTAGTTGTGGATTTATCGACTTGTAATTCAAGAAGCCCATCTATATTATACAATTTATTTTCATCTGTAAGAATATAAGGAACTAAGTGTCTATAGTATTTATTGTTTAACTGTTCAAGTGCTTCCTTAAAGGAATATTCATCTAAATTTTCATATATAAGAAGATACTTATCTCCTGGATTTAAATAAAAATTAGAATCTTTACTAAGAAGTATGATTTTAGTTTCACCTTCTAAATCTTTATATAAAGATGTTTTATCAATAATAATATCCTCAATTGTAGCATCCTTATTATCTACAATTGGGGTAAAGATTGTTTGTTGTGATGGAAAACTTCCAATTTCTACTTTGTCGTCAATTGGATTATATGAAATAATATATAATACTCCTTGGTGTTCTTTCATTCCAACAGGAACAAAACCATTACTCAAAGCTCCATTTTTAAACCCATAATTACCCATATCGTTTTGTAAGGCAAATTCATTACCATTATAAGTAATTAAAGTGCCGTTTAAACAATCAGTCATTACAGTATTTGGAACCATTAATGGTTCTATATCCTTTATCATTCCTCCATTAAACTGATTTATTTGATTTAATTTGTTCTTCATAGTTATTATGTAGTTATTGCTGCAGAAGGAATCTTAACTTCTCCAGATGCAGATATAGTAATTTGAGTATCTCCACTTCCTAAAGTTGCAGAACCGTCTTCATATACAACTAAAGGCCCAAACTTACAAAAAGTATCATAGTTATTAATATTATATAGATTGCCTCTCTTCAAACTACATTTGCCTGTATTTTCGATACTAATTCAATTTTCTTGAGCATCGTTTATTCCAACGAATGATGTTCCTAAAGCAGATATTTTAAGATAACTCTTTTGTTCAGCACTATTGTATAGGCATATAGTTGGGTTATTTAAATAACAGTTATCACTATAAATCCCTATTCCAGAAGGATTTAGTATATCGTCTGATATTACAGATAAATTTCCAATAACTGTATTACTAGTTTGATAAAAACCGATAGATTCAGGATTAGTTTCTAGTATAATATTATAATACTCTGAAGTTTCTTCAGGCTCTTGATAATATTGTACATTAATTGAGGTAAACGGTTGTTCTTCAGTATCTGAAGTTAGATTCTCAGCTTCTGAATATGCATACAACCCAATAGATTCTGAAGAAAGAGCTAGAAAGCTTGCTTTATCTGAAATGTATGTAGTATGTACATATATTTCGTCATTATTAATACCTGTGACTATGAACTTTGCACTAATATTCTCAATCTCCTCAGATGTATCTTTTTTGTATTCATTTATAATTAATTCTCCCTCTGTACCAGGAGTAACAAATCCTGAATCTATATATAATTTTAAAACAACACCATTAAATGTAGATTTATCTTCCTCTGGAATAATGTAAATTTTTGTTATAATCTCATTGTATAGATTAGATGAACGTGCAATATTTTCTGCACTTTCAGTAATTTCTATATCTTCTGTATCTTCTGTAATTTCTTCAGGATCTATATAATAATTATCTGCAACAGATAATGGTATGCACGAAATATTCTTTCAAGATTCAATGTTTATTGGCTCCCAATAAAAAGATTCTGATAAAAGTTGTTTATCAAAATCTAATTGATGAGAGGTATATGTTGATGGAGTTTGTCAATTATAACTTGTATTTACAGATTTTACAAGATCTTTAGCAAACTCAACGAATGTAGTCTTACTAGTATTTATTCCTTTTACAGAATATAATTTATATAGAAGCTGTAAAATATTTATTCCAAGATCATATAGATTTCCATCAATATCTAGCTCGCTTGCTGTAACACTTATATTTCCTCCAATTGAGATATTTCCAGAAAGAGTTTCAAAACTAAGTTTTTTAATATTAGCATTACTACAAACTACTGTATTACATGTAACTTTCCCATCTTCAGCTATAAATTTTCCATCTGTAGTTTCTAATGTATTAAAAGAGATGTTCTGTTTATTTAATAATGCTTGAATATCATTTCAACTATGCCCATCAATAAACTGTGCATTAAGATTACTTATAACTTCTGAACTACTTAATTTAAATGGAGGGGTTCCATTAAATATTACAGTATTATCAAATATTATATTCCCTTCAAGAGAAGCATCTGAATTTTGAGAATCACTAAAACTAAAATAACTATTATCTAATGTATAATAAATTCCTCCGTTTAATGCAAAGATTATTTTTCTATCTCCAGGATATTCATACTGCCCTGTCTCATATAATAATATATCGTCTACAATTATAATTTTAGACTCTATAGATTCTTCGTCTTCATCATCAGTTGTTTCTTTATCATAATTTAACTTATAATATTTATCTCCAACTTTTACTCTTATTACCCCACTAGTTTCAAAAACTAAATTTCTTCTAGGAGACCCTATTATTTCTTCTTTTGCCATATTAAATCATTATTATTTTATTTTTTACATCTCTATATGCTATATATTCAAAGTTTCTTGTTGTGATTTCACTTTTTAAAAATGTCCATCCAACATCAATTGGATAGTATAATTTAAAGAAATGTGTTCTAGATCTATCTAAATAACACTCTTCTTGTATTTTATATAACTTCAAATCTCTAAACTTTATTTTAGATCTACGCTTTGAAGTTATCTGAGTTTTATAAAATTCTCACTCAGCTTCAGTTAGACCGAAATAGTACGCTCCGTTATATACTTCTTGAGCGTACTTATATTTCAGTCTTAATTTAATACGATGTTTAATATTATTATATCTAACTCTTTTATAATCATCAAAAAACATCTTTCCACAAAAAGCAGTATAGTTATGATTTCCTAAAACTACATCTGCTCCACTTTTAGCTAATAAATGAAAACTACTAAAACCGTGTTCTATAACTCTTTTTAACTCATCTTTTGAGATCTTTGGATATTTTTCTTGTATAATACCTAAATAATCGTCTAATTCTTTAATCATAATTAATAGTACACTTTTGCTTCTTCAGTATATTGATCTATGAGTTTTTTAAGATATTTATCAACATAGATTGGTTTTTCCATAGTTTCTTTATTATGTTTCATATATCTATATACTAGCTGGTTTCCTGTAAATTGAGATAATACAAAATCAATATTATTAAATTTACCTCTTCTATATGCTTGTTTAAAGTCTTCGTCTGCAATTTGTTTCATAGAAATTTCTCCATAGTTTCCAAACCGCAGAGGTAGTACAAAGGTAACATTATTATTTATAATATCCAATAAGATCTCATAAAAACAGTCATCAAAAATCTTAGCAGCTAGGTTCTTACGATCTTTATATCTATTTTTTACTCATCTTCCTTTTAATAACTTAGGATTTAACCCATTATATAGTTCCCTAGAGTTAAAACCATGAGGAAACATTTTTTTATTCATTAGTTAACAGGTTTAAATGATTTCTTATATTGCTTTCTATCCCAACGTGTACGAGCATCAAGAATCTCATTCATTTCATTTTGTGAGATATGTTCAGGAACTCTAGCATCACTACAAGCTCTTAATCATTCTTGTTTAACTACTTGAGCCATTTGAAAAGAATTGCCATCTCTTAATACAAGACTCTTTTTATATAAATCAATATATGCTGCATATGCAGCTAATGCAGTTAATTCTTTATCTGTTATAAGTGGAAGTCCGTCATCATCTACAATTACACCATGATACAGTACAGATACATTCGAATAATCTCTATCAAACTCTAATGCATTATTTATCTCATTATAATTTAATAGTTTTCCTGATTGATATAAAGGATCTTTATTTCATTTTCAAGCTTCATTATATCTTTCATAATAAGCATTTTGAACTAATGGAAAAATACTAGTATCTGAAGTAGATTGAAAGTCTTCAAATGGAATTGTCACAGATTCTATAAAAGATAAATTACAAGGTAATTCTAGTATTCTGTTTGTAGTATCTCCTACATATCTATACATTCTAGAATGTTTGTTACCTATTAACTGTAAACCATTTAAAACTATATCCTCAAAATTATCAGGATTTATTGTAACCCCGTATAATATATTAGCAAGAGAATATACAGAATTTATATTATTTAACTTCATAACTATTTAGACTTAATATTTTATTATTCAACTTAATATCCTTACGTTTTAATTTGCGGCAGAGAACGGAATAATTAATGTTATATTTTAATGCCACTTCTTTTATTGTATTATAAACATGAGTTAATATAGTATCATTATATTCATACACTTTATATCTATCCTTTTTCTCTAAAATAGGTGCATCATTAATATATGTAAAGATAACTGAATTAATACTTTTATAAATAGAGTCTTTATCACAAATTTTTTTAATTACAAATGCATTAACATTTAATTCTTTTGATGCAGATTTTATTGTATTGTATCTTTTAATAAAATTACCATTAATATCATACATGTTTATAGGAACAAAAAAGCTATTTACTTCAAAATTAAATGAATTTTCAAACGTAAACAAATACTTTGAATGCTTACCACTTGTTTTATTATTACACATTAAGCGAATTGTACTTACAGCTATTAATGTGGCTTTATGCGCTTCTGTAATAGAAGCGTATTCTTGAATAAAATTACCATTATGATCTCATTGAAATACTTTTTTCCTTCTATGATTATTGTGTAAATTATATCCACTTATTTGATGTCCTCCCGTTGAAATATTATATCCCTTTTTAACAGTATCGTATTTTTCAATAAACTTTCTCTCTAGTATATTTAGTTCACTTGTAGCTTCTATTTTATTAGTATATTTCTTGCTAAATAATACTGTATATTCAAAATTATATCTCCCATATTTTTTTCTTGCTCTATTTATTTTTGGGCCTGCGTATTTATATTTTGAACTATATCATTCTCTTCTCCTATTACTTTCATTTACTGTTTGTCCTATATATTTTTTATTATTTGGAGCAGTATACATATAAATTATACCTATAATCATTATTTTGGTTGTTGCGTATTTGGAGTTATTGGTGTTTCAAATGACCTATATCATCTTATATATTTCTCTGTTAATCTACGTATAATTTCGTCACTTAATATTCCACAATCTAGATATACTTCAGGATTTTCAGAACAACAATCTCATTCTAAAAGCTTTCTTGGATCTAAGAATAGTGCAATTACAGATATATATTTCACAAAAGGAACATTAAAAATATATCCGTCCATATTACCATTAGAATTAATTGCAGTATCTATATAGACATATGGACTTCCTGGTTTATTTTTTCTATACTTATGAAATCTATAAGTTTCATCTGTATAAATATTATAACGAGTATGTCTATCTATACTGCCAACAAATCTTATTGTATCAATTCCGTTTATATAAATAATCGGTGGAATTTCAAAATGTAATGCTTTTTCTCCAACTTGCAAATTACAACATTTTGACATGTAATCACAATCAACTTCAATACAATTAATTGCTAAAAACAATTCATCTAAATTAAGAATTCCTTTTAAAAGAAATTCTCTCATTATTTGATTACGCTCTGCCACTACTTCATCCTGAAGTTGCTCTACAGATATTTTTGGATTTGAAGTGATTCCTGCTAATCCAGTTACTGTATTATTATATACAGCACTTGCTATTGCTTCTATTGTCATAAACTTCAGTTTAAAAATTAAAGGCAGGACAGGGAAATTACCCCGCCCTGCCTTCTTCTAGTGATATATGTTAAAAGGAGTATTAAGCTCCTACTGTAAACTCTTGTTCTGCTACAGCATTACCATAAGAGGCTTTAACTGTAAACGTATCACCTTCTGCTGCAGTTTGTCCTTTTTTTACAGTAAGCTTACCATCGTTATCGATTTGATACGTACTATCTTCTTCTTTAATTGAATATTTAATAAGATTTGGACTAACAGCGGGACCAGATACATTTGCTTTAATTATTGCTTTTCCTTTGTCAATATCCTGTACTGAAACCTTAAGTGCAGATACGAATTCGATATTAATTAATTCAGTATTATTAGGACTAACAACTTTAATTGAATCGTCTCCAAATACTTTTTTCAGATCCTCTTCAAACTTATCAACAAGTGATGATAATACATAGAACGTATGTGTCGTAACTGATTTAAGAGCTTGTCCTACTGTTCCCTGTCCATGAAGCCCCTTACGAGGCATGCAATATAAGAATGAGAATTGAGTATACAAACCTCCGTTTACTGGATACTCCTCTTCATTGAGAGCTGCATAACGTATATTAGGATAACTTGGGAAACGTAGATTCTCCTGAAGCCAAGCAGCAGTACCAATTTCCATTTTATTCTTAGTTACTTCTACAGCCTCATCAACCGTTACATATTGCTTCTCAGTGCAACTATCAGGACAACTAATACCTCTTTGTTCCTGAAGTTCAGCTACAGTAATGACCTGATGTGAATCAGTGCAACTTACAAGTACTTTGTCTGAATCTTCTGCAGATACTCTTACATATCTGTAGTTTTCAGGAATAGCCATTTCGATAGCCTTAATCATTTTTTCCTGAAGTTCTTTAGTCTTTCCTAAATCTTCAGCAGAAACCTCAAATTCAGCAAGTACAGCCTTACCAAAATTTGACCAAGGCATAGCGTAATCTGCAAGGTATTTACCGATTAGAGTAATACCAATTACTACTCTATAAGTACCTTCTTTCGTAGGTAAATTAAATGCTGCACTAGCGACTTGGCCTTTTTCTGCTGGAGTTTTGTAAATAACTCCTTCGACTAAGCCTTCTTTTCTATAGTCTGCACAACGTAATACTCGAAATAATTTAACAGGCCCATCCATAACCATAAAACGAGGATTTACACCATCGTCAAGCAGGTTTGAATTAATTATTACTTCTTTTTGAAAATCAAACATAATTTTTAATTTTTAAGTTAATAAATTTATTTATTTCCAGGAACTGCTATAGTTTGATTAATTGGAATGTTCGTTTGTAATCTTGGATCACTAGCATTCTCTAACAGTAATCTAACTGTTATATTTATAATCTCATAGCAAACATAATCTGGAAATTCCAAGACTTGAGAATTATCTTCAATTTCAAGATTCTTGTCTTGGGTCATGGAAACGTACATAGGAGACTTCAAATATGTTACATAAACTTTATTTAAAGCTCATGTAGAAGTACCGCTATGAATTTCCAATTTTACAGTAGATTGATTCGAAATTCTATTGTATTGTTCTTTTAAAAACACTTCATTTCTATATGTTAATTCAGAATCAGCTCATCCAGGCTGATAAGATCCGTTTTGAATCTCTGTATCCATGGTTAAATTCGTTGGAATAACTTCTGAATTTCTTAGAGGTTCAGTGTTATTATCATTATGATTAATAATATAATAGTAAGGCTTTTTATGTGATGGCCTCATATAATAATTATTAATAATACCTGCATAAAGATCTGCAGTTAATCTTTGACATGTTGAAGTAATAGTTCTTTGCACTCCATTTCCACATCTAGATTTATTTGAATCACTACCTGTAAATTCTGCAATACAATTCAACATATGTAAGTAATCTTTAGGAAGTTGTAGCTCTCAAACAGTATCATTAAATTCCTGTCTTGGAGCAATTTTACCTACTTTAATTACTGATGTAGTTTGTAAAAATCCTAAGTCATCTGAACTTTGTTGATTGTACTCACTTCTATTATATACACTATTTATATATTGTTGAATTGCTTTATTAAACAAGTATATGAAGTCCTCAAGTAAAACTTGAGGAGCTTTCACCTTGTTGCATTCAACTAAAATGTATTCATATGCTTGTCTAATAGTCATTATATATTGTTATTTATTGCTTTTCTTCTTTTCCGTCTTTTCAACTTTTTCCTCAGCTTTATCTTCAACTTTTTCCTCAGCTTTATCTTCAGCCTTTTCCTCTACTGTTTCTTTTAAACTTAGTTTCTGAAGATCAGGGTATGTCTCTAATGTAATACCCTCGTAGATAGTTTTATTTGCAGGAATCTTCAAGAAGAGTAAGATAGATTCGTCAGTTGTACCTAGACGAACATCCCCATACATCCAAACTCCACTTTGAAGGTTGATAACACGTTGTTCTTTTGCGTCAATAAGCAGCAGTTTAAGTGCTGTATCTGATCCTGTATAAAGGTCAATAACAACCATTGGATCTTTTTCCGCTCTTTGATATAAATAGTCCTGAACATCTGAGTCAGGAGCATTTCTCATTGATTTGCCAAGTAACCTTGTTTTGGTAAGTCTTCCTTTAGCAGAATCTTGTTCAATATAAGTGAACGCTTTTGTTACAAGCTTCATACGTTCGATACGTTTTTCAGATTCAACTCCAGGTCTTTCTACATAGAATTCAGCTTGACCATAACGTTTTGGACCTCCGTCAATTAAAAGATTACCTTTTGAATCTTTAGAATCTCTTTCAGGTGCAATTAAGAATGAATCTTTAATGCAAGTCCAAATATTTCTTTCTAGAGGATTATCTAAATCAAACGTTTTACCATCATAAATCTCTATTCGTTCATCTTCCTTAATAAAGTAATTACTATCAGGACTATTAATTTCTGCTTCACTTAAGATCATTTCTGTATCTCCACTAGCGTCTACCTGACGAACTCTTTTTACAAAAGGATAGTTTGAACCATTTGCTTGTTTTAAAGGATTAATAAAGCAATGTGCTTTTTCCTTACCATATACATTTCTTAAAGTTACTATATTATTCATATTTATTCTTATTAAATTTATCTATACCAAATAATGATATCTAAGTTTTAAATATTTTGTAGACTTCTCCCGAAGGAGAAGCCTACTAATATTCTATTCTATCTTTTTATATTACTTTTCACTAACTAAGATAAAGCTACGATATGGGTTGAATACACCAACACCAGCATAACCCCAGTCAATAAGTTTAGTTGCAGCTACTGGGCTTGCAACAGGACCACTTTCACGTCCACTTCTACGACCAACACCCTCTAACCAGTTATGGCAGAACTCATTGTTCTTGAATGTGAACATTGCAATAGCGGGTTTTCCACTAGCAGCATCAGCAGTCAGATCAAGGAAGATACCATATTTCTTCTCAGGGAATTCGATATCAAGAGCACGGTCAACTTTGAAAGTTACAGTATTACCTGCATACTCGTATGAGTTATAGGTTGCACCAACTTTGATATAATCATTAGCACCCTTAGAGAACATGAATGTACCAACAGTCTTCCAGTCACGAAGATATCCTGACAGACTATCTTGAATTTCAGCCCACATAGGAGTATTGCAAATAAAGATATATTTATTGCCAGTAGGATTATTTGATTTAGCGATCATGGCAAGGATAGCGGTATTCATAACTTTATTAGTCATCTTTGAATACACATATTTACCTGCGAAACGCTCAATCTGAGGAATAATACCATCGCCAGAGATAATAGGCTCGCCTGTTTCAGGATCAAAGATCTTAGGTTTACCATTCTTATCTACGTTAGTCTTACCCCAAAGCAGTGCATTTGCACGAGCAGCCATGAAGCTATCAAGACAATCTTTTTCTGCAGCATTCATTTTGTAAACAGGATCACTTTCTGTTCCTTTACCAATCTGAATGAAAACGTCCTCCATTGCACGATACTTAGCAGTGTAGTCTACATCTGCACGGTGTGTTGCAATAAATGTACGATGCTTTTCAACATTTGACTGATACTTAACGTATCCTTCCTCATGCATTTCAGGCTGATAGTTCGTTAAGAAACGAGTCTTCATACCTGGCTGGCAGAATTCAACATCAAGAGTAGCATTGTAATCTGAATCTTGTAGTTTACCTACAATCTCCCAGTCTCTATCTGATCTACGAACAGGACGTGACAGGAAGATAACTTGCTGACGTGATCCTTCGATGATCATTACGTCATTTCTCTGATAATAATTTTCAGGGAAGTGGAAGATGATATCAGTACCCTGAGCACCATCGCCATCAGGAAACTGTAGGAAAGGAATTCTCTTAATAAATCCTACATTAATGTCCCACTCTACCATAAATGAATTAATACTTTGGAAACTATTTTTCTTGTCTTTTTCCATTGTATATATATTCATCAGAGATTCAGTAAGGTACGATGCGGTATACTGCTCATAAAGTGATGATACAATACCAAGACGTGCAGGTTTTTCACCTAAAAATTTGTAAAAATCCTCATATGTACGAGTTGAACTCATCTGAGGACGTACTGTACTAAAACTAGAAATTCTCATATTGTTTAATTTAATTGTTTATTTATAATTCGTCATCTCATAATGACGCGATTGATTTATCTGGATTTGATTTATTTTTCTCTTCATTAGTAGGTATTACAGTTGAAGGTTTAGGAGGCTCATTCTTAGGAGCTGCGGGCTTCCTAGTTTCCTTAATTAAACTCTTATAATACTGAGAAATACCTGAAATAGCATCTTTACCAAAGAGACGATACCAAGCGAGCTCTACAAGAACTTGTGGATCATTTAAATCTTTAAAGAACTGGCTAGCTCCATTTTCATCTTGATCTAGAATATAACTAAAGATCTCTTGTTTATCGTGATCTTCAATTTGTAAACTATCAGATTTTTCATCTTGATAGTCAAGAGAGATTTCATTGAAATTTACTAACTGTTCCTCAAGTGTTGATTTAAATGCATTATACTGTTCCTCTTGAGCTCTTTGTGCATCTTCTACTGCTTTATCTTCTTGTGCTTTATATTGGTTTCGAATTGTCTCTACCTTCTTCTTAAATAAGTCTTCATTACTCTTTGCTAAGTCTAAATCTGCCTGAATCTCTTCTTCAGTCATACCTTCAAACTTAGATTTAAGATCGGCAATATACAATTCTTCATCAGAGTAATCATCTACAGAATAAGCTTTATTTACAGGACCATTTTGATTAATATAATCTTGTATTGCTTTCTGAGAATAATATTCAATAACGTCCTGGATAGTTGCGTTATTATTTCTTAAATATTCAATTGTTTTAACTTCATCATCAGATAAATCAGGCTTGGCTAATTCATTTAGAATATTTAATTGTTCGTCTCTATCCAACGAATTAAAGTCTACTTCTTGTTCATTACCCTCTTCATCTTGATAAAGTAAAGTTTTTCCATCTCTTAGTCCTCTACTTTTTAAGAACTCACTAAACACATCTAAACCCTCACTAGCATTTAGGTCAGGGTTTTCAGGAGGTTCTTGGTTAGTAGGACTAGGTTCGGGTTCTGGCTCACTATTAGTATTTTGATCTGTAATAGGAGTTTTGTCTGTTGGTTCTGGATCTTCTAATAGAAAATCCATGTGGTTTTGTCCGTCGATAATCATAATTCTTATTTTTCCTTATTAATTGATTATTAATGTGTTTTAATATTCGCAGCAAATATAATATATAAATTTCTAATTTCCAAATAAAATAGAATAAATTTTATATTAATTCTCACTTTGAATAGCTTCTACAAAGTCTAAGATATTATCAGTAATAGATCCAGCTTTATCAAGCTTTTCAATAATTGACTTTAAGAATCCAATTTCACTGTCTGTAAATTCAACTGTTAATAGTTCCTTTTCAGGAGACCACACAATTCTACCATCTTTATTCTCAATCTTCAATGCTTCGACTTCCTCACTTGAAAAGTCAATCTTTTTCCGAACATTTCTTTTTGAAATCATTTCAGTTACAGAACCTTGCTCAGGAAGATTCATCAGTAACATTAATCGAGTAGCTACATTTAAATCAATTTTTTTCATTTTAGTTTTATTCATATTAGTTCACATTTTTAATTTGTATTTGCAAAGTTATAGATTATTTAATAAATAAACAAATTTTTATCTAATTTATTGTATATAAACAAAAAATGCCGCATTTCTGCGGCATATCTTGTAAAAATTAATCTTTTTTATCTATTTCTTTTATTTCTATGACTAGCTTTTGACGACAATCATCACATAAAAATCTTTTAGCTATTTTAAACATACTTTGACCAATTTCACCTGTTAAGTATTGATATTCTTCTCCATATGGTTTAATTTTCAATGCTGAACTAATATGCGTTGCTAAATGACCTTTTTCATGATCAAATGTATTTTGAAATTCTTCAGCAGATGTTGTCAATCCAATAACTACAATGGAACATTTATGTTTGAAGTTTGAATAGGTAATTCCTATATTATATTGGTTACTTCTTAATAAATTTTCTGCTTTTACAAGTTCAGATCAACTACATCCTATTAGTTCTAATTCTTCTAGAATTTCATCTGTATAATAAGTATCTACTGCATAATATACAGTTACGTGCCAATCTCAATCCTCCAAATAAATGTTCTGTACTACCATATTAGATCATATCTTCTCACATTATTGGAGTTCCTGAGCCTATGCAGTCTGCATAAAATCTTGTTAGAGCCTTTCCATCATATCCATCTATATCATCTAAGTAATCTTTAACAAACTGTAATAAATACTGTTCGCTAATAATAGATGATTCAAAAAAATCTGATTTGGCCATATGGTATACATACATTACATCGTATCCTACACAATTATCTACTTTTATTCCATAGTTTCTAAATAATTGCTCTAATTCGCTTTTAGGAGTTAATGTTACCTCTTCAGGCTTTCCATTAGCTCCTCTTTTGTGCATTTTAGATACAGCTCAATCACATAGCTTTTTATTAAAATGCCATCCGTTTTGTGCCAGATATTCTTCCATTCCTGAAGGCATTTTGTCTCTAATATCTAGTCTATCTCTTTTCATAACTACCGACCTCCACGATATCCAGAACGATAAGATGATCTATAACCTGATCGTTCTCCCATCATTTCTTCCATAGCTTTTTCGTATCCGTCTTCATAGCCACATTCGTATGCTTCTCTTTCAGCTTTTTCCATTTTTTCTGACTTATCACGCATACCCATTCTGTAGTCCATTTCTCTGTCGCGGCCTTCTCTAATTTCCCACACTCTCATATATTACTCCTTTTTTAATTGTAACATTAATTCTCTATTTAATTCCATTAATTCAGTAATACTTTTAGACATTTCTCCTACTTGATTTTTTAAAGAATTTATTTCAGATTGTTGCTGTTGTTTTTCTGCAAGTTCTGGATTTAATTCTGTTAAAATGCGATCAAAGCAGGTTATCATTTCTTTGTGGAAATCTACACTACTTATAATGGCTGCACTTTTTTGTTTTAGGCTGCCAATCTCTGCATTCATCGCTTCTCTACTATCAGATAATACTATATTACTGTTATTAAAATCTGCAATATCTAAATTAGCTGGAATTTTTTGATATGTAACGTCTTGGTTATTAACCTTAACGGTAATATCAACAACCATCTCTTGTGGCTGTCCAAACATTGGTTGAATTGGATATTTAGGGACAGGCATTGAAACACTTACAACAGAACCAACATCTAAACGTGGAGATGCGTCTTTATATAAAATATATATCTGACTATTTGGCCTTAAGTTTGAAAACATATATTACAAATTATTTGCTAAGCAGCTGATGCTGCTGGGTTAGTAAACTCTAAAAATCTTATTACGCCCGTACTCTTATTGATATACGCTAGACGTTGGGTATTTCCTTGTACATTTGAACCAGTAACGTTAGAACCTTGACTATCTACAACACTGATTTTAGTTTTTCCTGTAGTGTCTCCACTCGATATTGTTGAAGCTCCACTAGGAACTCCTACTAATACAGGTAAATCTTCGCCACCAGTAGGTGCGTCAGCGTGTATTGTCAACAGTACTATACTCTCACATGGTAATTTACTATATAAACAAGGATTAATACCATAATCAACAGAGCTCTCTGTAAGAGCTACTGCATTAGTAGATAACTTATAAATACCTCCAATATCAATTCTTGGAAGTCCTTCATTTCGAACAGGTACGGGACCTAAATTCCACCAATAAGGATCAATAATATTAATCATAATCTATATATTTATTAGCAACCACATAAAGTAGTATAAGGATTAACACTAAAGTTAACAGGCTGACTATAGCTTACAGGAACTAAATTACCCATTGCTGGGATGTAAGGAATAGTTACTGTAGCAGGCTGTTTACACTCTATTGCACCTAGTCTTGCACTTAAGTCTTGAAGAGCCGCGTTCACTGGAGCAATCGTTTGAGCTTGGAAAGCTTGAATAGCATTTGTTTGATGCTCTTGAGAAAGCTGATTGATAAGCGCAGATTTATCCTCACGTAAAGCATCGATTTTGTTCTGCAATTCTCTCATTTCAAGCTGACAAAATTTATCACTAATAAGAGTAGTTTGCTGATCTATCTTACTTCCAAGAGTATTAGTTTGGTTCAGAGTAGCTAACTGACCTTCATATCCCTGACGTTCAATAGCTGTACGAACATCGCAGCAGCATGATGCAATTTGTGATGCAATCTGGCAATTACCTGCTTGGATAGCATTAATAACTTGCTGTCCACTCATTCCAATCTGATTACCTACAGACTGAATCTGACTTTGAACTGAATTAATTGCTGATTGCACAGCATTGATATCGCAATTTAAAGTAGTAGCTAACTGACTAATTGCATTTCCGTTTCCATTAATAGCTTGTAATAGCATCTCTCTACCATAATCATTATTAAGCTGGTTACCTAAACCACCAGCACCATTATTACCAAATCCGTTACCTCCTCAGCCCATAAGGAAGAACAAGAAAATTACCCAGATGAACCATCCACCTTCTCCAAAACCATCGTTATTACGACCTTGCATAGCTAATAGAACGTTTGGATCTACACCCTTCTGCGAAAGCATAGAACCTAAAAGAGATAAAATACCATTGTTACCTGCGCCTTCACCAAACACATAAGTTTTTTCTTCTGCCATATTAAAAAATACTTAAATTGTTAAACATTTTGTTTTTGTTTTGTTGATCAACAGTACAAATTTACAATAGCAAAAGACTAAAACATAACGTTACTATTAAAATAAAAAATCCCCTTAAGTTTCTCAACTTAAGGGGATTACAAAGATCCATAATTAGTAACTTGTTACTAATTGTTTTCTATAAATTTATCTAAGTCTTTCTTATATCAAAACAATTCTTTAAAACCTATTTGTTTACGACCATTAGGAATCTTCTTTGCCTTAACATAATTGTCAAAAGTCGCTCTACTAACTTTTAAGTATTTACATGCTTGATACTTGCTAAGTTTTTCATTCTTATTAGTTATTCCAGAAAGATATTCAATTACTTCTTCGCACTCTTCTGGACTAAGATTAGAATTACCAGTATCGATATCGTTAACAATTTTTAATAAAATTTCTCTAATAATCTTTAACATAATTAACCATAAATTGCCCCATTAACTAAAACAACGCCTCTAACATAAGTTATACAGTAGCATTTGTAGTTTCCGCCAGATAAACTATCAATTCCATCCATTTTGTGATAGTTTTCTCCAAAAGTTACATCAACAGTATTCGCTACTAAGATAATAGCATCAGGATTATTTTCTGTAACATATACTTCAGTTACATTCACAGAGCCACTGCTAGCAAAATACAATCCTGGTTTACCTGGAGTGTCTACAGAAGGTAGTTTTTTTGCATAAATATTATCTAAATCAATAGTAGATGCTGAAGATCCTGTATAACTTGTAGTTGAACCTCCTGCAGTAACATTTAATGCATATGGGTTTGGAAGTGTGATAGGAATTTCAGGTATATCGTTAACATTTGCTGGAGTAAAGCCTAAAGCAGTTTTAACTGTAGTATCTTTTAAGAGAGTATAAGCAGTACCATCCTCTAAGACATATATGGCCATTTCAGCACCTCCAGACTCTGTATATCCTGTCTTAATTCCTCCTAAAACATTATTTTTAGCTACAGGCAATGTATATGAAGATCCAGGAGCACTATTAGTAATAGTTAAAGTTCCATTAGAAAATGATAGACCAATACCAGTACCATTAGCAATAGTTAATGTAGTAGAACTATCATTTAAAGTTGTACTTCCAACTTTAACTGGTCTTCAAGTATTCTCGGTGGAATATCCTTGGCCCGTAACTCAACTTTGAGTAGCATATCCACTTAAAGATGGTATTTCACTCTTTAATGCTAAATTAGAAAGTGTCTGTCCAGAATTTTTAATAGATTTGAGTCCTGCTCCAATTATAATATAATCTACAGCAAGATTTCCACTAGCCATTACATCTCCACCACCCGCTGAACCAATTTTTTCATCAATTTCAGATTGAGAATAAGTTTCAGACTTTGTATAACGATTATTTAATGCTTCAGTAACTACTTTATTTTGGACAGGATTAACAGAACTTGTACTTAAAGAAGAATCAACTACAGTTCCATCAGGTATATCAAAATTAAGATCTGATTCATCAACTTTGTCTTTATAAGCAAGAGCTCCTGCATCTGTAATTTGAGCTAGAGGATGAGTATGTGCTGCAGGAACATAAGTTTCTGGTTTTCCTGTAACTTTATCTCATGCTATTTCTTTCTCATCAACATATGACTTTAATGCTAAATTATTAATTAAAATACCTGAATCTTTAACAGTTTTTCCTGGACCATTAGAAGTTATTACTCTATCCGCAGTAGTAAATGCCTCTGCTGCAATTACATCTCCTGCTCCAAAACCTGTTAACTTATCGTCAACTTCGTCTCTTGTATAATAATTAGAAAGATCAATTTCTGTATCACCAATCTTCTCTCATTTTCCATCAACAAATACATATTCATCATGTATATCTGGAGCAGAACCAGATTTCTTAACAAGATAAATAATATTTGTCTCTCCAACACTTGGAAGTTGATCAACAATCTCAATTTGAAGATTAGCTAAATTAGCAATCATTTCTTTTAAGATTCTTCCTTGGTTTGCAGATAATGATTTATCAGCAGCAAGAGACTCTAAATTATCTACAATTGAACTTTTTATCTGATTATTAATAGTTGTATGTACATTATCAATAGCTTGTCACACTCCTCCAGAAGTAATTAAATTTTTACTTCCTTCTGTCGGCTCTTCTTCTATTGAATTAATAACTTTTGGTATATCAGTTAATACTTTAGCATATTCTTCTTTAGTGCCTGTATACCCATTTTCTTGTGCAATAAGATAAGCATCTTTACCAGGAGCACCAATTGTTCCAGGAAAAATAATCCATTTCTTTTGCTTTTTATCATAAATTTTTACACTCATAATTTATATATTTTTAAGATTATGCATATACTGCACCATTAATAGCAATTTTTCCATTTGCCATAAAACTTAAGCAGTAGATATAATAAGTTCCAGATAAATCATTTAATCCAACCATTTTAATAACATTACTTGCAGCAAATGTAAGTTTAACACTACTTATAATAACTGAATCAGGATTGGTTAAAGAAAATCCATTTAAAGTTAATATAGCTATTGGTTTATTACAACTGTAACTATATCCTGCATCAACTGTTGAACTATTCAACATTCTTATACTTAAAAATTTTGAAGTACTAATAGATACTGCAGATGAACCTGTGTATGAAGTTCCATCAATTGTTAATGCATATGGATTAGGTAATGCAACAGGAATTTCAGGTATATCACTAGTATTAGCAGGGGTATAGCCTAAAGCAGAAGTTACATTACTTTTGCTTAATGAAATAGTTCCAGAAGACAATGTAATATTACTTCCAACTTTAACTCCACCAAGTACTGAACTTGAAGCTGTAGGTAAAGTATAAGTACAATTAATTGTAGTTCCACTAATACTAATATTAGTACCTGCACTATAGGTTGTATTAGTATCTGTCCAAGGTACATTTACATAGGCTTTGCCATTACTTAATTGTACAGCATAGTTTTTACCACTTGTTGTGTATCCAATTTGAATTCCTCCATAAGTACTAGAGGTTGCTGCAGGAATACTTGTTAAATATCCTTGACCAGTTACTCAATTTTGAGTAGCATACCCTGATAAGGATGGGATAGTTGGTTTATTAGTTAAGTCATTATAAGATCCACTTGTAGCTACAGTAGCGAATGTTGGTTTACCTGTTACTCCAGACCAAGGTACACTAGTTGCACTTCCTGCTGTGAATTCTTTAAATTTAGTAGCAAAAGTAGATGCAGATTCGGATACGCAGAAGTACATAGGACCTCCTGAACCAATCTGAACAACATCTCCTTCTTGTATAGTTAAACTCATTGCAGCTGATTGAGAATCTACTACAAACAGCCTTTCTAATGCAGCTGCAGGAATTTTTTCAATAGGAATTTCTGGCAACCTATTAGCATCAATAGTTCCAGTAAGTTTTTCAGCATTAATAGTACTTATTGTTGTGTTTATAGTCACATTTTTAGATCCATTAAATGATTCCGAAGTAGAACCAGTGACATCTCCATCTAAAATTATATTTCTACCACACATTAATGTTTCTGCAGCGAATGTTTTAGAAGCATATGGTACAGTAAAATCTGTAGAGGTTTTATTTCCAACAGTTATTTTTATGAAATTACCATTCTTAATAAATGAAGGTGCACTTGCAAGATTTGTAGCTGTAGTAGCTGTAGCTGCATTACCAGTTATGTTAACTTGTTCTGGATGCCTATGATCTTCACGTGCATATTTTGTAGATGTTCCAACTGCTGCAGTACCTGCAATAAGTGGTGCTACTGTCGCAGGACTAATTTTTCCTGCATTAACTAAAGCTTCAACTTCTGAAGCACTGATATCACATTTATATTCTTTACCCCAAACACAGATCATTGGACCTTCATCAATAAAGGATAGATATGCATCAAATACTTTACGTTCCTCTGTTCCTGCAGTAGTTTTTGCTCTTTCTGCATTATAGGAAGCTTTAGTTTTAAAATGTAAAAATTTTGTTTTATATGCCATAGCGTCTATATTTTATATAGCACCTATAATATTATAGGTTAAAAATAAAGGGAATAGGGAAATCCCTATCCCCTTATTATCTTAATTTATTCGAATTCAACCCATTCCATCTCAGCAGTTAGAGCAACTTTTTTTGATTCGCTATCCTTTACTGCAGAAACGTTTAAAGAACTTGAAGTAAACGTAACTTCTGGTACTGCATTATCAGCTTTAGTACCTTGGGCAGATGTAGCGGCTCCAATGCTACCTGGAGTGATATTAACAGTTTTTTGAGCGCTACCGTTGAATGTAAACTTTGTAGTTCCCTCGTTACTTCCACTATTTAATGTAACAATTAAGGAATTCTTTACTTGAGTAGCATTATCCGCAGTTCCTGCAGTCGCAGGTTTACCAATTAATACTTTTTGAGATTCACCATTATGTGGTGTAACAGTAAATGATCCATCTGTGCCATTTGCAAATACATAAGTAGTATTTGTATCAGTTGGGAATGCCCAAGTTCCATCACCTCTTAAAAACGCAGATTGTTTTCCTGCATCAGGAGCAGGAACAATACCTGCTGCACCTGCTGTATTTGATGTTGCGGCTGTCATTTCTGCTACTGATCCAGAAATTGTTACAGTTGTACTACTTTTAGATGCAGATAGTGTTAAAGGAGCAGTGCCAGATGCATTTATAGTTCCAACTCCACCTAAACCAGATAAGGTTGGTGCAGCTGGTATAGTACCAGTAATTATACCTGTAATATGTCCAGAACTATCAGCTGTAATACCTGTAATAACTTTGCCACCAGCAGTAACAGGAGAACCAGCGGTTCCTATAAGAGTTGTTCCATTAGCAGGTTTATAGTGATTATCTACAGAAGTTACTTTTGTGTCAGTAAAGACAGCGTTTGAAGGTACGCTAGTGGCGATAGTATATGTACCATCTTTAATAACTTTACCTGTAGCTCCATCAAATACTGCAATATGACCTGCTGTCGCAGAAGCTGGGCCAGTTACTGCGCCATCAATATTAGCCTGAACAACTGTTCAATCTGCATTAACTACTGTAGTACCACTAACAGGACCGTTATTAATAGCAATTAGCATATCTCCAACCTCACACTTGATTCCCGCATAAGTTCCAGCAGTAATTACTTTATAGGTCCAACCTACTTTATATCCGTTAGCTGGAACTTTAGTAACAGTACCGTCTGTGCCTAATGTTCCTTTATAAATCATTGCATCAGCTGCAGCGATCTTATTATCAATAGCTGCAACGACAGCAGCAGCAGTTGGGATTGCAGATGAACTACTAGCTAAAGTTGTTTGTACAGAGTAACCATTTTCAATAACTCCTGTAGTATTATTAAACTTAGGAATATATCCAGCAGTAGTTGCAGCTGCAGTTTTTGTAACATTATTTGCAATACTTGGAGTTACTGAAATATCTTGAGCTGCACCATTACTAGGAGTTACTGTAAATTTGTTAGTTCCTCCTGCAAATGTATATGTTGTATTAGTATCTGTAGCAGGAATACCAAGAGCTGTTATATCTGTTTTAGTTACTGCTGCTGTACTTGTGACATGTCCAAACTTATCAGTTGCAATTTTATACAACCCTGATGTTTTCGCAGCAGCTCCTGCTGGAACAGCATGAGAGATAGTACGACTTTCTGCCAGATTTCCACCTCCAGATAACCCGCCTGTTCCTGTTATCGTAATTGTTTTATCTACTTTTTTATCTAACGCTGCAGCTACAGAACTTGCTGACGCCACATTATTAAAATCTACTTCAACAGTAGTATTATCTGATCTGGTAATTGTTAATATATTACTTAATAATTGTGCATCTTTAAGCCCAATACCAAATACATCATATCCTGTATCTGTTTTAACTTTAATAGATTGAGTTGTTATATCAAACCAAAGATTTCCAGTTTCGATTGTAGTAGGCTCTGTCGCTTTTTTAAAAAACTTAATTGTTGTCATGTTTATTTTTTTAAATTTTAATCCCCCCCCTTCACTAAATGTGAGGAAGGGGAAATTATTATTTATTCAATTTCTGATCAAAATATATCAAGCTTACCGTCTGTTCCAACTTGGATAGATGAACTTGTTGATACTAATTTAGACATATCTACAGCTAAACCTCTAGAAGTATCTTTACTAGTTACCTTAATAGTATTATCTGGACTAGTAATAGATGTAATGCCACCTGCAACAGCAGTTTTAATACTATCACTAAGAGCTTTCATACCTTCAGCAACTGTTTGATCTGCACCAATTTCAGCACCGCCAGTAATTGCTACTCCTACTTTTACAGTTGAGCCTTTTACTCCACTAAGATCTAACTTAAGACCTTCGGCTGATTTTGATAGTGCTTCATTTGAAGCTGGATCTAACTTAACATCAATAACATTTTCTTCTGTAATTGAAACTGCATTACCAGGAGTTAATTCGTCTTGCTTACCTCCAACAGATGTTTGTAAAGATTCAATATCAGATTTATTAGTTCTGATTTGATTTAAATCAGTATCAGAAATTAAACTTGAACCTGCAACCTTATCAACTTTGTTATTAAGCTGATTGGTAACTGTAGTAATCTGTCCTTCTAAAGCTGTATCTGCAGCCTCTAGTTCTGTCTTTGCTGTAGAAATTGCATCATCTACTTGTGTCTTCGTATAATATCCTGAAAGATCTACTGTGCCTCCCAGAGGATCCCATTGAGTTCCATCCCAAGCATAGTTAGTTCCAGCAGGAGTAGTTCCATGAGCTGCAACTACATTCCATACATCACCTTTCTTATTACCTTCAGTAGGAAGAGCGTCATAAGTATCTTTAGTACCTTTATAATCAAGAGCTGCAGCCACAGAAGCTTTCAGATCATCTATAAGAGTTTTTAAAGCTTTACCTTGTGCCGCAGAGAGTGCAGCATCCGTTTTATCACTTTCAAGTGAATTGATAATCTCTACAACTGTGCCAGTTGCAAGAGTTTCCCATACTCTATTAGAACCATCAGGATCAAACCCTTTAAGGATATATGCTGTCTTATTTTCTTTTACATAAACGAAAAGACCTTCTACTAACTGAATAGTAGGCATCGAGTCACGGTCAGCTAATGTAGCTTGAACCGTTCTATTATCTAATGGTAGATTCGCACCTAAGTCAAAACCAGAACCTACCGAAATGCCTTTACCAAAAAATTCTGCCATAATTAGTTAAAGTTTACATAGTAAGTACTAGGTTGCGTCATCTTACCAGATAAATATACTGTGTAATCAACAGCTTGACCATCTAAACCAGTAACCGAAACTGTACTAGTTGCATACGAACTAGTTACATCAAAGTTGTTACTGTCTTTAATATTTGAAACTGTCCATCCTGCTGGAGCTGCAAAACAGATATATTGTTCAGAAATAGGACCAGAAACTTTAATAGTTTTCTTTGCAGAAACTGTTTTAGTCATTCCTTTAATAACCTCTTCTGTAATCGCATTTGTAGAAACTAAATCTGAATAAGCTGCACGATAACCTGTTACAGTTGTTTTTCCAGAATCTACACTTCCAGCCACAAGTGGAGTTTGATAATTATTTCCTTTTGAATCTTTAGGTTGAGGACCTTCAGCATAAGCTGCACGATAGTAGTAATCCATTGCACCAGCTACTACTTTCTCTGGCAAAGATTCTACTTTACTTGAACTATATAGAATCTTAGAAGCTTCCATATCCTGTGCACCAGCTCTATTGTTTTGTTTTTTTCCTGCTAGAGTAATCGCACCTACATTAAAACTTACATTAAAGTTTGCCGCAGTAGGAGCATTTACTCCAATTTCCTGAACATTCTGATAACTCTTTAAAGAGATACTTGCAGAAGGAACAGTAAATGTGGGGTTAACTGTTGGGAAGATAAGAGTATCAAAGATCTCATTATAACTCTTACCTGTAAGCTGTGCTACAGTTGTACCAGCATCAATACCTCCAAGTTTCTCTACAGTTGCTACTGTAGGATCTAATGAAGACTCATAAGAACCACTTGCTGTAGGATCTAAACTATCAAGTTTAGTTTTATCTTCCTTAGACATAAGACCGTCTGCAGTAACTGTAGCTTTACCTAGTAACAAAGTTGTAGAGGTGGAATCTGTATATGTAATTACAATTCCATTAGCATTGGCATTTAATGCTACATCTAATACTTTCTTATTAGAATCACCACTATACTCGGCGTTATTCATAATAATTTTCTTAGTATCAGTGGCAAAATAAATACCATCAGCATGCGTAGTAGAATTATAAGAAGCTTGTGGGCCTCTATAAAATTTTACAACATTATTAGCCATGTTTTAAAAATTAATTGTCAACATCATTTCAAATTATAGAGGAAATCTCTTCAATTTTATCTTCTAATTTTTGTATCTGTTGATCCATTTCACTTTTAGTATAATAATCTTTTAAATCTACTGTTATTTGTCCACTTCCTCATTTTTCCCACATATATACATCTTCTGTAGTACTTGGAGAATGAACAACAATATATTCTTCAAATAAGTCGTGAAGTACTGTCGATGTTGCAGGAATCATATATAATTTTCCTAACTTATCAACAGTTGGATCTCCTAACTTTTCAAAACTATTTGCGAATCTTATTTCAAATCCCGATGTATTAGGAAAAGATTTTCAAGCAGTTTCAAATTGTTCTTGTGTAAGAGTACCACCAACAGCAATATAAGAATTGTATAAAAAGTCTTGAACTGAATATTCATCCATGGATTCATCACAAGGATCATATCAAATCTTATCGTGCTCTGGTTCGTTATTTGGAAAATCAGATTGACATCCGATTGCTATATTTTCATCACCAGGATCTCCTTTTTCTCCCTGAGGAATTCCAAATTTAAGATTTGCATCACTAATATCTGGATTTAAATCAGTTACATAAGGTTGTGCATCTGGTGCTAATTTTTCTACTTCAGAAACTACAGTTACTGTAGCAGGTTTTCCTTTAGGAACTTTTACATTTAAAGCTCATTCTCTAGGAGCATTAGTTTTATCAATTACTAATGACGGATTTTGATCTCACTCAACAGTTTCAATAGTTCCTGCATTAAATCTAGGAAGAACAGAACCAGTAGAAGTAATCACTTTACTTGATTCCATAGTTAATTCCAAATGACCTTCTGCATCACTAATATTAACTGATTTAATACTATCTCCTCTTAATTCTTCTAAATAGCATAGTGTAACCCATTCACTAGTAGGATCTCCTAAATATCCCCATAGAATTCTATCATCTGTTAAATTATCAGGATCTCCAAATTTTCTAACAAGTGCAGGTGTTCTTCCAGAATCTCCTTTAGGTCCCTGAGGTCCTTGTGCTCCAGTAGCTCCAGTATTTCCCTTGTCACCTTTGGCTTGTCCTAATTTAATTCATGATTTTGGTGGATCATTCTTATCATAAGAAACAAACCAATATCCGTCTTCAATTTTCAATTGAGGCGTTATACCATCTTCACCGTCTTCTCCAGGAATGCCAGGTGCTCCAGTAGCTCCTGTTAAACCTTCAGCTAAAACTCTTTGTCCATTATCGTCAAATATTCATTCAGTTTTTTCATTAATAGATACTGTTCAATAATAATGATTATTAGATGTATCCTTTTTAATGCCGATAATAGGAGTATCTCCAGCGGGGCCTTTAAGATCACTTATTGAGGTTGAACTTGGAGGAGTATTACTTTCTTTTCAAGAAAGTATTCCGTTATTAATCTCTGGAACTCATACTTTTCCTGTAGGTCCTTCAACTCCCGCCATTACAAAAGCTCAGAAAAGATTTGGTTTAATACCAATAATCTTATCTTCTTCCCAAACTAATTCGGGCATATTTAAAGATGAAGATATATGACTCCTAGTACAAGATAATAGAGCTCCCTCAAATGCTACAAAATCTATAATATATTCATCATTAAAGTAATGTATATTAGTCATCCATTCTCCAGCCATTTTAAAGGATGTACCTTTATAAAAGTCTCTTGAATTATATGCTCCCATATACTCTCTTGAATTCTGAAGGTCAATATCTGGTTGTATATTAATTTTTTTCATATTTTACTTTGAACCTAATATTAAAAATGGAACACTAATACTTGTTGTTGGTACTTTGCCATCTCCAGTTCTTACATCTAAATAAGCCCCATTAATTCTGCCTCTTGCAGAACCATAAAACATTTTTAACAAAGTCCCATCTCATATAGGTTGTGAAATAGCTACAGTAGTTATTGATAGAGTTCTACCAGGATAAATACTTGTTAAATTTAAATTTGCAGCAAAATTTCCAGATTGACTCACAGTTAATACTAAGTCAGTTCTACACCTATAAAAAGAAGATAAAGATGGCACACCAGATGAATTAAAATAGACTTCTCCACATGCTAAAAACGAATCACTATTATAATCATCATAACTTCTATAATAAAGATCTGAACGTAGTGTTCCTTTTTGCTTTCATGTTTTCAGCTCAAAATCTGATGTATTTTCTACCCAAATTGTTCCAACATAGTAGTTACTTACTATTGAGGATGGAACGAATTTAAATTCTACTACACCTCCTGCAGGAAGCAAAATTTGGGAAGCATTAAAAAGAATTGGTTCATCATAAGAGAATAATAGCCTACCATTGTAATATCCACAAATTTTAATAGATTCATCATGGCCATTATCAAATGGGTATACAAATAATTGTTTATCCGACTTGTTATAAATTGCACCAGAATATGAACCATCAATATTTAATTGATATTTAGAAGCATCTATTTTAAGTATTACATCTTCATGTATGGTTGGAGAATATACAATTTCTGAGTACAATGAATCTAATACATGTGGATCAGATGATTGAGTCAGTGTATATTGTTTAGTATTTTGAATAAGTGCATTATTAATTTTAATATTTGTTAAGTCAACACTTCCATCATCCCCAAATTTAATTTTTCCTGCAGCCATATGTCCAGCTCCAGTTCTAAAATTAAATAGTATATTTGGAGTAAATACACCTCCTGTAGGAGTTTCTGGATTAAAATTCTGGTATTGAGTAGATACTTGCCCACTAGAATCAATCCCTTGCTGACTAAACATATAGTCTCCATTAAATACAGCAGAACCAATAAGACCATTAGCAATGATTCCAATTTTAGTATATAATGCTTCAAATGCATCCAATTTAACTCAACTATTACTTGTATCAGTACTTGGAGATTCATTACTATGTAATGTTCCTTGCCACGTTCCCACTATATTTAAAACATAATAGTTAGCATCATTAGAATCATATACATAAGGAGTTTTATCTACAGTTCCTTGATATACAGTATTAACATTATAAATACCTTCAGGATAAATTATTTGTCCTTTAGAACCGTTCTCTCCATTTAACCCATTAGTTCCACTTAATTTAGTGGGAGTACTCCAGCTACCTTCAATTGTGCCAACTTTATCAGTATTACTTGTATAATTTACTCTGGCTTGAATAAACCAAATATAAGGAGTCTCTTCAGTAGGAGTTGGAACCGCTAAATTCCAACCTGTTGGTTGTCTTGTCGTTCCAGGAGTACTTGTTCCTCCATAAATTGTTGTAGTTCCTAAACAGTAACGAACTTCGATGCCAATTCCAGGTAATCCATCAACTCCGTCTTTACCTGCAGGACCAGGATCACCAGTAACTCCAGGTTCTCCTTTTATTTTAGTCCATTTATAGTCAGATGGATCGTCACTATCATTTATATTAAAATCTACATATACTCCAATTCAAGCACCTGGATCTTCTCCATTGTTACCTGTAAAGGTTACACCTCCATCATTAGAGTATTTAATATGTAGATAACTTGTTTTTCCATCTGCTCCATTAGTACCATCAGTTCCGTTTGTTCCATCCTTACCGTCTTTTCCGTCTTTTCCATCAGTTCCGTTTGTTCCATCCTTACCGTCTTTTCCGTCTTTTCCATCAGCTCCTTTAGGTAATCCAAAACTAAATTTGAATATATCTCTCTCTAAAACTACATTAGCATTAGCCTGAGTAGTTGAAGAGACATTTACTACTTCTGCATCAAAATTAGGAATTTCTCCGCCGCCAGAAATAGTTTTCCATTCAGTATCATAATCAGCATTAGACTTTTTAACTAAAGCTTGACCTGTAGTACCTCCAGGAACTACTCCTACTCCATCTGTTCCATTCTGACCTGGATTACCTGTTGCTTGTCCTATATCTTCTCATGTTTGTCCTTCATTCATTGAAAGCATTCAACGACCATTTTCTATTTTTAATTGAGGAGTAATACCGTTTTCTCCAGATGGACCTGTAGGCCCAATATCTCCAGGATCACCTTTTTCTCCTTTACCACTATTTCCCATGATAAAAGCTCAATAAGGATTTGGTTCTACTCCAATAATTATGTCGTTTTCATAGATCAACATAGGTTTATTTCATTCTGATGATAAATGACCTCTTAGACAATACAGTAAACTACCATTGTAAGATATAAAATCAACAATATGTTCATCATTAAAATAATGAGTATTAGGGGCTCAAGCACCTGCCATTTTGAAAGAGGTGCCTCTATAAAAGTCTCTAGAACTATACATATTGTAATATTCTTGTGAGCTTACTGCATCTTCTACGATTACATTAACATTAGATCTCTTCATAATATTGAATTATTTTAATTATTTCACTATTAGTTGGATTTCCGTGTTCAATATAATCAATTGCATTAACAATCTCATTCATTGTAAACAATGATTTCTTGTTAGGTAAATGTCCAATATTAATATTAATTAACTCTTGAACAAATATTTTATATAATTCATTATATAGAATTTCCACAACCACAACTATTATTTATATTACCTAATTCCTCTCCACATAAAGAATTACATGAAGATAAATTATCTAGTATTCTTTGCGCTTCTGTAAAGTTCCCCATATCTTTTAGATAATCAAACACATACATAGCACTTAATAAGAAATCTCTGCGATTCCTTAAATTTTCATCTGTTTTACATTTATCATAACTACATATCTTACTGTTACTCAACAGTAATTGCCGTTGCAAATATACTAAACATCTTTGTAATTTACAAACACTAAACACATTTTTTATTGGACAATAGAAAGTTTGTGATGCTTTATTTTCCTGAACTAAATCGTATGCCACTTTGTAGTTAACAATAACTTCAGAATTTTTAATTACTTCGTCTAAAGTATGTCCATCCTGATTTGTAATATTAGACTTATATAATTTTCCTTTAAAGAAAAATAATTCATCTATTAGGTTAATATATTTATCAGGTTCGTCTTCATCTTGAAAATAACTTAATTGAGGAATTACTAATTTATAATAAGAATATGTACCATCAATATCTAACATAAACTCAGATGCAAATCTAGTTAAATATTGTCCTCTATTATGTAGTTCTTTTCTTATTTTAACTGATTTAGGAAGTAGATTCTTATCAGTATTATAAGATAGGAATTCTAACATTATATACTGATTTAAATCTACTCCTAAAGCTAAATAATCACTATTATCTACAGCAATTAATTTACAATCAGATCTAACAATTACATCAATATTTATTTTTTTATTCATATTATACAACTTGTTTTATTTTATCATTATAAGGATTAGTATCAACTGTTTCTGCAGCTTGAATTTGAACTTGTTGCTGTTTTGTTTCAATAAGTTTATCGTTATAATCCTTATCGTTTTTAACTTTTTCTCTTTCAATAGCTACTTTTTCAGCTTCAAGTTGTAGTCTAGCTTGACTATTTTGTTCAAGTTGATTTTGTGATTGACCTAATTCCCTTTGTAATTGTTCATTTTGTTTCTGTAACTGTTGCAGATTTTGTTCATATTGCTGAAGTTGTTGCTGCAACTGAGAAACACTATTATTTTCTTCCTTCTTAACAGCAGTAGCTTTAGCTACATAACGTTTAAGTTCGGACATACTATTGGCAGTTGCAATACTTACTGCCATATCGGGATCTGACATTCCAGCTTTAATTAATTCAATATTAAGAGCCTTTACAGTTTCCATATCTTTAAAAGACTTAGAACTATCCTCAATATGTAAATCAAAATCTGTAAGTGTATAATGTTCAGGAAGTGCAGTAAATATTCTTGAATATTTATTACCTAACACAATAGTACCAGTAATACCATTTGGATATACTAATTTAGCTAAATTAAGCATATCATAATTAGCTTCTTTATAAATGATATCCATGGTCTCAAAATATTGTTTAGTTAATAAACCTGACATTTTAACTCCAAGTTGAACATTAGAAACTGCATCTCTCTGTTCATATTGAGCTAATCTTTCAGGTAACACTCCTGTAATTGAAGAAGCTTGTTGTTCTACAGCTTGAATAGCTAATTGAATGCCTTGAATAGCCTGAGCTTTAACAGTATCATCAAATCCATTAAAAATCGTATTAGGCATACCTTCGCTGCCTTCTTCTTTACTATTTATTAATGCTAGCCCATTTTTTTTATATGCTTGTCAAGATTTAACTCTGTCTGTTAAATCGTCTCCTAAAAATGATGGAATAAAAGACACGTCCATCCAATCTCCAACTCCTCCTGAAGAAGCAATAAGGTTGTCTCTACAGTAAATTAAGAGATCTAGCTTATCTTGTAGATCCATAGTATTAGTAACTAAAGAATATGGATCTCCATTCTTATCTAAGAAAAATATTCCATTGACAGATAATCTACATCTACTTGGACAATCGGCACTTCTTACGATATATTTTGACTCTCCACGAGTAATGTATACTTCTGAACCAATTTTTACTCCTTCGTGCCTCGTTAATTCTCCAGTTTTATAATCTACTTCAATTCACTCAACTTCATATACAGGAATAAGATAATTCTTTATAGGTTCTATTGAATCATAATCTCCAGGCCATCCTGAATGTGCTTCAAGTCCTGCAAGAATACCAGTATGTAAATTATCAGCTCGCAGATTAGGTTCTGCAGGTTTACCAACATATCTAACTAAATAAGTAGGAGACGTTGAATCTGCAGTTTGTTGCATATCTCTAATTTTTTTAGCTGCTTCTGTAGTTAATTCTGATCTGAATGTGTTTAAGATATCTTCTTTTGACATTCATTTTCTAATAACAACCCTTTTTGAATCTGCAAGATAAGGAGAATTTGGATTACGTTCTACAAACGTATTAACAGGATTTAAAATTTCAATATTAACATTTGAATTACTTTCTGTAGGTTTAACTCTATAGTAACAAGTACCTGTAATAAGTAAATCTGTAAGTAATTCTGCCATTTTACGTTTTAAATCGATGTTTCTTGATTGTCTTAAATAATCAAGAATATTTTGTGCAGCAATTTCATATTCAGAAACAAAAGATTGATCTATATCTTGTTGAATTGAGGTGATCTCTTTTTCAACAAAAGGATCATTTACAATTTCTTTATTTTCAATAATAGCTGCAATAATATTATTCTTTAAATACTGTTGCAAATAATTAAATACTTCTGCACTAATTTTAAGTTGCTTTTCTCTCATTATATTTGAAACAGTCTTCTCATCCTTACAAGATACTTTTAAATCTTGATTTAAACCTAGATATTCTCCAACTAGTACATCAATATGTTTCTTAATCAATGGTGTAAAACTAACTGATGTAGGAGTCCCAATTCCATAATTTTCTTCTAGGTGTTTGAATTGATCAGCATCTCTATGACAATGATAGTATCCATAAGCTTTTCTCATGGCAACTTTATCATATACAAGATTACCTATCGCATCATTAATCTTCTTTACTTCATTCTCTATCACCATATTCTAATACTATATATTGATTTCCTTCACCTGGAGTAGTCATTTCTCCAGAATAATATTTTGTTCTATCCAGTTGCCTATTTCTAAGTTCTTTTTCAAGAAATTCAAAAAAACCTTCTTCATCACCTTCATAGACTAAGACTAACGGAGCTTTTCACTGATTTAAGTCTAAACTTAATTTTCATTGATTACCATCTATAGTTAATGTAAAGTCTCCAGTATAGTATGCACACATAGCCTTTTCAATTGTTTCGTATACTTTATCAACGAGTTCCATTTTTTTGTGATATTACTCCATATTCTTTATAGCCTTTTTCATTAGTGTATCACCCTATGTTTTTTCATTCTTTTGCTAATTTATCCTGAGCAGCAGGCCGTATATTCATTAATTCTTCATCTGCAATTTCTGCCATTTCCATAGCTGCAATAATATCGAACTTTCGTTTATTTTCTCAAGAATATTTTAGCAATTGCTCAAGCATTTCATCAATATCAATTGAATAACAGTAATCATTAACAAAATTATTAATTAATTCAAGACCATGCTTGATAATAGCTTCTGTAGCTGGTACACCAATCATTTGTGAGTTTCCTCTTTTCATATCTCCAAGAGTTGAAGCAGGACGTTTCATAAATAGACTATCTTTCTTTTTTTCTTTAAAATATGTAACAATACTAATCTTAGTATGTTCAAGTAGTGCTTTACAATTATATCATACTAATAATTTCATTGCTACATCATATGCTTCTCGAATATCTCGAGGACGATCTTTATAGATCGCAACATATTTAGCTTCTTGTAATCCATATATCCGTTTCTTAATAACTATACAGAAATCAGATACATCTGTTGAGGTAGAAGAATCTCCAGAACCTTGGTCAATAGAGTCTATTCCTGCAACATATAAATTTTTTAATACAAGTCCATCTTCATCACGAAGTGGCCTTTCATATATAGTAATTTTACTATTTGGATTACTTACAACTTTTACTTTTGTTAAATCAGGAGTATCTCCAGAACGATCTCATAATAATGATACATACTCTGGTTTTAATCCTGCTTTAAATATTCTAATTTGGGTTAATCTATCTGCAATTGCAATTGAATCAAAGATATTTTCACCCTGCTTATATAATGCTTCATTTGGAATAAAACAGTGCTCTGCACAATAATCAAGTAGATCTTTACCACTTAGCTTTTTACGTTCTTCCTCATAAAACTTTTTAAATTCTTCAGATTGTGTAACTCCTCTTGTATCTAAAAATTCTTCTCGTAAACTAAACTTATGAGCTGGAATAAAGAAAGCTGTTAATTGTGGCTTTCTATCTTCTGTATCATAGTTTTTATATGGAAGTACATTATACCCTTCTGGTTTTGCAAAAATGTTTGATAAACCTTCAAGTGCCATATCATCACCACCTGTACCTAAAGCAATACGTGTTCCAAAATGATAACCACCAAGCTCAACAAGGGCATTACCTTGAATCCAACTTTTAGTTAAATATTTATTAGATCCTGCTTCTTCATAGATTAATCTATCGACACGATCACCACGAATCTTATCAGATGTATCAGCAATTACTGAATCAATTTCTGACATTCAACCATATTCAACTCCATCAGGAGTAACTTGAGATGCACGTTTAGTATCTGCATTATTAACTTTTTGGCGTAGGTGACGCATACCTCCATTAGTATTCATGTCTAATCAGTTTAACTGCTTTCAACATTTAGTTTTTAAAGGAGTAAGTTTACCTTCTGCAGCACAAGTTAATAAGGAACGATAACCTCTATTAGTTATATAAGGTCTTACTGCTAAACAAGCAACAATCTCAGATAATCCAATACCACGAGCTTTTAATATAGCTACATCTTTGTGTAGTCTTTCAGCCATTTCAACATAATGAAAGAATTCATATTGTTTAGCTAGAAATGTAGGAAACTTTTCATTACGACCAGCACCACCTCTAGCTCCTTCAGAAATAACTTCCATTCTATAGAAATTTAAAAAGAAATAATGATCTCCTGTAATTCTATATTTGCCAACTGTATAACCTTCAGTACAACGTTTATATTGCTCTCTCCAGAAATCATTATAAGGCTTTGAATCTGCAGGATATTCCGTATATGAACCAGTTCTATCATAAATTTGAGCTAGTTCATTAAAAGGAGTAGGATCAAAATCTAAACCTTGAGTTTCATTAATTGGTCGATATCCAGTTAACTCATATGATAACTCTGGATCAAAGTAAAGTACATCTTCAGTGACCGCCACATCTCACAAACCATCTCTCTTTTTATAAAAATCAGTTGCAGTATACTCAAATTGTTCTGTAGTATCTTCTTTCTGATCTCCAAGCATTTCTTGTAATTGCTTTTTTAATTCTTCTTCGAATTTATCTGAAAAAGATTGAGGAGTTGGTTCAGGATCTTTTATTGATTCTCTAAGTTCCTTATATTTCTCTTTAGCTGTTTTCTTTCTTTTGACTTCTGATTCTTCTTTATTTTTTATCTGTTCAAGCATTTTTTTACGTGCTTGAGACATTGAAGATTTAATTGTCTTTACCATACTTAACTATCCATAAATCCAGGTTTTACATCACCTCTATTTTTAGCATTGGATTGCATTTGATCTTTTTTATAATTAAGCTCAAGTTCTTTTAATTTATCTGCCATAACTCCAATACTAGCAATATCAGCTAATACATCTTTTGCCTTATAGATAGGTTTACTATTATTATCTCTCTCTTCAAGGTCTATATTATCTAAAGATACTCTCATTTTTTCAAGAGTTCGATACGCTGTTTTTATAAGGCTAAGTATTCTAGAAGAATCTTTGATTTCCATGTATTTTCTAACTGCTGCATGGAAGACTGGATCATCTCATTCTTCTTGAGTTAATCCAGAATCTTCCATAGCTGCATCATGCTTTTGTCTCTCTAAGTATTGTTGATATGGACTTTTTCAGTCACAAAACAACCATATATATTTAAATTCTCTTCAAGCTCTTAACCTCTTTGTTCCTTTTGGATCTTCTTTACATTTATTTCTTTCTATATCTCACAGCGCTGCAAACTCCTTTATTAATAGTATTTCGTATTCGTTAATCTTTAGATTACATGTTACATTATCATAAAGGAATAAATCTAGCATTACTTTTTATTTAATTTTTCTTTTTCCTCTTTTGTAGGTTTGTAATTATTGTCTTGAACCCTCTGAAGCGCATTTCCTGAAGGAGTATATACTCCAGAAGTACGATAATATAAGGTATCTCCAGGCATAGTTTGAGTACCTAAGTACGGATTTTCAAAAGTTGGAGCAATTACATGTCTACGAATAGAGTCGATTAATTGATTATTTGTTCCTGGAATCGTACCTGCAATAATCATTTCTCTATCTATTACACCTCTATCTGTTAGATTACCTACATTATTAACAACAGTGTCTCGTTTTATTTTAGGAATTATTTTTCCTTCAGCAAATTTTTGTGCTCCAAACTTTGATTGGAGTTCTTTATATCTATTACTTACAGGAGACGACCGTCTCAATCCTAAAAATCCAAGAATTCCAGAATCATCTATATTACTATCTACTCTACCTCCAATGCCATTGTGTATATAAAGAGTATCCTGTTTATTTGGAGATACTAATTCTGATGTTGTAATATTATTTCTAGTAATTTGTCTTAAACCAACACCGTTAGGTAATACAGTTTGATTAACTCCAGGTTTTAAACTTCTAGCAACTTGTGCTCCATTATGTACTCATTTATTAGGACCATATTCAAATAAATCTACTCCATGAAATTCCTTACGAGCTTTATCAGATTTTCTTTGAGAAGTTTTACCTCCTTCTTGGAAAAATGAACCAAGGTTTCTTGGATTGATGCGGTGTTCAATAGGAATAGATCCTAAAGTAGCATTATTTCCATAATTGACCGACATACTTCTAGGTCCTACATATCTACTATCAAACCTATTAGGATTACCTAAATTAGATGCTACTATATAATCACTATACAAAGGATTAGTTGCAACTAGTTCTTCATTCATATTTGCAGGTCTAATTCCTTTAGCTGCAGACATTCCAGCTTCTTCTGCTTCAGGAATATTTCTTGATCTAAGATTAGATTGTGGAAGCTTTGGTTTCTTAGGAGCAGGTCTTGTTGGAGCTAATTGAGTTCCATATAATTTTCCATTTCAAGTAAAGCTAGTAAGTCCTGCACTTCTAGCTGCTGCAAAAGCTTGATTGAAATTACCTTGAGATAAATCAGGAGTAACATTAGTTTGTACATTTACTTTAGGAGTAATTCCAGTTTTCATAGATACTCCAAAAGATAAAGGTTGAGAAACAATTGAACCTTCAGTTTTTGTTACTTTAAGTTTAGAATTATCTCCTACAATATTTTTCATTGCAGCTGCTTTAACTTCTCTTCTACTTAATCCAAGATCTTGATCCTTAATAGCAGATTTCATATTTCTATATACAGTACGATTGAATTTAGAAGATTTCTTACCTTCTTTTACAACCTTCTTATTTTCTTTACGTTCATTCTTTGCAGATCCTCCATCCTTAAATTTATTAACAAGATAAGCAAGTTTACCTCCTTGTTTAAACATTCCTGCAGATTGTTCTTGTTTAAATTGATTAATCAATCCAGAAATAGTATTCATACCATCTTCTGTTTGTGCTAATTCATTTAATTTTCCTACAATTTCTTCAGGGGTTTTATTTTGGAATTCTTCTACTTTAGATGGAAGTCATTGAACAAATTGCATTAATTCTTCTTGTTCCATTATGATATTGTTTTATTATTAATATCTGTTGTAGAGCAAGTAATTTCAAATTTATTATATTTAGGGTCTAAAGGTTGCGAAGGATAAATCCAAATAGGAGTAGTATTTGGAGTAGTTGTAATTGTATAATTCTGTCCTTCCAAAAACTCTTTAATTTCAGCTACAGTACCTTCTATTATTATATCATTACTTAAATAAGCTTTCATAGTTACTTGTTCTTATAAAATTTTAAATCTTTTGTTGAGAATACTGCTTCACGTAAAACCATATTCCTATCAAACCATCTACATTTAATACCTTTAAAGATATTAGTTATTTCATTACCATGTTTGTATGATTGTGTAATTTTTTCTACTACATACATAACAGGAGATATAAGTTCACCATGTTTTAAAGTGACTATATCTCCTGGGTTAAAAAACGTTTTTTCAATTTCGTTTATCATATTATTCTTTGTCCTTTTCAATTACTCGACATATAATGTTTTGTTCACTGATAGCGTAATAACCCATATTATTGAATGGAACGGGTGCTACAGAATTTCTGTAATATATATCCTCTCCAGGTTTTACGTATTTACATTCGGGTCCTGCAGAAATAACAGTACCACATGCAATGAATTGTTCGGCTCTCTCCATCTCACCAGTATCATCAGACTTATATGTATCTGCAAAAAGATCTCCTGGAAGAATTAAACCTGAAGCACTTGTCTTAATTTCTCTATAAGGATTTTTTTCAAATGGTTTTATAATAACAGTATATCCAGTTGCAGCTACCTTCATTTTAGATGCATCTTTAGTACCTTTATTTAATTCAAGTAATCTATTTGCTGTTAAAAGCTGTTCTTCCTCCATTTTTTTATTATGAGCAGCAATTTCCTCAGGAGTTAACTCCTTTGTTTCATGTTTAATATTTGCTCCCATAAGATGAACTCCCATTTCTTGCATGTGTGCATTTCCTAAAAGATTTTTTCCCATAATCATTTACATTTTTTAAATTTAACTTATTACCATTTATTGTTATAGCATTGTTCGTCTTCAACTCTTACTTTTGCATCTAATACGCATCCACAAAGATCACAAATATCTTGTCCACATAATTTTGTTTTATACGAGCAAGTGCTACAAATTGCCAGTCTTTTTTCTGCTAATTCAGATTTTTTATTAAATATTTTTCTATACCATCCAATAATTATATTCTTAACTTTCTTCATAATATGCTTTACAAAAAATTACCTGATCCAGTGTACTTGTCATTACTTAAATCTCCAGTATGCTTGTGTTTTCCTATATAATATCTGCCACTCGGAAATCCGCAAAGAAAATGTATTTTATAAATATAATATATTACCATTTCATTACTATACATTTTGCTGCAGGCAGTTTTGTTTTTCGATTAAGAGCACATCCGCATCCTTTTCTATATCCAATTTTTGGTCTATCTGAATAGTCTGTTTTATTATTTTCATTAATATATAATCTAGGATTACATATTGGACCCATTGGTGTTTCTTTGTATAATGGACATTCTTTACAAACCGCTAATCTTTTTTCAGATAAGTCTTCGTTTTTTCCAAGAGCTTCATCGACATGTCCACTAATAATATCTATCCATCCCATAATTAAAATACTATAGGTTTATCTAAATCCAACTCAGATTTAATCTTTATATCTCTTTTATAATGTTTCAACATTGTTTCTACATCTGATTTTAAATAATCACATTCATGTTCTGTAATATGATTATTATGGTCAATATGTATTAGTACTAAACGTTTAATATTAAAGTTTGGATTAATTTTCTGTAATAAATATGCATATAATGACAATTGTAATGTATAATGATAAAAATTACAGTCCATAATATTATTCATTGGGAATTTCATCATAGTTCTACTTTTAGTAGCTCTATTATAAAATGATTCTTTTTCTAATTTCTTATTAGTCTTGTAATCTGCAATTATGATATCGTTCCTATCTTTAATAAGTAAATCAAGTTGTCCTGCAATTCTTAATAAACCATCTTCTGATTTATAACTAATCATAAATTCAGGATAAACTCCTTTTTCTAAATCCAATTGATAATATCCCTTCTTACAAGTGAACTTTCCTCCAAGACCGAATTTCCTAAGATCTTGTTCTTCAGATTGATAATACATATTCTCAAATTGAGCATGTATTTTTGTTCCTCTTTCGCAAGATTTATTTCTTTCAGTTTCATATGATTGAAGGATCTCAGTACGTTTACTTTCAAATTCTTCTTTACTAATTTTTAATTTTTCAAGAAGTTTTGGATCTCATCTTTTAGTATTTAATAATGAAGTCTTTACGACTTTAAAAATTTCTGAATCAACTAAAGCTTCACAAGCTTTATAAGCAGATCAAAATGCCGAATCAAACTCATTAACATATTTATGTATTAGAGTAGTAACTGATACATAAGGCTTATTATCATATTTATCTAAGTATAGATGTTTTGCATCTGAATAAATAACATCTTCTGTCTCTTTATCTACTTGATAACCATTAACATATTTTTCTTTTACATTATCTAACTTTGGCATTATTTATAACATTTGGTTTTATATATTGTTCTATTATTGCTCCGTATCTAATTAAATTCTCTTTAATAGTACTATCTTCATATCCTACTTCGTTTTCTTTTTCTCAAGTGAATCCTAAAATTCCTGTTGGAATTCCAGTATCATCTTTTAGTAGAGTACATGCTAAATATTCTACATTATTTTTTCCAAATCGATCATACATTACATGATCTATTTGTTCTAAAGTAGTTAAGTTACCGATAAACTGATTATGTGTTTTTAAATAATCAGGAAGATTTAATCAACTAAGATGAAAATTATCATATTGTTCTTTGATTGAGTGTGCGTTTTCTCCACATAACTCAAATCGCATAGAACCATATAATCAATCAGAAATACCATTGTGATATTGTATTACTCATACTCTATCTGCACCTGACATATATAATAGTCTTGGAAGTAGATCTTTAACTTTCTTATCATCATCAATCCTATTTAACAATTCTTGTGAATGTTTCTGACTCATATATTCTGAATACTTATCAAATAAAAATGTTGGATCATAACATATTCTCAAAGTAATACTTAACATAAACATGATGATTAAGGCTTTAAAGATACTACATACTCCATAATCTCTAATATACTGTAGGATAGTCCCCAGTCATGAGAGTCCTGAGCTTAAATCGTGTTGTTTCTTAGCCATATCTAATTCTTTAAATTATTGTATAATTTTATTTGGATGATGCAAATATATAATAATTTTTTTGTATATCCAAATAAATCAGTAAAATGTTTGTATTTAAATAAATAAATAACTATATTTGCACAAATAATGTGCATATTCAATTATTAATATTATAATTATGAAATATAACGATGAAATTTTAAACAAAATTGCGCAGGCATATAGTAAACCTGCAGATGAAAAAGGTAATCTAGATAATATTATGTTAGGTTATCTTGAAATGATGAAGAATGGAAGTAAGATCCATATTAAACCAGAAAATAGAGGTAAATTTAATGCTACTAAAAAGAAGACAGGTAAAACTACTGAAGAATTAACACATAGTAAAAATCCTGTAACTAGAAAGCGTGCTATATTTGCTCAGAATGCTGCTAAGTGAAATAAGAGTAAAAAATAAAGGTATGATAAAACAATTTATCTTTCAAAACAGTGGGGGGGGGGGTAAAAAAATAAATAAGTCTTATTTTTATTTTTATGGCCCAAATTATACAGTTCCAAAAATTACAGATTCAAATATTGACCCCTTACGCACGACTAATTACTTATTTGGGGTTTCATTTGATTATCCTTTAGATTGTGATGATCAAGAACTATTTTTTAAAATAACTGTAAATTTAACAGTTACTTATTTGGGAGTTGATACTCCACGATCTATAAACTATACTGTATCTATGGGAACATTAGAAGATACAGGTATTGGTTTCGATAATAAGAATTTTGCTATACCTGTAAACTTATCGTTTCCAGTATCTTCAATAGAACATATGATGTTTAATTCTGCAACTATTGAAATATGTAACCCTAATCCAAAATACGATTATATAGCTCCCACAGAGTTTTCTACGGAAGGAGAATATATTGCAGTAAGCACTAGACTTTATATGGATATTAGTCAGTTTGGAAGTTATCAAGGAAGATTTGAAGCAGATTTATATAATTCAAGTGTAGGAATATTAGTAGTAAACAATCCTATGACTTTAGAATTTAATGCAAATAGCAATCCATATATAAGTAAAATACAAACTAATTGAGCTAAACGTATAGATTTAGTTTCTAGTATGACAAGACCTCAACTTGATTTAAGATGTATAGATAAAGATGGAATGGCTTCTAATATGTATATGGGAGTAAATTGTATAGTATTTTCTTATTATTTAGGAGTAGAAATAGATACTATACTTAGTGCAGTTGAACAGATAAGAATACCTATTATAACTGGACAAACTGCAGTAAATGAAGCTACAAATTATATAGACGAAAATCTGGTAGGAGATTATCTCGTATATGATATTAACACATACCTTCAATAATGATAAATAATTTAGAGATATTAAAACCTATTCTTCACTTTGAAAAAGATTATTATGTAAGAGTAATAATTCTTTCAAGATTGAAAGATGGTCATTCTACTCAAAAAAGAATCTGTAAAGATTTATTTTTTGGTTCATTTGAATCATTAAAAGAAACTATGCCAGATATAATCAAAGTTGCAGAAGAATACTACGCTAGAGTATATATTGATACTGTTTCAAAAAGATTGTCCTCTGGATTTTTATCTCAGATAGAGTGAGAGCGGTTTAAAGTTTTTGGAATTAAACCTCAGCTAAAAGATATTATTATAAATGAAGATTTTTATGGTTTATATGATGCTGATGAATGTTCTGAGAATGCAAACAAAATAGTGGCCTCTATATCTAAAGAACTTAACTTTACTCCTTTAATTATAAAATCTTCAAATAAAGGAGAGCATTGATTATATAAAATTTCAGAGCTTTATACAATGTTAGATAAAATTGAAGATAATTATATTAGAAATAAGATTTTTATAGGACATGCATGAGCATGCTTATATAATCCATGTACTAATTAATATGCAAGCAAATAAATATTTTCAAGTAAAAGAATTAGTATCATCTAAAATATACAATCAATATGGTGATGATGCTATAAAATTTCTAGATCCAAAAGCTCTTGAAGCTTTAGAGAATGTTAGAGAAATTCTAAATGTTCCTCTTATATGTAACAATTGATACGCAGGAGGATCTAGAAATTATAGTGGTTATAGAGAACCTGGATGTGGAGTTGGTACTCCTACAGGCTATCATTATAAAGGTCAAGCGTTTGATTTAATATCAACTAAATTAACTGCTAAAGAGATGCGAGAAATCCTCGAAAATAATCAAGATAAACTTAGGTATCCTATACGAGTAGAAAAATGAGACAATAAAGGTGAAATCTCTTGATTACACATTGATATTTCTCCAAATACACATGGGAAAAAACTATACTTTTTTAAAGCATAACATATGAAATGATATATTAAACTATTAAGATGGATCTGGGAGTTCCCTCAGTGTCTCCTAGGTCTCATCTTAACCAAACTCTATAATGTAGAGTATAAAGAAACATATAAAGGAATTCCAATTTATGCTGGTGACTTTCCTGGAGGTATTTCATTAGGATTATATATCCTAATGGGAGAATCTGCTAGAAAATATAATAGAAACAGCATTAAAGATCATGAATGAGGCCACACAAGACAGAGTATTAGATGAGGATGGCTTTATTTACCTGGCCCTGGTTTATGCAGTATTTGCTGAGTAGGTCTTAGAAGAATTAGTGCTAAACTTAGAGCTAAAAGTTATTATTCAGTTTGGCCAGAAAATCAAGCTGATAAGTTTGGAGGAGTTCCTAAACGGTAATAACTATGAATGATTTATTAGAAAATGCAAAAAGGAATTCCAAGATAACACTCGAAGAATTCTTTTTTGAGTTTTATAGTAAAATTCTTGAATTTGAACAAGAAACAAAAATAAAAGAAAATGAAAACATTTATATCACAAAATATAAACAAGATTAAATTAGCACCATTTCCTGAAAGTATAGTGTTAGTAGCTACCTGCACGTATCATAAGGGTAATGATGAGTTCCATGCCATATTACAATTAGCAAAACCTACAGATTTAGATTCTTCAGGAAATTATAATACATTAACTGCAGTTGCAGCACCTTATAATGTTAATGTTATAGAAGAGATTCAAAGAAGTTGAGGCATTTTTGGATATCCGATTGCTTTTAATATAACAGAATTTCCTGATTCTGAATTTAGAAATTTTCTTTTTACAGGAGGCTCTGTTATACAAGAATTAGATACTCCTGTAGATTTATTTAATGGCATTAATGGCCTTAGTGGAAATCCAAAGAATTCTTCTTTAGCAGCATTTGCATCATTTACTTTTATGCAGGGAAATAAATATTCAGAAGAATGTGTTATAATGCCTGCAGATTGGGATCAATGAATAGGTGAGTCTGACCTAATGATAAGAGCAGGTTCTTCTACATGTCATTTTGTAATTAGTGATGCAAGTTCTTACACATGTATACAGAACCTTATAAATTATTCAAATGAAGGATTCTTTATGATATTTACAGAATCAGAAGATCTTGGAAATAATGCTAAACTATTTGCACGAGATATAGCTACTCTTAATGATACTACAGTATATTCTGTTGGTGCTACATTTATTGCAACAAAGAAATTTACATGTACAAGATGTGGATATGTAGCTCAAGGTGCTGTAGCTCCAGCGTGATGTCCTGTATGTAAAGGGACGGATTTTGTAACAACATAATATGAATAAATTATTTATTTCCCAAAATAGGGGGGGAACTTATTTCAATATAAATCTATAGAGGTATATGTAAATGATTTTGGAGCCCAAAGAACTGAAGGAAGTAAACGTAGAGATTAATTTCGAAGTATTTAGTGTAGAAATGAGAACTTAAAACAAAAGGAACCCAATTGGGTTCCTTTTTTGTTTAATCTATTGGTCCTCTTCATTTAGCAGGTTCCATAGTTGCTTTATTTAGATCTAAGGATAAGAAGATTCCTTTATTTACAATTTCTTCTCCTAATTCTGTTCCAGGATAATCTGGGTAGTAATAAATATATTGGGTACCTCCAGGATATTTTGTATCTTCCCACATTAAAGTTTTTATTTGCTTAATCGAAATCATACTTTCTGGATTCCACATAAACAGTAAAGTTTTTGCATCATCTGATAGATATTTAAGTGGGGCTATCTCATCATTTTCTGTAGTCATAGTTATATCAGGCCATCCATTCTTTGTGCTTACACCTCCCCATAATGCTGTTGCAACATCCATTCATGTTTCATGTCCAAGATCATCCCTATACATTGGACAATCATCTATATTAAAACATACATAGTTTGAATACGGATTATGAGCATAAACATATGTACTATCATATGCTGGTAATGGATTAATTATTAAACATTTTGGAGATTTTCCAAATAATGCAATGGTTTTGTTCTGTAAACTCGTGGAACCTTTTGACATAGACCATGTAGCTATAGGACTGGTACCTTCTCCTTCACTATATCTTACACTTAAGCTTAAATCGGAAGCTAATGGGTATTTAGCTAACACACTAGTACTCATTGTTCAAGTTCCTGGAGTATATTTGTCATATCTAAGTGATATAATATTTGTAGGAAGTATAGTTCATACAAGTTCAATTGTTTTACATGAACCTGAATTTATTCCTGCAAAAGACAACCCGCCATTAATACTATCTGCAGTAGCGTCTCCTATATATGTTCCATCTACATATACTTTAAAATAATATTTTCTAGGCATATCTAATGCAAGTTCACTACTTACAATATGTAAAATAAAGCCTCAACCATTAGGATCATTAACATATCATGAAACGTTCTTTTGTAATTAAAACATAATAGTCTCCTAAGTCGAAATTTAATTCACTTCCATTACCTGTAATTTTTCTTAATGCAAACATGTATTTATATATTTATTAATTTAAAAGTTTATTTTAAGTATATTACAAATACTCAAGTATAAACATCATCTGGAATATCAATGAACACGTCACAAAGTGTAACATCATCTATTTCTTCATGTTCTTGTTTTAATAGTTCCATAATTGAAACTACTTCTTTCATTGGATTTAATATAGAGTTTTCACTACCATTAGATCCATTATTTAAAACTGCATAATATACTTTTGAATCTTTAATAAAAGTTACAGCTGCATTTTTATAAAAACCATAATCTTTTAATTCAATTTTTGGAGTATCTTTATCTTGCAGTTTTGTTATTACTTTATCATATAACTTATTGTCCATTATTTGAAAGATATTTATTAAGTGAAGTTGTTCGATTTAAAGTTCTTATATAATTATCTTTACCTTGACTATAATTAGAGTTAGTATCATTGTTTCCATGAAGTCTATCTACAAAATCATTTGTGCTAGTAGCGGTTAGTGCATTATATCTAGAATTTAGTAAATCTACTTTATATTGTGCATAATCATATAGATTTTCAAAGTCTATATATTTTTCTCCATCTTTATGCTTTGTTCATTCTCTATCTGTTTGGTTATTATTCCATTTTATTCCTCCAAGATTAAAACCTCTTGATCCTCTTGGATCAAGTCCGTATTGACTTTCAAGAGCAGCTTGTCTAACTAAATTATCTACCTGAGTTAATGGCAAATTTTTTTCTTTTAATACTTGTACAAATATAGGCTTAAGAATTTCTGCAAGTTCTTTAAATTTATTATCAGTTTGTCCAAACTTGTGATAGTAATCTAAATTAGGATAATTACTATTTGGAATATAATCTCCATATTCAGTATTTACGGGATAACTAAGGTTTGGTTTTCGTTCATTATCTGTTACTTGTATTGAATTTTGAAAACCTGGAAGTTTTAACCCTAACTGAGCATATAATGTGGCATCCTTCTTTTTAGTAGGCGCTTGAGCCACATTATTAAATAAATAAAGTAAGAAATCATCACTATATCTATTCAATAAATTATATGTATTTTCTTTATTATAATGTGGAGTAGCTGTAGATTCTTCAGGTACAATTTTATATTCTGGATTAAAAGGTTCTGATTGAATTATCTTTCCGTTTTTATCAAATTGTGATACTGAAAAACTACCTTTACCTTCTGAACCTTTAAGTCTATTTATAAGAGTATAATGATCTAAATGTTCCTTCTTAATATTTTGTATTTCTTCTTTAGTAAATTTATGATTAGGATCTGCATTAATACTATGTCTTAGTTGCATTAATCTAGCATAAATTTCCTGAGGATTATCTAAATATTCATCGGGAGCAATTGTTTTATTATCATAAATTGTATCTCCGAAATTATCTTGATACTTCTTAATTACTTTCTCTTGTGCATCAGGTAAACTACTATGAGTTCATTCATGAATTGCAGTACTAGTTGATCCATCTGTTAAAAATATTCTTCTACCAAACGGATAATAAACTCCTGAAGCATTATCAGGGACTTTACTCGGATTTATCTTTGCTCTAGTAAGATCTAAATTTCTTTTAAGTGCATTAAATACTAAAGATTCAGTTACAGGGAGAGGAATTGGTAGAACTTGTTTAACATTTTGTTTTACTAAACCTTTACGTGATTTATATCAATCTTCAAGCCACTGTTTTCCTTCTTGAATTCCTCCTTGTTGAAATTTTAATACTCCTCCATGTTTAGCAGAAGCTATAACTTGATTTAAAATATTTGCATATCTTGGATCTGTAGCATATCCTCCTCTATGAACTCTATTTGCAAACTCTTTTATATCTCCAGAGAATGCTTTATAACGTTTATTATTTAATAGATCAATTTTAAAATTTGCATAATCTTCAAGTGATTTGAAATTTCTAAATTGATCATTTATATAAACATCCTTACCATTAATAACTTCTCTAGTTCGTTTAGTTGTTCCCTTTCCTTTAATGCCTCCAAAGTTATATGATCCTGCAGGTTTAGAACCTCAAGCTGATTCTAATCCGTCTTGTGCTACTAATGATTTAGCAAATGCAGGATTTAAACCTTTTGATTTTAATAATCTTTCATAAATAGGAAGCATTGTATCTTTGAAATCCTTTTTAGAATTGAATTTATGAACTGTAGTTTCTTGAACTATTGGTTCTGGATTTCTTATCTCTTCTACTTGAGATTGTACTTCTGTCTCTGTATCATCTTCTAAAGGTTGAGAATATCTGGGTTTATATACAGGTATTTCAAGATTTGGAATTTGAATATTAATATCTCCTAAAGCACTATCTCGTATGAATGGTCTGTATGTGATATCGTTCATAATAATTGTTTTATATTATTTTGCAAATATATACATTATTTTTATAAATCACAAATTACAGCACCTATTTCTGGATCTAATTTACAACGATCTGGATTCTCTAATTCAGAAATTCTAGATGTTAAATTATCTACTTTATTTTCTAATTCAGAAACTTTAGATAATAAATAACTTGTTACGCTTTCTAAATCTGCAATTCTTTGTTCTAATTTATTTTTTAGATTAGTTATTGTAGTACTTGCTGAGTTTGCCATATTACTCGCTACCCCTATAGTACTTGCTGTACCTATATATGGATTAGGTGTTGTATTAATTATACTTCCAAGAAATGAAATAGTACCCGACAAATCTGCGGTAGTCTTACCTGTTATAGTCGTATTTGTTGTGTCCATATTATGCAAAATTAAAATCAGAATTAGTATTTAATCTACTTAAAAGTTTTTCGTTTTCTTGTTTTAATTTCATAATTTCTTTACGTAGATTTTTAATATCTTCTGAATGTTTTTCAATCTGTTCTGAATGTTGATCTACTTTTTGATTTACAAATAATATTGCTTGACATACTAAAGATAAATCAATAAGCTTAGCTGATTTACGTAATCCTGATATTTTATCTAAAGCAGATGTTCTACTTGTAATTAAAATACCTTTATCTTCTAATTGTCTAAATACTCTAGTTAATACTTTAGTACTTATGTCCATTTTTGCTGCAAGTTCTTTATTAGTTTTAGTTGTAATAGCAAATTGTCCATCATTTGTACTGGTGTATTGTTGCATTGCTAATAGAACTCCTTTTTCTTCAGGAGTAGTATTCTCAGCATCCATAAACTCGTAAGTAAATCTTTCAAAATATCTTCCTGATTTTTGAATCTCATAAATATTACTCCTACCTTTTTTCTTTTCTAGAATTTTAATTTCACCTGCTGCATTTAGTTTTTTAATACTACTTTGCACTGTATTAATAGATACTCTTGCTAATTCTGCAAGAGTTCTTAGTGAAACAAAAGTTTGGAATGTATCTTTATCCATATTTTTTCTCATATAACCATAAATGAGATAATCAGTAGGATTCATTTTAATTTCTTTTGCAACCCCCAAATCATGAGGGACTTGAATGTGTTGTACTTTATTATCCATAAATTAATATTTTTAATATTACAAAGATATAACATTTATTTAATATTACCAAATATTTATACCAATATTTATTTAAAGTGTATAAGAATTTGATATAGTACATTCAATTTAAAAATAGCCCTGGGAGATACACTAAGGTGTCGTTTTTGATACACCTATTTTAAAAAAGTGCCCTGGGAGATACACTTATATGCCCTGAGAGATACCTATCTATATATGTTCTCGCTTCGCGGAGGCGCTCGAACAGATCTATATACCTGTCTGGTTGCCCCCCCCCCTACCCTATTTGGTTTGGAAAAGGGGTTGTACTTTAGATATGTATTGTGTACACATATGGATTATAAGATATCATGTATACATATGGATATTGTATATATTATATACACGTATGGATACTCTATTAAAACTCCCCCTGGGGGTTTCAGATGGAAAACCGAAAAAAATTTCGAGTAAAATATTTCTGACAAAAGTTCTATTTTTAGAAACCAAAGCATCTGAACTGTCTATATGTTAAACTTTTTCATCTAATACCATTATGAAAAACATCGCACTTATCAAATCGATCGTCGCTACTTCCATTTCGTCGGCAAACCCTGCTGAGCTCACTGAGCACATAGCAGCTCTCATTCAGGCTCATCCTGAAGAGACTCGAGAGAACGCGCTTGCCATCCTCACTGGCACTGCAGAACTCACGGTTCGTCCTGTAGACCAGGTTGAACTGACCTGCAACAGCAGCAACTACACCAACCTCTCGTTCATGGGCGAGCCTACCGTAAATCTGCTCGAAGGAACGGTTCGCTGCTCTGTCAACTACACACGAACCTCTACCCGCTGGTACAAGACCGAGGAAGATGCCGAAGCTGGAAGGAACAGCAGCTATCAGCACGACGACTATGTCATCCAGCGCGAGAGAAGCTACGAAGAATCTATGAGTGTAACATTCGACATCCGCGAGTGGAACACGGGCAAGGTCGTGTGGAGATGCTAACCACCTCAATCTATCTCGGAGAAATCCGAGATAGATTTTTTTTTCTTTTTACCAAAATATCTGAATATTATTTAGATAGCAATAGTGCTTCTCGGAAACTCATCAAACTATCAAACCATGGTACAGACTGTTTTTCACAACCTGCTCATCGAAGCAGAATCTATGTCGGATGTTCACAATTGTGGCACTGCTCGACCTCGTTACACTTATCAGGAGCCGCTCAAGCTGCAGAACGTCGACAAGGTCACGGAAGAAGACCGTGCACTCATGGATGTTGCTCGCGATATGTGGGCAGGTGTAATCAAGAAAGGGCTTTGAGCCCTTTCTTTAATAGCTTTTACTATGGATGACAGAACTCAACGTGTTGCAGATGAAATAGCTTCTATTGAAGCTATTTCTCACAACACTGTAAAAGCTTTATCGACTGTTACTACTCTGCTCAATGTAATTGTTGAGATGTACATTGCAGGACTCGAAGCTAAGCTACAAGCACTTCGAGCACTGGTTAAATAACAAAAGCTACTGAAAGGTAGCAAACATTCATCTTTAACTCATCACGTTTATGAAACAATTAAAAGGTGCCAAGAGGGCCGAAATGCTGCAAGATGCAGCCAACAAGGGATTCGACGACGTAACTGTCGAAATCTTGAAGTCGAAGACTATCTTCACCCAGAACTTGCTGTTGAAGGGTGATACGGTCGAGTTTGAGGACTTCGATATCCAGCTCATCAAGCAGGGGAAGGAATTTAAGACCGTCAACAAAGACGGTGAGGAGATTACCGTTCGGGGTCTCATGATACTCTGCTGCATCAACGGAGTGTGGCGCTGGTTCCCGCTCAGCACCTTTCAACGCGGTTGCCAAATCGCACCTGAAGGTCGCACGGACTACATGGAGGCCATTCGCGAGAAACACGACCTCAATCTGCGCATACTCACCTGCGGTGATGCGTTGGAGGTCACCCAACTCCTCGCAGGCAAGCGGCTCAAAGTCACGGAGAACCAGTCCTTTAAGTTCCAGCGGTTCAACAAGGACCGTAAGAAGCTTGAGGGAGAGTTTGACCTCAAACCAGTCTCGTTATTCGAGGCGCTGGCATAATAATTGGAGAGTGGGGAGCAATCCCTGCTCTCCTTCTTTTTTCCATCAACCAAAGCCACCAACAGGTACCAAAGCTCCCGACAAGTTCGTAGTACATCACAAGTATAAAATAAACGTGATTGTAGTACATAGAAGTTTAATTTAATTTATTTATAAAAGATGAAGATTTCTGAAGTAAAAAATCTGCCGAAGATTGCAGCTCCTGGTGGACGTGTAGTCGCTGAAGTATCTCCTGAATTTCTGAAGGAGAAAGGTGTAGGTATCGTAACTTACGGTATTGCACCGAACGAAGTTATCGAATTTCCTGATACGGAAGCTGACATCAAACCCTTTACTCGCACCGTTCGTCCGAACAGTGATGCAGTTGAAACACTGATCGTAGTGAAACGAAACGGAGAGTTCGGGTATTTCTCGGTAGCGGCACTTCGTCGCATGGATTATCAGGGCAAGTTCGTCGGTCCTGTATGTCAGGCATTGCAGAATGAAGCAAGCGATTATGCTCGTGTAGCTAAACTCTGCGGTAAGAAGCTGACGTGCAAGGAGATGACGAAGATCAAGGTTCGTAAGTTCGATAACGGTGTCATGACCGATGAACTGACGGAACGTGATGTACCCGTCCTTGAGTATGCGTAACGGCCAAATTACAGTTAAGGGGTCGTGAGTACGGCCTCTTAACTGTTTAGAAACTAATATGGGTAGAATATATGTAGCTAATGCAGATAGCTGATATAGTAATCCAGAAAGTTTCTGAGTCCTTGAAAAAGGACGGTATGACATGTGGTACATTGTACGATGTGTTCATTGTCTATAAGTCTTTGATCGGACTTATAGGCTCTAGTGATGATTTGATGAGTTTAGATGATTAGTGACCGTGGGAAGAGAAGTGATGAGCTCTTCCCACATTTTTATTAAAGATTATGGATGCAATTAAAGTAATACTCGGTATAATCTTTGGCTTGATTATGCTTGGATGGATTGCTACAGTAATAGTCATGGCTTGTGGTCCTTGGGTAGCTGTAGTAATTGCCGCGATCGCTTTAACTATTTATCTTAACCGAGATTGACTGCGATTGCATAGTAATAATAGTTCTTTGACATATTGACATGACAGAAACACCTGACAAAATGTCATGTTGTGACTGAAGTAGAGGATGAAGTGATCGGTGTAAGTCGTTGATTATCACCCTTTTATTCATCCTCTACTCTTTTTAAAACTGTCAATTTGTCAGACCAACTTCCTTCATGTAAAATATCTATTATTCTCACATTCAGAAAGTTACTCTTCAATAATAATAATTTTATCCATTATTTTGAAGTTTAAACAATCGCTTTTGGCAATATTAGTTATTTTATAATTTGACAATTCAAAGTTTTAAATCTTAAATATACATAAACTCGAAAGTTGCCTGACGATTACCAGAAATTAATGTCTGGATTCACTATAATTAGTTTATCTAATATAAGTGGGCTTAAACGAGTATAAATAAAAGCCGAAACGTTCGCAACAGTCAAATGAGAGAGTGAAGCATAGTAGCTCTCTCTTTTTAGACCATTTAGGATTTACAATATAAATCCAAAATCCTAGTACAACAACTAGTATTAGGTTAACATTATATCTACAACAGCGGTAGAGGAAGTTGTACAATCAGTTTAAGAGGAGACTACCATTACAAATTGAGAGTCTGATGTATAATGTTATTGATGTTTTTTCATTTTGATGAATTTACTTAGCATGACGATGCTAAGTCGCGTGTTCTCTTGATATCGGAGGAAGTAATGATATCTAGCAGCTATGCTATCTTAACGTGAGAGAAAATAGCAGTTGCCGAGATGGCGAAATTAGGTAGACGCCCAAGACTTAAAATCTTGTATCCCGAATGGGGTGTACGGGTTCGACTCCCGTTCTCGGTACAAAAATCCTATGAGTTCTGCAGAGCTTACATAGGTCGCATATGTGCCTCATCAGCCTTATGTATGAGATAATAAGAGTGATTCTCAAACTTGATTAGGAAAATAGTTTTTTCTAGTTAGTGATTCTAAGTTATCCAGTGTACAATGGGATTATATGAATCTTTTTAATAAAAGTCTAACAAAATTTTAATTTTAAATAATATGCTCTGTAAGAATAATATTTTTAAGCTTTTTGTTCAAGAATTTATTTTATTCTTGTATACCAAAGACTCTGAAGAATTTTGTAAAAGACTTTGTAAAAAGCATAATTTCAAAAAAGAAGAATTTGAGGAATATTTTAAAATAGTCCAAGAAAAATTCAATGAAATACCTAGTGATCAAGAAATTGCATCTCAAGAATGCAAACAGTCTCAAATAAAAAATCAAGTTATTGAAACACTTGAAAAAGTTATTTTAGACATTAAAACTCTTAAATAAAGTTTAACAATATCTAAAATTGTAATTATGTTCATTTCTAAGAAAACTATGCGAAAGAAAGATTTCGCATGTCTCAAAGCAGAGAAGCCGAACTATAAGGCTTTTCGCGCACCGAAAGAAAATGCGAGACACAAGTTTCAGACGCTTTTCAAAACTCCTCGTGGCTGGTTTCTCAGCATGATGCAAGACAAAAAGCGTGTGATCGGCGAAATCTCTGTTCCTGCAGCTCAGGAATGGCTCGACGAGTGTCATTTCAAATACGAAACTGGCTGGTAAGCCACCTCCTTTCTTTGTAGTTAATGAATTCATAGCGAGAACCTTTGGGGCTATCTTGCCGTGACTGAACCATTAACAACGAGCAACCCTGGCACAACTCGTAAACGCCAGGAACAGTCTATCTACACATAAGGTCTAAGGACTAATTTGTGAATATAAATCCTCCTCCCCAAGTTGAATTTTATTCCAAATTGGATAGTTAATAGAGATGTCTGCGTGAGCAGGATTGGTAGTACCCTCTATTGTTAAAACTGTTTTATTTTGTATTTTAGAATTTTTTTATATAACACGTTGCAGACACTTGCAGGACAGTTATTAATGGGAATTAAGTTCTTCCATTGTTACTGATAACAGAAAACTAACAGATGGCTTAGAAAGTGTATTATAACGTGAATGGAAAAATCCGATTGCTTTGCAAGGTTGAAAACCCGTCCATTCCTCTTTTTATTACGTCGTTAAACAGTTCTATCTACAAAATTGACGTTTTTGTAGTAATCAAATTAGCAAAAATGAAAACACGAGATGGTCCCAAGTGACTTTTGAACAATTTTTTATTTGATTTGATTTTAGACTTAAACTTCAAAGCTAGAGTATGAAAACACGAGACGGTCCGAAATAGGATTTTTTAAGTTCTGTTTTGATATTTAATTTAAGCATTAAAAATAACATATAAAACGCCTAGTTTGGCCAACTAGGTATATAGAGGAAACTGTCGTCCTACTATATGTAGATTCTATGTATTAAGTAGAATTTTAACCATTGAAGGCAGTTGAAGATTATCAGGTGAGTAACGAATCACCTAGCGGCCTGATAAGGATAGAGACTTGTAGTAATACAAGAGTTTGCGGGATGACGCGAATTCATGTGCGATAGCATGGAGGGTAAAGAGGATTACCGCTAGAGTATTCTCAAAACTTCTCAATAGGAACGAAATTTAGTCACAAGTGATAATCAGTTGGTTCGTAATGTCTACTCATCTTTTGCGATGGTTGAATAAGCTATGTGAACAAGAGAAGTTGTTATAGCTTCTTTGATTAGAGGCTATAACGCAAGGGCTCGGTTCGTCTAGTTGGTCTAGGACGCAAGATTTTCATTCTTGAAATCACGGGTTCGAATCCCGTACCGAGTACATAAAATTGAAATCTAAAATTGACTAAAAGAGTAATGGAAGTATATTTTGAAGGCACTATAGGTATCCGAAAATGGTTGCGAATTCGAAAGAATCGCATCTCTACACTTGAAGAACTTACTAAGTTAGTAATCAAACACGAACCTCGTGAATTAACTATTCACATCAATTCACTTGGAGGAAGTACATATCAAGCTTTAGCTATTTACTTCTATCTTCTTTCTCTTAGCATTCCAGTTACTACTTTTTGTCATGGTCAAGTGGCTTCTGCAGCAACTATTATTGCTCAAGCAGGAAAAAAGAGATATATGGATAAAGATGCAGAAATCCTTATTCATACTCCTCGGATTAATACAAGTAATGCAATTACTTTCAGACTTTTAGGTATTATTAAAGAAGATCTTGCATTTTCTAATAAAATACTTAAAACTATATTCAAAAGAAAATCAGCTTTAACTGAAAAACAAGTTGAAAGAGTCATGCACTTACAAAATGAAGAAGGCGTATGGTTGAACTACGAAACTGCACTTCAGTTTAAGTTGGTTGATGAACTTGAAGAATAATACGTATATTCCATAGTTAGTAGCTGGATCTTAGTGAGAGTGAGCTACCTCTCTGAGCTTAACTAAGATCCATTTTTAGAAACCTCTGTTTGCATTTGATTATATAACACACCTAGTTCCATATAACTTTTCAGTTGGCATTAGTTAGATGAAAACTACGATTTAATCCAGCGAGCGATAGTGTGGTTGCCATGACCTGGAGATTTTTAAAACCCTCTAAGTTTAACAATATCTAAAATTGTAATTATGTCTAAAGATCTTTTTTCGAGTCGTACTCCCTTTGAAAAGTGTTATCTCGTAGAAAACGTAAAACATCTTTCGTTCATTCCAGGGAATCGTACCCTGAGAACAGCTCACGTAAATCGAATCTTCAAAGCTTTTCTCGATGGAGAGTGGATGCCGCCTATCTATGTTTCTGCAGACGGTGAAGTTCTCGATGGTCAGAATCGTCTCGCAGCATTTCGTATGCTGAAAGAGAAGTATCCGCAGAACAAAACTGCAATTCGAGTGATTATTATCAACTCGGATGCATCTCCTCTGAATCTCGCAATCAAGTTCAATGCAGGACATGCAAACTGGGTAATCACTGACTACATGAAAGCTTATCTGGAAAAAGGTCTTCATGGCTATCAGCAGCTCCAGGATTTCACGAAAGCTTTCCCTGAGTTCGAATTCAAGGCAGCTATTCAACTGATCAAGGGTTCGCACTCTTCGAGAAAGTTCAACAACGGTCTCTTGGAGATCTCTAACGAAGAGTACATGGAAGCATGTAAGAAAGCTGCTGCTCTCATTCAGATCGCAGAAAAGTTGAACAATAAGATCGTCCTTCGACGAGACATTGTTCTCGCTTTCTATCATGTCTGGAACAAGATTCCTAATATTCAAACGTATCTCAAACGTATCGGTAATCTTCAGGTTCCGAGCGTTGAGAATCGTAAGGAGTGGGAACTTGCATATAGTGCTCTGTTGCGATAATTTCTGGTTTTTATTTGTTAATCGGCACGTTAATAGAGTTTACTCTATGCCTACTACCACTCGAAGGTGTGATTAACAAGGGTCGCCTAGCGTCCTTGTATGAACGTAGGTCGGTGATGGTCACTATCTCAGCCTCGCCATAACAACTTTAAGAAAATGAATAATTTAGGTAAAGCTATAGGATTAATTCTCTTCATGGGAATTATTCTGACTTCCTGTTTATTACTTGTTTCTAAACCTAAAGATCAAGTAGTAACTATTACAGAGTTTCCTCAGGATGGAGTAAAAGTATCTAAAGTAGCTCCTATTTCTGAGTTCGAACGTAATCAGATTACAATATCTGTAATGCATGAACTTGATTCACTCGATAATATTTATCAAGTAGAAGCAGGTATGCAAAAGATTCCTGCTGAAGTATTCGATAACTACTGTATTGAAGTAATGAATCACTACAAAGGTCAGATTCGAAGTATCTTTTATGATCCTTTGGAAAATCCTCGTATAAAAATCAGATGGGTTAATTAACTATGATTATTTCTTGTATTACAACAGCTTCTAATAAAGCTGTACTCATTAAAGGAATTCCCTTTCGTATTGTTCAAATTAAAGGCTTTGTTATAAATACAGAGACAAATCAAGTTCTTCACATTTGCATTAACAGATTGTATGATTTGTTAATGACTTGTTGTTTATACGAAAAAGTCTTTACAGAATAATGTAGGAAGTTGTATCTATAATTAATAATAAATAAATTAACAGTATGAAGGGTGGAAAACCTGGACTGAATGTCCGTCGCAAAGGTGCTCTTGCTCGCCTGGAAGTTACGTATGAAGCTTTCAAAAAAGCAGGTGAAGACAAAAGGAATTTGATTACGGGAAAAACTATTCCCTACGATCAAGAAATCGCACGCATGGAGCGTGAGATTGCAACACTCAAATCTCGAATCTATAACTAAAACAAAGAAAGAAGATGTCAACGATTGGACAGGTAAGACGCATGTTTCGTATTCAGGCACTCGAAGCTGCAAAACGTGAGGATTATCGAACACGTACTCGTGTTCAGAAAATCTACATCAAGGATAAGATTACGAGGAATATCACTGTAAAGGAGATTACTCACTTCCCGAAGAAGGAAAAAGAGACTTCTGCAGAAGTAGAAACTCAGGTAACTGAATAAAATTACGTATACTTTCAGGCTTCAGTAAAAGATTTGGTGAATTTAGATGATTCCACTGCTGTACAGAATTTTTCTGTTAGGATAACATAAGGCAGCATAATTGATTCTAATACTTGCATCCTTGAGAGTTCGAACTGTATCAATGACCAAATAAGAGATACAGATTTTTATTTAGTGATATTTAAATATGAAGAAAGTTATTTTATTTCTTTTAGCAATTTTTATTACTAATACTGTTTTTGCACAACTCAATGTTACATCAAGGAATCGACAACCTGAAAAGGTAATGTCAATACGTCCAGGATACAGTCAACTGTATTATGATGTTGAAAAATCTGATACTTTGTATTATTTCAGTATCAATACAGATAATCGTTTTGATAATCCTATTTATTTTGCAATAGGATATGGAAAGAGTTCTGCAATTTTATCTGTAAAGGAACTTATAGAATTTGCGGAACAGGGAAATAAGGGTGAAGAAACTATTAGTGTTCCAGGATTGTATACAGAAAATAAAATTTATATTAATACTGCTGCAGTTTTTGGAATAAAAGGATTACTTCTAACACAAAAGGGACATGCAGGAGTTTCTAACCTTAATTTAGGAGAACTCAAGAAGGTTCTTAAAAAGTTAGAAGATCGAAAATAGGCTGCAACCTATTTGGGACGCTAACGGATACTATTATGATGTTGTTGCAGTAAAACATATAGTAAGAAGGTTAGTGAAAAGATGTGAATAGCTCAGTTGGTAGAGTGGTAGGATTGCTATAGGTCGTGGGTTCGAATCCCGTTTCACATCCAAGATTAAAAAATTAAAATTATGTTTTGGTTTATATATAAAGTAACTCTCGTAGTTATTGTAATAATGATAATTGCAGTATATTTTAAAGATCGAGAGCTTTTCAAGTCGCAAATTTTTAACTTATTTACGACAGGAGAATTTATTATCTTATTGACTCCCATTATCAATACACTTCTTATTATTTATAGTGTATATAGAGCCATTCAAATTACAACTAAAAATGGTAGGGAGTAAATATTGTGTAGAATATTATTTTTATAACGAGGATAATTTACCAGTTCAAAGTTTTGCTTTTGTCATTGCAACTTCTGATGAGGAAGCAATACAAAAAGCACAAAATTATTCTCTAAGTAAAATAACAATTATATCTTGTACTAAATACGCTTAAGTATGGAAGATATTGAGACGAATGATATTGGGCAATCTTTAGTAGATGAGTTCATTGATGATAATGCTATTGAAGCTCAAGAAAAATAGCCTACGGACTTAAGAGGGTTAACATAATTTAAGTAATAGGATTAAACCGCAATTGAGTGGGAATTAAAGACAAGGATATCGCGAGAGTGGCGCACAATCCAGGAAATAGTCTGTATTTTACTTCTGGTGGGCATAGTTTCCATAAACCCAGATGAATAAGTTTCAGATTGCTTAAAGTGAATCGTTTCTAGAGTGTCGTAAACTCTAGTTTTTAAAGTCACATATATAACTTAGATATGTTGAACGATCTGATAAACACGATAGATCTGCCAATTTATTGTGTGAAACAGAGATGCCTTGGCAGAGGCTGCAACGGCTAGCAGATCATAAGAGATCCTAGTATCGGGCGGAGGGAAGTTGCATACGTAAGTACCTCTAACTTTTTAAATCCTTCTGATCTAACCTGGAGTTGATGAAGGTCGTAGTTGATGAAGATCGTAATAGTATTTACTATGTTAAGGTGGTTGACTAAGAGACGAATGCAGTAAACGACTGGCCACACAAGGTCGGTAGAGTAGGGGCGGAGCCTATCATAGTCACAATGAAAAACGAAAAGATTAAGTTGTCGCAAGGAAACTTACACTTAGTAGTTTATAAGAGCAAACAGACGTCAGGCAATGTACAGATTAAATGATGTTTGGGAAAATAGAAACTATTAGTAGCTGTAACTACGAATGTTTGATGTAGCAGTTAATTGCATATGAGAGGTCATATGATTGATAGCCAAATGAATATCTGCTCTTATTGATTAAATATACCTGTACTGAAGTATCTAAGGTTGCACACGGATGATAATAGGTTGAAAAGAGTTGGTGCAATAAACTCGTAATTGGAATTTATCCAACTGGTATATTTAATCATTTTACCTATAACACTTTGATCGGTGTTATAGGTCCTAGAAAATAATAGAGATAGGTGGCAAAGTCTGAAGATTCGAAAGAATATATGGCGACAGTACCTAGCTGTAGGGTTGTAACCATTGTGAGGTCACATTTTAGATGATCCGAACGTACAGTCTATCTCTTTTACTTTAAAAATAATTACAACAAAAATATGAAAAAGTTACTTATTGTACTCGCATTATGTGTATTTGCAGTATCTTGTTGTGAAGTAGACCACAACAATTCTCAAGAAAAGAAACCTACAAAAATCACTGCAACTTCTTTTAAAGTCTACAAAGAGAGTGGTGCTTTTGTTTGTGAATACTATGAATTCACGTATCATGGACATAAGTATATCACAAACTATGGAGAAAAGTTTTTACTTCATTCTCCTGAATGTCCTTGTCAGTATTAATCTATGGAGAATAAAAGTTTACGAATACTTGCAATATTTATTATAGTAGGTTTTGTCTTTATAGTAAATTTTGCTTTCTTTGGAGTACAAGGTAAAATTACTCAAAGTTGGACAGATAAGTTTACAAAAGAGATTAACCATCTTGAATATAAGGTAGATTCTTTAGAAAAGGTAGTTAATAGTAATCTTACACATCGTCGTGATACATTAATCATTGATGTACGCCCTCAAACAATCAAAATTTATCAACCTAATAGAAATAGTATTAATAATAATTCTAGTATTGCTAGTACTCCAAGATGACGATTAAACTATGTGGTTCTTTAGATTTGCAATTATTCTCTTAGAATTTTTATTTATTTTTTATTATACTGCAGTTGTTTTTCAACTGTTAGATGTATGGAAAATAACTAATCGTAAGATAACATGGAAGGCTATTATACCTTTCTATTACTTTATTAAGAGGTAGAAAATATATGGCGCCTCTATTTATAATTCTTGTAATCTGTTTATTGATATTATTAATAGATTGCTTTAAAAACAAAAGAAAACATTAATCACTTTATAAAATCATATGAATTTAAAAAAGATTATTGCTGTCTTCGTGGCAGTGTTCACAGTTTTCTGCGTTGCGTTTCTCGGTAAGATTGGAGAGGATGTGAAGAACGAAACTATTGTGGTCAACCAGTACCCCTTTACGGGTAACATGGAGTATTGGACGACGCCTGGCTTCCACTGGCAGTGGTGGGGTAAGACGACGACCTATTACAAGACCCAGCAGCTCTGGTTCGGATCGGATAACGATTCAGGTAACCAGATGGGAAGTCCCATCCCCGTTATCTTTAACGATGCATCAGATGGTATGGTATATGGCTCACTCCGAGTTAAATTACCTACTGATCCGAAGTATCTGTCTCGTATCCAGACGGATTACAATGGTATGGATAGGCTTATTAACGACCTCGTTCGGCCTACTGTAACAAAAGTTATTTATGCGTCAGGTCCTCTTATGTCAGCATTCGAATCTTACGCTGAAAAGAAGAATGACCTTATTGAGTATATCACTGATCAGCTCAATAATGGCGTCTACAAAACTGCTGTAAAGCGTGTTGAGATTATGGATGCAATTACAGGAGACAAGAAAATTGTCAATATTGCAACTCTTATCCCCGACTCTCTCTCTGCAGGAGGTTATAAGCGTAGCGAATCTTCGCCGTTTGCTTACTATGGATTGGAGATCGGTCAGGTAGCAGTCTCTAAGATTGACTACTCTGAAACGGTTAAGAAGCAGATTGCACAACAGCAGAAAGCAAACATGGACATCCAGACTGCAAAAGCTCAAGCAGCTGCAGCTCAGCAGGATGCAATCAAAGCAGAGGAACTTGGTAAAGCCGCTGCAATGACTGCAAAGTGGGAGCAGGAAAAAGTGAAGGCTGTTGAAGTTACCAAGGCCCAACAGGCTTATGAAGTAGCTGCTCTCGCTGCTAAGGAAGCAATGGAAAATGCAAAGAAAGTGAAAGCTGAAGGTGATGCAGAAGCATTCCGTCAGGCAGCATTAGTACGTGCAGGTTTAAGCCCGAAAGAAAAAGCTACAATCGAGATGCAAACGAAGATTGGTGTAGCTGAAGCTTTATCGAAGCTGGAACTTCCTAAAATTGTTATGGCTGGTGGAAACACTAGTAATGGCAATGCTGCCATGGATGCGATGGGACTTAAGATGGTATCGGATCTTGTAGATAAGATGTCGAATTAAGTTCTTTAAGGCTAGGGAGGAGCCTACGGCAATCCTCCCAACAAACAGAAGTAGTTCAATGGTAGAACGTAACACCGATAAGGTTAAAATAGGGGTTCGATTCCTCTCTTCTGTTCTAATTTAACAGTATAATGTTTAAGAATATATTAAAGTTTAGAGGTAAACAACTTGCAAGTGGTGCAGTTGTAAATGAAAGGATGTACTATTATGTTCTTGATGCACTTGATAGTAATAAAGACATAACTCTTACTTCTATTCTTGGAGTTGAAGTGAGTCGGTGTAACGATTTAACTAAAGAACAGTTAGAACAAGTTTTTGATTACTTAGTTGAAAAGGAATTAGAATAAAAATATCATTCATTAAATAAAAAGAAACGATGGCAAAAATGAACATGAAGACTATTACGATGGCTTTCAAAGAAGTTCTTCTCGATGAGGAGGGAAATCCTGTAAAGGATAATGAAGGTAAAACTGTCTATGTACGGGTGTTCCGAAAGGTTCGCCACAATGCAGCATACTTTCCCCGTACTTATCGCCGTTAGGCAGAAAATCCTACCTGCTTCACCAAAGGTGTAGTCCCTGTAATAGAACATTACAGTTTCTCTATTAGCATGTAGAAAAACTACATGTAGAGAAGGAACCCATACTAAAACTATGAAGTTCTTAAAGGACGATAAACATTGCCCATATCTCTTTGATCGGAGATATGGGCTCTATTTTTAGTTTATTGCCCACTTTCGAAGGTACTTACTAATTGAAAGGATTCTCCAGTAATGGAAGCGAATCCAGGTAGGTGTACATGGTATGACCCGTTAATTAGAGTCTGATTCCACAGACGTTAAGTATTGTAGATTATATCAGAGAGAGTTCTTCTACTATAGATTACAGGTCTTGAGATATACCAGTTGGAAAATGCTGGAGTGGGTAATTTTTAATAGATCTAATTATGAGAACTTGATTTTGTAAAGATACACAAAGATGGGTATCAGAAATTCCGCGTGCCTTTTGGTTAGGAATATACGATTATAAAACTGGAGAGAAATTATATAGTGATGACACCATATACAGTGCTAACCCATTTTTGAGAAGTCTCAATAAAGATCTTTACATAAAGGTGACTAATCTTCTAAATGACTATAGTAAGTCAGAATTTGGTAGAGGCAGATTTTACATGCCAAGACTCACTTTTCCTCCATATACTAAATATAATAAGTAGAAACTATGAAACTGAAAGGAATCGAAATCAAACCAGGAATGGTTATACTCACTAAGAATGCAAGGTATGTTGCATTCCCTACAGGGATGTCTGACTGTCCTATAGCATTCGCTAACATCACAGTAGGAGAATGGGTTTGTAGCATACCTGAGACATTCGTAGAGAAGATCTATGATCTTATTACAGATGGGGGGTTAGATTCAGGTGAACTCCTATGGTCACAAGAATGGAACAGGGAGATCACTATGAGCGAGATTGCTGAGAAGTTCAGTATTCCTGTTGAACACTTACGAATTAAAAAGGAATAAATCTCTCGCTCCTTCTAAATGGAGAGTGAATGCTGAAAGAAGACGTAAGTTGGGTAATTTTTAAACTAAACAGTTTTATGAAAGTAGATTTTTCGAAAGTAAAGTATGACAATCCGTGTTTGTCATGCTCTCATACAGACATTATGTACTGTCACAACTGTATCCACTATCTGGGTAGGTACCGTAAAAAGGTCTAATCTATGAGCAAATTATACGACGCACTTCAAGATCAGTTAAAGACTGAGTATAAGAAGGAAGCTGAAGATTGTATTAAAATATACAATGTACTGAAAGCTATAAGTAGAGAAAAATATGGTGAGGAACATGTATGGTCTTCAGACTGGAATGTCCTAACTACTACTATGCTTGTTGAGAGTTATCCTAATGTAAGAAAGATGTACAAACCAAGCCATATAGGAAAAGTATTTCTTATTGGAATATTATTCGATGAATCAGGAGAAATAAAGCTATGAGAATGCAAAATACATATAAAGGATATTGGAGTATTGTTAAGGGCAAGACACGGATTCTTGTACATCCTGGTCAGAGTAATCCTTACAAACCCACATCCTTTATCTACAACACAGATCCTCCTTGCAAGAGTAAAGCAGATTTCTACGAGATTAGGAAAGCTGTTAGATCTCTATATACTGAAGAACAGCTCTTTGAATATTTTTGCAGTATTGCAGAATAATCAAAATTTATCAAGTTATCAAGAGATATAAATATGTACTCAATTTATTACAAAGGAAAGGAATATGAAGTCTCAGAGAAGCTATTTCTTAATATATGTTTATGTATGCTTCAATTTGAGCAAGCGTCTATCGTTGATAAGCCTGACCTTATCGAAGCTTTCCAAGAAAGATGTGTTCCTGAAATTCTTAAATCTCCTGATTTTGATTACTCAAGATTAGAAGATGAGAGTCTTGAAGGTGTAATTGATACAACCCCAATTTGCGAATGAAAATCAAGTTCAATAACAACAAGAAATACTGGTATAAACCAGGGAAGATTTAACAAGGGGCTATATTACTGTATTCAAACCAGAGCCCTTGAGGCTAAAAGGAGCCATGGATTTTACCATGAGGAAGCTCAAAGCCAACAGTCCACGATATAATGTCTAGAGCGCTGTTAGGGATACACTAATTAGAGAGGAAGGTCAGACTGGTGTATAGTAGTATAGAGAGCATGGCTCAGTACTAGGCTGAATAATAGCCCATGTTAGCACACCTTAACTTTTTAATTATTAAATTTCTATTAAATTATGGAAGAAGATTTTGATGGAAATCAAATATTAGGAGTAGGACTATTAATAGTAGCTGCACTTGCAGCAATAATTCTAGCTCTAATGTAATTATATAAGTACTAGCGAAAGCCGAGTGAATGGTTCGTCTTCCTAATACGCGTTAAAGCTCCCGAGAGGTATCAGAACTGAATATCAGAGTATGTTAAATCTCAAAACGAAGAATAGTACTTATTTTTTGGACCCTTAGCTCAGTCTGGTTAGTAGCGGCGGCCTCATAAGCCGATGGTCACTGGTTCAAATCCAGTAGGGTCCACATTTTTAAAATTTGCTTATCGTCTCAATTCTTATTGAAGAAATAGTGTACCGTATATTTAGTTCTAGTACATGAAAGAGACATACTTCGAGGATAATCTGGAGGTCGCGAACGAAGGATGAAAGTAAGATGTTAGATAGGACCTGATAATACAGGGAATTGAGAGCGAGACTCAGGATGGGCACAAAACTTTTAGTAAAATGATAATAAAAGAAGATATAATTCATTGGTTTGAAGTTCTCAAAAATAAATGTGATAAGATAACGACAGGTAATTGTTCTCATGAGATTAACTCAATTCGTTTCTTAGCATCTAATTGGGCAAGTAGAATAAAGAAAGAACAAGGAGAAACTATGTTTTATCATAATTTCATAGGTATATCTGAAGTTTGTACTAAAGTAACTTCTGGAAATCTTTCTCATCATATAGCAACAATTAAAGGAATGTGTACTCGAAATATAGAGTTCATTGAAAAATATGGAATAGAAGAAATAAGTTAGATATGGGCAGTTATTATCAAAAAATCAATACTCTCTACAAAAGAGACATGACAAAGCCTAAGAAACCGATAATTCTTGGGGAATATTCGGAGCCTGAGTTTGAAGTTCTTAAAGATCTTAAATGGGAAGCTACTGAAAAGATTGATGGAACTAATATGTCTTGTTGTTTTCATCCAGGTTTCAGAATGATTGAAATTCGTGGGAAAACTGAAAACGCAAGTATTCCAACTCATTTACATAAGCGAATGGAGGAATTGTTTCAGTTTGATCCTTTATATAAAGCTTTCGGAGTACAAACAGAAACAGGAGAAACTGTTTATCCTGAAAAAGTAGAAATCTTTGGAGAAGGGTATGGTTTAAAGATTCAGAAAGGTGGAAACTATATTAAAGATCATTGTGATTTCATTTTATTTGATGTAAGAATTCTTACATCTACAGGTGAATCTCTTTGGTTAACTCGAGAAGCATGTGAAGATATTGCTAAAAAGCTTAATCTTAAAATTGTTCCTTTAATAGGTTATATGACTATTAAAGAAGCTGAAGATTTCGTAAAAGCAGGTTTTAAGTCTTTAATTGCTGAAAATAAAGACTATATTGCCGAAGGTCTTGTACTTAAAGCACCTTGTGGTCTATTAAATCGTAGAGGTAAGAGAATTATTACAAAGATTAAGTATTGCGATTATAAAGATCTTTAACATGCGAGCTTTTAATATTTTAGTATTATTAGCAATTGTATTGCTACTCTTTCTTTTAATAATTGTTTTAATAGGATATATAATGTTTAAGGCATCTGTTTGGTTAGGTGTTGGATATATTATAATTCTTATTGCAATTGTTATATATCTTTTATATAAACAAGTAGAAAAATATTAAACATATGACTGAAAAGAATAAAGTCTTTTTTGCAGCAGATGGTATTACTGCTACTTCTGCAAATCATCTCTGCAATATAGGTAAAGAATATGTTGCATCTGCTCATAGCCGTCTTGATAATATTCGGTTTATTACTACGACTGTAGAAACATTAAGTGCAGACAACCGCATCACTCTCTCGCAAGGATTAAATTCCGCAGAAGTACTTTCTTTAAAGGAAGAAATCAGAAAAATTGCTGAAATTAACGCATTTATTGCATATATGCGAGAGGCAATCAAGGCAAAAGAAGCTGAGCATTGTGCTGTAAAAGAGCTTTCTTTTAAGGATTGGTGCGAGCAGGAAAGTATTACTCTTCCTGAATATCCTGCTAATCCTAAGTATCCTTCTTTTGAAGATATCTTAGGAGAGTTAGATATCAAGGAGCGTAATCGTTATTACACTCTTGGGGCAGAAGCTGCCATTATTGGCAAACAGATTCATCCTCGTGGTGCTATTCATGAAGCACGTGAAAAGCTGTTTGATGCAATATCAAATCCTGCGTTAGTAGAAGATGATAAAGTTTATCGTCATGTTGCATCAGTAAAACAGGAAGAAGTTGAAGAACTTTACTTTGAGCTGCAAAAGCAACATCGTGCTGTTGAAGCAAGTCTCAATGCCATTAAAGGTTCTATTGATCAACGTGTTGCAGAAGAAACTGCAAAACTTGATACAGAAACTGCAGTTAAATTCAAGCAATATTCAAATGAAATAGAGCTTTTGAATAAGCAGTTTACAACCTGGAAAAATGAGGAAATAAGTAAAATTGGTAAACTTCGGATTATAATTCCGAATGAACTGAAAGATACTTATGATTTCTTAAGTTCTCTCTAATAGGTAGATAGATGCTATACTGTATTTTCATCAGTATACTCTATCTTTTACATAGGACTAAATCCTACAAGATATATTGTGTGTTATACGCGTGTTGCGGATAATACAAATATAGACAAACACTTGCTCTAGTAAAACACATGTATGCTAAGCATTATTAGTATTGTACAAACTTGTGAAATACTTCAAATATAAATATAATTGACTTTGTTTTTAGCTTTGAGAAGTATTTCGTCATGGTCATTGTTTTTACTTTTGCCTCTGTTAGGATTTAGTCCTATGACTATTTCTTTATATACCTGCTGACTCCTGCGGTATAGAAAATGGGTAGTTTTCCTTCGACTATATGTAAGGGTATGTAACTCAGTGATACTTAAGACTGAGGGAGTTAAAAACTAATCTTAAAAGTTTGGTAGATTGGCTATTAGATCCCCACAAGAAATAGCCCTCCGCGATGTTCAGGTAACTTCACGCGTATCTGAAGTATCCCTATCGTCTTTCCTAGGACATTAAACAAGGATCTTGAGCCTATCGAGAATACGGGGCAATTCGGTCGGTTTTTTCATGTTAGGTTCCGCAGAAATAAAGAACATGCTATGTAGTTTCCATCGTGAAATAATAGCCGCGGTTAGTGTTTTCACACTAATCTCCGTTATAATTAGAGTAGGGATACTCTAGACTACAAGCTTGGAGTTCTACAAGTTTAAAAAAGAATCCTACTAGGAAGGTGATGGTTAATTCCTTCCCGCTCGGGGCTGCTAGGTATTTGATCCTAATGTCAAGTAATATCAATCGTGTCGAGTTTGATTCATACTCGTAAAACAGATTCAAACAATAAACGCAAATAACATTTTTTCGCGCATTATCAACAAGGTTGAGACGGCGCTGTTTGGCGACATTGAAGGAGTAGCTTTAATGGCTGCGTAAATCAATGGGAGGTTCGTCACTCTTAAACTGGCGAGAACAACACTTCCTTTCAAGGTTTGGCTTCGTTCCTTAAAAATGAGCTGGTGGATGGGTCACCTTCGGGTACCCCTATTGGGTAGTCCCAATTAAAACAAAACTAACACACGTAACAAGTTGATATTAGGAGAATTAGGAGACACGCGTTCGATTCGCGTCAGCTCCACTATTTAATACTCAGCTACTTAGGTGGCTGAGTATTTTTTAAAATTGAAATTTATGAGTAGTAAATTAAAGATATTTCAATATCATAACTTACAGCTATACAATCTAAAACAATATAGAATAGCTTTAGAAGTTGGAGTATATAATTCTAGAAAAGGTTTTCTAAGTGTATTAGGAAGTAATCAACGTTTAGTTTGGGAATTTAAAAAATGGTTACCTATACATAAAGAAGATTTTATTCCATATTCTACGAATTATCAATATGGGCATGTAATAGTATATAGTGATATGTGTATACAAATAGTTTATAGAATATGGGTAAGATAGTTCAAATTATAGATTCTCTCTATGATGAACGATTGTTATTTAGAATTTGTGAGGTCGTAGGAACTTACAATAATCCTTTTGCACCTTCAAGTGAACTTATAGTTGGAAGTAATAAATTTTTGTCTTGGGAATTTGATGAGTGGCTTCCAGCATTTGAGGATGTTGTTAACCTAGAGAAAAAATCATTAAGATATGGAAGAGTACTTGTTGTAGGGGATGAATATGAGATTACAAAATATCGTATATGGATAAAATAGTACAGATTAAATATGCCCGTGGATTACTGTGTGCAAAAAACAAGATATGTTTGATATTAGGTATAGATGAAGATGGAACTGTCGTTTTAGCTCGAAGTTCTAGTTTAAATTGGAAGATTTCTAAGGATTGTATGTCTCATCTTATTAAGTGTAATTTTACTTTCAAAGAAGTTAAAAAATTAAATTTTCTTATGGGAAGATATATAGAACCGACAGATATTACTTGTTATGTAAAATACCGTATATGGATAAGTTAACTTCTTATGACATTTGTACAAAATATGGATGTCTTTCACGGATATTTACTCTAATTACATATTTTGTTATGTTATTTGTAGTAATTTTATTACTTAACATCATATTATAATGTTAAGAAAATTTGGCATAATTTTTATTAAATTAGCTCCTGTACTTCTTGCAATTAAAATTTTAATATTATTACTAGCTAAATATTTTGTAGTTAGTTCTTTGTTGATTGAGTTGGTCAGTTCAATTACTGATCTTTTAATTGCAATTGGATTACTTATACTCCCACTAACATTTAAGTTTTGTATCTATCATAGACTGATAATATATTATGTCTTTGTAAGTTACATCAGTTATATTATTAGTATATTATTTGAATTTTCATTAACAAATATAGTATTCATATCTTCATTTCTATGTCTAACTATTATCGTTATATTTTTAGTAGTTTACACATATTTAAGATATGGAGATAAAAAGCAATGATAAACTCTTGTCATTCAAGATACGGACGTTTAATTTTTACACACTATGCATTATAAACTTATAATTTTCGAAAATCACACTAAATCTACTAGCTTAGACATCACTCCTGAACAAGCTAGACAAATCTTAGGAGTAACTGACTATACTCCTGAACAGTATGAAATATTGGCAGAAATAACCAACCGTCCTGCATCCTACTTTATGGATGATTTAGTCGATTATTATGTAGACTTCTAATAAAAATATGGATCTTAAAGAACATATTGTAGGAGAAGTTGAAGGATATCCTGTAATCTATATTGAAGAAAAAGATACAATTTTCTGTAAGAACACTGCTGTAAAATATTCTTTATTAAAAAGATTATATGATAGTCCTTTCTCAAGAGAAAAAATTGAGGAAAAATCTCTTACTATAACAAAAGAAGAACATTTTGTTACATTTGGTTGTTTAACTACAACTAAAGAATATTGTCAAACTGTAATAAAAAATATAAATAAAATTAAAAATGGGAAATCCTGTAGGAGTTAAAAGCGTAATGCGAAGTACTGTTTCTAAGTATGAGCAGGAGCAAAAAGAGAAATTTATTCAGGTAATGTCTGATCCTCGCATGCGTTATTCAGATGCTTTAAATTTTGTTGAAAACGAGATTAAGCAGTCGAAGCGTATGGGTACATTCAATCATAAGATCTTGTGTTTTATGAATGATGGAGTTTATCAGCTGAATCGTGCAATCCAGGAAGTTTTTGGAATTGTATCAGCAGCTAAAAACGATAACCCTTCAGGAGGTGATGATACTGTTAATACTATTGAAGTTATCCTTGCTGATGGACGTCGTGTTAAAGTTCCGTATGGAGATATTGAACTTGCGGATTTAGGAGAAGGAAGTGTTATTTCTATCTCTTACAATAGTAACGATCACCATCTCTATATCAAAGGTAAGTGTCAGTTCAGATTTACAACTCTGATGGATGACATTATCGATCGGACAAAAGAACTTCTTGCAACTGATTCTATTTATAAGAGTCAGGCATTAGAGATCTCTGATCTTAACAATCCTCTTATCATGGATCTGTCAAATATTGACCGTGAAATGATGGTTCTTTCTGAAGATACTGCTCTCGGATTACGTCCTCTTAAATCTCGTATCAAGTATCCTGAAAAATGTACTGAACGAGGAATTCCTCTGAAGTATGGTGCACTGTTTGAAGGTCCTTATGGAACTGGCAAAACTCTACTTGCCTTTAAGCTTATTCAGGAAGCTATTCAGAATAATTGGGTGAGCGTATATCTGAAAGATCCTACATTACTTGCTGAGACTATTCGTCTTTGTAAAGTAATCGACGGAACTGGGCATGGAGTTGTTATCTTTGTTGAGGATATCGATCAGGTAACTCGTGGTAAACGAGATGCTGCTATGCAGGATATTCTTAATACTCTTGATGGTGGTGATACTAAGGGTATGAATGTAATTACTCTGTTTACTACTAATCATCTTGAACTTATTGAGCCTACTTTCCTGCGTGGTAAGCGTATTGGCAAAGTTATCTCTTTAGGTGCTTTAGATGAAGCTACTGCTAAAGAGTTCATTGAGCGTTCTTTTGTAGGAGATTATACTCTTCAGGGAGATTTCTCTGCAGTATGTAAGCAGATTCGAGATTCGAATATTGCGCCTGCATTCATGGCTGAGATTGTAGAATCTGTAAAGAGTGATATGATCTTTATGGATGATACTAAGGTTGTATTACCTCAGTATATCAAAGTAGCAGTTGAATCTTATCTGCGTCAAGTAGGTCTTGCTCAGAAGAAAGATATGACTGAAACTCCTGAAGTTAAATTTGCTGAATCGATTCGCGAAATTACTGGTATTGATCGCGTTGAGAAAAAAGTAGATGAACTTATTGAAATGCAAGACTAAGTGCTATGGAGAGCATATGCTCTCCTATGACACCTTTATTCTACCTTCACGTGGTGGTGTTGTAAGTAGATAGATATCGAAACCAAAGAATAAATAAAATGTAAATTATTTTAAAACAACTATGGTAGTACAGTATTTTGACGTAATTCACTGTAAAACTCAGGAACAGGTAACGGCAGTAATTAACAAACTTCATTCTGAACAAGGACTTACTTGGATGCACGATGATGAAAATCCTCTTATCGAAAACCCTGCAGATTTTGAAATAGAACAGAAGTTCTTTAAAAATATTAATGAAGAAGAAAAGGAGGAGTTTTATATTGTAACGGTGAAATTCCCTGAATTAGATAAGTGTATTGTTCACATATCTCGAAAGGAACATAATACGGAAACAATGCGAGCCGCTCTTGCAGAAACTGATGAGGAAGAAAGTTCTGCAGAAACTGTTTTCTATGAAGCTGAAGAATTTCTTGGGAGTTTTATAGGAAGCGATCTCTTTGGAGTATTTTCTATAGACTACGAAGTCTATGATACTGAAGATAATCATATCTGTAGTATTAAGAATAAAAAGGAACTTTCTGAAATTTATAATAAAGCTATAGAAGAAGGAACTACATTTGTTGTCTACGTCGGTAGTGAAAAAGTAGAAATCAATTCTGAGCATAATATTGATTATTATGATGAAAAAATTGCATTCTAATCGAGAATACTGAAATCAATTAAAGGAAAATGATAAAGTATTAGTAAAATCTAAAGACTGGTATGATAAAAATGCCGTTGAAGAACTTACAGGTTTAAATGTTCCTATAGGTCCCAAATTTATTCCAGCAATGACTGAAGACTGTAATAAATTCTTGACAGTTTCTAATATTATAGGTTGGAGTAGTGAAAAAGACTTACGCTTTGAAATTAAACATAACTGGTATACATACTCAAGTCTTTTTGTTCATAAGCTAATTATTCGTAACTATAGAATTTTATTGTAATAATTTTTTAAAAATAAGTGTATAAGTATTTGGATATATTAATTTTTGTCCTTATATTTGTACACTTTTCTGATGAATTCAGACTGATTGATCCGTAGTGTAATGGTTACCACACAAGATTTTGGTTCTTGGAATCCTCGTTCGAGCCGAGGCGGATCAACTAAATTTTAAATATATGAAAGAGTGGTGGTATAAAATTAAGAATTTCTTTAGAAATCTCTATATTTATAGAAAAATATTAACAACGGATTATCAATTTGATTATGGATATCTTCTTGATTTAGAAAAGTTTAAGTTACAGTTAATGCTTAAATCTTTTAAAGATGTATCTCATGTAGATCATACTAGTAATATTCGTTGGATATCTATATGTATTAAACTTATTGATATTATTCAAGAAGAAGATTCTGCTCTAGAAGTTGTTAAAATGGAAATGAGTAAACCTCAGTTCAAACTTATTAAATATGTAAATATTAATAATGCATCTCGATTCAGAATTGAATATTTTGACCGATATGATGGACTTCAAGTATATCGAAGAGAATTATTAAGACAGCAAAAAGCACTTTACTTATATAATAAAATTAGATATAATTATATGTTAGAGTGGTGGGATTAACTTTAAATATATGAGATATATAAGATATTTTGCTAAGCATCAATTATTAAAAGGAGATAAAATAGTAATCGCAAGTAAAGAAGTTTTGAAAGATAATAGAACAGTGTATCCTTTTGTAGATAGCAAAATGCTAAAATATGCAGATCAAGTTCATACTTTAAAGTCTGAACCTAAAGATGTAGTTTATCTTACAAATACTCAAAACTGGGTATGAGGTCCAACCTTTTTCAGAAATTTAATTATTCGCAATTATAGACTTCTATTAGAAAATTAATTATTCAAGATTTTTTAATGTTTGAATTAAAAAAGATTTATCTTCTTAGTAAGAAAAAATATATACAAGTATGTAAGGAAGGGAATATTTGTTTCTCTAAGAAGCGATTACCTTGTTGTTTTCAATATAGTTCAGATTGTTCTTTTTATCCTTGTCCAAGTAGAGTATATACGTATTAAATATAGAATAACTTTATAAATAGTGGTCTTATAGGGTAGTGGTTATCCTTCCAGCTTGTCACGCTGGAGACACGAGTTCGATTCTCGTTAGGACCGCAAAAATTAAATAAAATAATGGCTCCTTAGTTCATTCGGTAGAATATGGGCTTTGTAACCCCAAGAGAACGGATCGTAACCGTTAGGAGCCTCTATTATTGGGGGGGGGTATGTAAATACTCTCTCACAATATTAACTTTTTAAAACTATTAAACATATTTAATTCAAAAGGTACAACATCTGTAGATCTGTCGAAGAAAGTAGACCGCGTTTTAAATGCTTTTAAAACAGCAATTGATGGACTTAATACAGTTAATACTCAGGCAAAAGCTGGTATTGCTGCTAAAGAAGAGGAAATCAAAGCTGCTCAAACTGAGAAAGAAGCACTTGAAGCAATCTGCAAAAAGAATGAAAGTGTTCTTGCAAAATTAACTGCTATCCTTGAATAAAGGATAGTTTTTACGGGAGTAGTTCAATTGGTAGAGCCCGTGGTTTGGGACCACGAAGTTGCACGTTCGAGTCGTGTCTCCCGTACAAAAATTATTATATTTATGGAAGATTTTATTGAAGATCCCAATCCGTTCTGTATTCAAATTGTAGAAGGTTATATAATTCAAACTACTCCTTCAGATAGTGAGTCTTGTTTAGCTCCTGATCAATTTGGCAATTATTGCATATGTCGATCTCGAGGAGATAACCCAGCAAAAATAGGGTGTTGTTTTATTTGTGAGAATTATTCAGAGTATAGTAATTATATAATACAGACTCAAATTAAATACAGAATTTATGTAAATAGTAAATAGAGAGTTAGCCAAGTGGTTCACAGCACCTGATTTACATTCAGGAGATCGAGAGTTCGACTCTCTCACTCTCTACTAATAACTAATATATATAAGATGATAACACTAGATCATGTAAATAAAAATTCTGGAAACTTTCTTCCAACACTCTGGTTAGTAGATAAATATAAACAGTATCCAAACTGCGTATCAGTAATTTGTAACCTTGAACAGAAGAAACTAAACGAAAATAAATTCTTAAAAAGATTTAAAGAAAAGTTCGCTAATTTCTGTATATGGGAAGATAATGTAATCGGAGTTAAACCTGAAGTTTCTGAAGAAGTACTTGAAGAATTAGATCGCCCGTTTTATGTAAGTCAACCTACTGCTTTACAATTCAGTGGAATTTGTGAAGAATATAAATGTGCATTAAGCTATTATTCTTCTAGAATGTTAATCTATTTTTGCGATAAAGCACTTATAGGTAACTTTATAGAGGATATTAAATCTTTATTTGAAGAATGTTCAGAAAAAGTAGTTTCTACAACAAAAGTTAACTTAATTACTTTTGATGGTCAGGATTATGGTTTAACTGAATGTAAGATTAGAGATGTTAATGTTGACCTTGATAAACACTATAATGATGATTTCAAACCTGTTTATAAAGATATTTCTGACTTCTTAAATAGTCCAAAATCTGGTTTAGTTATTCTTCATGGAACTCAAGGTACTGGTAAAACCTATATGATTCGTCATTTAGTTAATAATTTTGATAAGCAATTTATTATTATTAATAACTCTATGATGAATAGCTTATCTGATCCTGTATTCTTAAACTTTATTCTTGATCATAAGAATTCAGTAATTATTCTTGAGGATTGTGAACAGCTTCTTAAAGATCGTTCTGAAAATGTATTTACAAATGGTATTAGTAATATTCTTAATATGACTGATGGCCTGTATTCGGATATTTTAAATATTAAGTTTATTGCTACGTTTAATAGTCCTGATACAAGTATTGATAAAGCATTGATGCGAAAGGGTCGACTTGCTGCAAAATACAAGTTTGATGAACTCTCTTTAGAGAAGACTAATAGAATACTTAAGGAATTAGGTAAACCTGAGGCAAGTAAAGGTATGACTCTTGCAGATATCTATAATCTTGATGTTCAGTCTTATGAACATAAGACTAGACGTAAAATTGGATTCTAATGATGTTTTGGATATTTATTTATTGGTTACTTTGTGCGTTTATTGTTATTGGAACAGATGATGGAGAACCATGGACTGTTGGAGATAAATGGTACATAGTATTTGCAGGATTTTATGTTCCTATAATAATTGGCCTATTTATAGGTAGTTACATTAAAGAAACTGGATTTTTTGATAAAAAACATCCATGGGAACATTAATCTATATGTTGTCCGTAGCTTAGTTGATTAAAGTGCAAGTTTGTGGCACTTGAGATCGGGAGTTTGAATCTCCTCGGACACCTAAAAGTATTCTTTAAACATACGAATCTGGACAAATGGTTAGACCTTATCTTATAAACCCCAAACTATAAGAATTAAGAAGTATTTCTCTCGAAATTAGGTAGATCCAGCTTCCTAGAGAGATAGAAGAATACTTACGATATAGTAGATTAGTTAAAATAATAATAACTTCTACTAAATACCTACATGGCGCAATTGGTTAGCGTACTTCTCTGATAAGGAAGCGGTTGAAGGTTCAAGTCCTTCTGTAGGTACTAAAAGAGAAAATTATGAAAGAATATAAGATTTGGAAATTTATACCAGGAAAATATTTACAAACAGTAACTGTTAGTCTTGAAGAGGAATATCCTTGTAAACAAAAAAAGATGTGGATATTCCTGTTTAGGAGATAAAACAGAACACGTATGTTTTATTAAAGTAAATCTTACTTTTGAAGAACGTGTAAATTTAAAATGTACGGCTTCAAATAATAAAGAACATAAAAATTTTATACATATTAGACTTTTACATAGAATTTTTGTAAATAGTAAATAAAGAGGAGTGCAATCCTTGGGAAGAGCTTATAATATAATCGGTTAGTATCCTACACTTTTAATGTAGTTGTCAGGGTTCGAGTCCCTGTAGGCTCACACAATTTTTAAGTCAGAATCACAAATGATAAAACGTTTTGAAAATAAGTATATACAATCTATAAGAAGAGGTTATTTATGTCATATTACTCCTAATAAAAAATGTTATGGATTTGAATGTCATCATAATTCAAATGGATGTGAGATTTTTAATGAGAAATTTGGAGGATGTAGTAACAGACGTTATAATATGATTAAATATAGGATCTATGCAGATTAAATATTTTCCTGAAATAAAGTGTTGTATACAAGCAGTTAGATCTCTAAAACGAAATTATTGTAGTAATAATCAATGTTATAAATCAACTAATTATTGTATTTTGTTTTTACCTGCTTTTAATAAAAGTTGTCTTAAATATTATTTTTGGAGAGTTTCTTATCGTGTATTTTTAGAAGCTTCTTATGATAGAATGTAAAATATAAGGGAGTATGGCTGAGTGGTTTAAGCACAAAACTGTTAATTTTGGTAACGTGGGTTCAATTCCTACTGCTCCCGCTAATATTAAACTTAATAACAAATAATTTGTTACAAATTTATTAACTTTTTGTGTTAAAACAAGGAAGATTAAGCCAAGTTGGACTAATGGCAGCACTCTTGAAAAGTGTAGGTCGCTTAAAACGGCGTGGGGGTTCGAGTCCCTCATCTTCCGCAGTTAAACTTAAATTATATGCAAAGACCTATTGTATTAAAATATTGGAGAATAATTAGATATAAAACTTTAATTATTCAATGTGTACCTGAAGGAAAACCTGAGAAAAGATTTTGTTATGAATCTTCTGTCGGAAAGCCATGTGCTTTTACAGGAAAGGCTTGCACTGATTTTAAATGTATAGATAGAGCAGATGGTCTTCGAGTTCTGTTAAGAGCTTATAAATCAGACGTTAAAGAAAAAAGTTTTCGGGGCTGAAGAGCCCTGCTATGAATCTAATCCTAGTAGAAATACTAGGATTTTTGGAACTGCGGTGTGCTAGGTGCGCTCGCTGGACTGAAAATCCAGAGGTAAATGTTCGACTCATTTCAGTTCCGCGCTATCGTCTTCCTTATTAAGTTTGGTAACACGTGCACTGCCTGTAAATCTTAATAATAGATATGCTTAGTACTTATTTTTATTAGTGGATGTATTAGCTCAGTGGTAGAGCTCTGGCAGGAAGTACTAGAAGGGCATAGGTTCGAATCCTATATGCATCCCTTAAATTGAAAATTATGATTATACCTCCAAATTTTTTAGTTAAAACTATTCCACTATATAGTGGAGGAGATGTATTTACTCCACATGTAGTAATAAATTATCTTACAAGAAGTCTATTTTTTATTCTTTTAAAATTTCCTCCGAATAGGAAATTGATAAAAGTTAAAGAAATAAAAGATAGAATTTTTATTAAAAATCTTGATCATAAGATGACTATGGGTCTTATGGAAGCAAAACGAATTGTAGATGAATTAACTATAGAATATGATATGAATAATATCTATAGAATACGATTGGTAGAATAGCCAAGTTGATAAGGCAGTGGTCTGCAACACCACGATCGCAGGTTTGAGTCCTGCTTCTACCTCTAAGCGAGTTGGAGAAGATGGTTACCTCGAGAGTTTCATAAGCTCTAGACCTCGGTTCAAATCCGAGACTCGCTACACAAAATTTTAAAGTTATGAGAAATATATTTAACGTACTTATATGGAATTTTAATACACAAACAATAGAAGAATATAATGTTATTCCATATTTTGTAAGAGAATGGAAAGAAGAAAAAGATAAATCTAAATTTAAGTCTTTTGATGATATTAAAGAATTTGTTAGAAGTAAATCTTTATATCAATTCTGGTCTCGATGTGAATATGAAATGATTGTTAAAGGATGGCCTGTAACTAAAAGAGAAATTAAATTAGATGTACATGAACAAATCATGATGAATCTTGATTTAGTTACACAAGTTTTTATAAATACTATTGGATAGAAAGTAAAGTAAAGGATATTTTGTTACTTTTAGAACAAAATGGATGATCTGATCTTATCGATAGTCGATGGGAACAACAGGTTAGAGAGGAAATATTAACAGCTTATCCTGATATTGATATAGATACTTTAGATAAGGTATTAGAAATTGTATTAATTTAATTAGGATTACAAGTGAAAATAATTGTAAGTCTAGTTGACTATAATCACGATGAAACTGCAATTATATTTTACTGTAGAGCAAAAGATCGTGAGGATTATATGCGAGTATATGGTATTTTTGATACAGAACAATTTGAAATTATTGAATCAAGAATTACTGATATAACTATTTTTAGAAAAATGGTTGAAAAACTTAACGATTTTGGATTTGAAAATGAAAAATATAAAGAAAATAATCCTAATTTTGATATTAATATTGTTAAGCTCATGTGCAACAACAAAGTTTAACTTAATGGTTGGTCCTACAGGTGAGGAACAGAAAACATATATAGAAAATATAAAACAGTATAAATAATGATAATTATTATTTTCATTTTATTTTATTTACTTCCTATATTTTTAATTCATATCGTTGGATTATATTTTTGGAAGAAGCGCACTGATTGTGGGAAAACAATAGGAGATATGTATGAATATTATGATGCAGCTGATGGAAATCCTTTAGTAATTTTTACTTGGGTTCCTCTAGCTAATATTTTTATATTATTAGCAGGGTTTATTATATTTTTTATAAACTTAATGAGCAATATAAAAATTCGATAGTATGTATACTCTTTTTGTTATTATTTTATGTTATATTATTCCTGTATTTATTAACGCTTTTCTCTTTATTTTTGCTTATAAAGTAAGTCATAAAGAAAGAATTACTATTGGAAAAATATTTGAATATTGGAACGATAAGTTTAGGGATAGTGATGGTGATAGTAGTCTTTGTTTATTCCTTTTTATTCCTGGAATGAATATACTATTTATATTCTATACTTTTTTCTTATCGTTGTACAATATATTTAAAAATATAGAAGTCTAATGTTCACTTTTATTACAGGTCTAATTGCAGTTTTAGTATGTGGAGCTCTTATAGGATATGAACGGCAATTTAAATCTAAAATAATTGGAATTAGAACCTGTATATTAATTATGTTAGGTTCTTTTGTTTTTACATATATTTCAATTAAAATAGGTGGAGATCCGTCTAGAGTTGCTGCACAAATCGCTTCTGGCGTTGGTTTTATTGGTGCAGGTATAATATTTAAGAATGGAATTGATGATATTCGTCATCTAACTACAGCTGTATTAGTTTGGGTATTAGCAGCTTTAGGTAGTTTAATTTCTCTTGGATATTTATTTGAGTCATTGATGATAACTGGAATAATCTATATAATCCTTAAAATAAAAATACTAAAATGAACAAAATTGAAAAGCTGTACAGGTCTATGTATGAAAATGAATTACGTAAACTAAGAAAATGTGCAGAATCTGTTCAAAAACTTTCTCAATATGTTGCATTTAAAGCATGGAGTGAGGAAGTAATGGCTTACTTGTTTTTTAAAATAGATCGTTTAGATTATATTTGGGAATGGGAATATAAGGATAAAATTGCAATGTTTATTCAGGATTGTCAAGAAGTTGCTTTGCGAAAAGTAAAACTTAGTTCTAAATGACAGAAGAAAGAAAACTTTGGTTATCAATATGTAATAATGATTTAAAGAAATTAGAAGCTTGTGCTGAATCTATTCAAACTGAAATTCAAAGAAATGTGTTTTGAATTGGAGCGAAAAGGTAAAGTGGAATATTATCTTTAAATTAGATAAAGCTACTCGTTGGGGGCATAGTCCTCATAGAAGAGAAATTTCTTATATTATTTCTGTATATCAACAAAGAGTTAGAGAAATGATGCTAGAATAAATATTAATGGTTTGCGTCGTTGGTGTTAGTGATAGCATATTAGACTTCCAATCTAAAGGGGAGAGTTTGAATCTCTTACGACGCTCTAAAGTGAATAATGAATATTGATGAAAACTATTAAAGAACTTTCAGATAGACAAATTAAACTTGCGTGAATTAGTAGTAAAAGTTTATATGAAATTTGTAAAAAATTAGAAATTCACGATAATACTTATAATAGAAAATATTTAAGAGTTTGAGGAGTTAAGGAAGGACTAAAAATTCCTGTTTTTACACGATTTACTAAAACAGATTATGTAAAAAATCCTAAATTGTGTAAAAAATGTAAAAAACCTATTCCTTGAAATCAAAGAGAAAATAACTTCTGTTCTCATTCTTGTGCAACTAGTTATACAAATATAAAAAGAGGTGCTATAACTAGTGGTAAATATGTCAAAAATGCAACTAGTAAATGCTTAAATTGTGGAAAGGAAATTTTTGCAAGAAATAAATATTGTAGTATTATTTGTCAAGTTGAATTTAAATATAAGGAGTATATTCAAAGGTGGAAAGACGGGAAAGAAACAGGAATGTCTGGTACAGATGGTCTTTCAAATCATATAAGAAAATATTTATTAGATAAGACTAATTATACTTGTGAAATTCCAGGGTGTGGATGCAATTTTATTAATCCTTATACTGGATTATCTATTTTGCAAATTCATCATATAGATGGAGATGCAACTAATAATAAAGAGCAAAATCTTCAGGTTTTATGTCCTAATCATCATGCTATGACAGAACATTTTGGCTCCAGAAATAAAAATAGTACTAGAAAGTATCGTTATAAAAAGTAATTACCCACTCTAATAAATTTTAAAAACATGAAATCCTTATCCAAAATTTTTAATGCAATATATTTGTGTATAAGATTCCCATTCTTATATCCAAGAAATAGATTTTCAGATGAACATACAGTTTATATAAGATGGATGTCTAATTTAGTATACAAATACTATAGTAAGTCTTATTATGATATCAGTTTAGCTTATAAGTTTTATAAAGATCCTCAAGAATGTACTACTATTACAAAGCAAGTAATCTTCAAGGATAAATACAATTTTAAAGCAAGGCTTATACGTAATAATACTATTTTAAGATTTTATAGTGATATATTGAAAGAACCTTATGATTTTAATATACAAAAGTATGTGGGTGATAATTTTAAGATTTCAGGAATTACTGTAAGTAAATCAACCTTCAATAATATACCTGTTTTATATTATCATATACATAAAAAGGAAGTTACTAATACTAATTATGGATTTAGTTATAAGAAGTTAGAATTTGTAGCTGATACCAAAAGTGTCAAGATCTATACTATTCTAAACTATATTTACGAAAATATAATTCCTAAAATTTGTTTTATTCCAACTTATACAGAACTTAATAGTATGCCAATTGGTTGGAGAAAAGCATTTGGCATTCAAATGTGTAAAGAAATAAAACAAGCTCTTAAAAAGCATAATTATTTATATAATTATAGAATTATGCAGATTAAAGAGAAGTACGGTTCTCTTCGTTGGTATGATGCAGGAGCTCCAGAAGAAATACAGACTATAATTAATAAGTATGAAGATATTTCTTATCATACATGTATAAGTTGTGGAAAACCTGCTAAATATTTAAGTACAGGGTGGATATGTCCTTATTGTGAAAAATGTGCTCCAAGGGGCAGTAAGTTAATGAAATAATGACTTTTAAAGAATTTTGTAAAGAACTATTAGAGGAGTATGGATATATAATATTTCAATATGATAGTGTTATTTCTTTTACTCAAACTTTTCCTGATACAACTTGCGGATTAGGTGGGATAGGAGGACAGGCACTTACTGATGCTCAAATATTTATATTTGTTAATCAAAGTGATAGAAATGCTATTGTAATTGGTCCTGCATGGAGTTATTACATAGAAGGTATTACTGAAAAATTTTCAGTAGATTGTTGTAATCATCATATAGCTGGAATTAATAATATTGCAAGAATTAAAAAATATGGTGACATTAAAGAAATTAAAAGAGCTTAAGCAAATTAAGCGAGATAATAAGGTAATTTATAATTTGTTAAATACTATCATTGGAGAGTGTGAACAAATTAGTAAAGATCCTTCTTGTAGTCAAGTTATGGATGTTATACAGAAAATGTATAAAGATAATAAACAGACTATTAGTGAATGTTCGGTGGATAGAGTTGATCAACTTAATACTCTAAATGAAGAAAATGCTTTTCTTGAAAGCTATTTACCTCAACCTCTTACGAAAGAAGAATTAACTGCACTTATTGGTTCACAATTAACTGCAGGTAATAATATGTCAAAAATTATGAAATATCTTTCAGAAGAATATAAAGGAAGATATGATGGTAAAGTTGCAGTAGAAATTATTAAATCCTTACAATAATGTTAATTGTATTTATTATAATATTCGTAGCTTTATATGAACTAATAACAGTTATATATTATGAAAGTCTTAAGATAAGACTTGTAAAAGTAGGCACCTTTATAGATCATCTTAATACTTTTGGTTCTACAGAAGATAAACAAATTTTCTATAAGTTTTTTAAAGAAGTTAATGCAGAATCTATTAGATGCAATGCTAAACTCGATATAACTGTAGAAAATGCAAGTAAACCTGAACTTTGGTACAGATATCCTTCAAATCCTAATACCTTTAAAGAGTGTTTCAAACTTTTTAATTTATGTTTTTATCGAAATGTACTTAAAGATCCAATTGATAAAATAATTAACTGGTTTAAAAAATAAAAAATGTCATTGTAATCTAAATGAAGACTATTAAAACATATTGTCCAGAATGTGACAAAGAAACAGTTCATATAATTTGGACAGAAGATGGTTATGGGGCTTCTGGTGTAGCAAGAATTTTTTCTACCTTAATTTCTCTTGAAATGGCTAATTTAGCTTGCACTACATACAGTAAATGTATTAGTTGTGGAAAAACTAAACAGTTATAACTATGAAAACACTTCTTTGGGTAGATGATGCTCGTAATCCAATGGAAGATGATTGGTTAAATTTTAGTCCAATTGGCCGAAATTGTCTTGTAATATGGGCACAATCTTATCAAGAAGCAATACAATTTCTTGAAAAAGACTGGCCTGATGCAATTTGTCTTGATCACGATTTAGGGGAAGAAGAAAGTGGTTACGATATAGCTAAATATATTGTAAATCGTTGTATTGATGAAGGAAAGAAACTTCCATTATTTGCAAGTCAATCTGCAAATCCTGTAGGTAGAGAAAATATTCTTTCTTTATTTAAAAATTATGAAAAATTTTATTCAACATGTTGTTTATAGTCATAGAGAGGGATTACGTTGGTACTTTAAATCAACAGAGCGTAAAGATACGTTTGTAATTTCTTTATATCCTTGGGATATTAGACTTTTAAAATATGGATTTTATTTACTAATTCCGCCTCTTAAAGAAACTCATATTAGAGGCAACTGGAATTAAAAAAGGTATGCCCACGCAGCAGAGTTGGAGATCTGCACGAAACTGTAAATTTCGCGTCTCAGACTAATGAGGTTCGAATCCTCACGGGGGCACAAAATAATAAAAATTGCAAATAATGAAAAATTTTCAAGTAACTTCAAAAGAAGATAATCAAAAATACTGGATTTCGAGGTCTTGTGCAGTTGCTATGTTTCTATTTTCTAGAGATAAATTTGGAAACTTATGTGTTTTAGCAAATAAACGTGGTACTGGAACTCCTGATTTTCAAGGATATTGGAATTGTCCTTGTGGTTATATAGACTTTGATGAAACTGGAGAAGATGCCGTTTGCAGAGAAATTATGGAAGAAACAGGATATGTAATTACTCCTGAAGTTCCTAAATTTGTAGAGGTTGAAACAAGTCCAAAGGCCAATAAGCAAAACATTACTCTTATATATACGGCTTTAGTACCTTATAAATTACTTTCTCAAGTCCAACCTACTGGAGGTGAAGATAATGAAGTTAAAGAGATTAAATGGATTGATATAAGAAAATTAAACAACTATAAATGGGCATTTAATCACAACAAAATAATTGAAAGAATTATATTTTTAAAACAATATATACAAAATGACAGACATAAACACTTTAGCTAAAAGTGGTTGGTATGAAACTAATCACGATAAGTATAAGTATGTTTACTTAGAGCTTGATTATAGTAAAAAAATTAACAAGTTTGTATTTTCAGGCTGTTTAAGCCCTCAAGGGTTAGCTTATTTTCCACTTCCTAATCAAATTTATAGAGAACCAGATAGTGGAAATATGTTTTGTATCCCTTTTACATTATTTTCGCTTGTAAAATTTTGTGACGGAACTTTACTTCCACTAGTTTTAACTGAAGACTTAGTAAAAAGGTATGCAGATCCTGAAAATATTGTTCTAACTTCTTTATGTATTAATATCTCTCGTTATGCAAGTAGTTTAGACTTTAGTACTATTCATCTTACTCGAGATACTCCTTTAAGAAATCTCTTGAGTGAAGAGGCATTAAGAGTTGTTACTGGTAGTATGTTTGACTATTTTATGATAGGTGTATTAGAACATAAGAAAGAGTTTGATGAGCTTAATACTTCTCATTCAAATATAGAGTCTTTCATTAAGGTAATCTTAAAAATAATGGATTTATAATAAGTTCTATATTAGAACTTATTATGGAGAGTTGGGGGAGTTGGCTTAACCCATCGTCCTGCTAAGACGACGTACCTCAAAAGGGTGCCACTAGTTCGAATCTAGTACTCTCCGCAAATTTAAAATAACATGAGTAAACTAATAATTAATAAACATCAAATTTGTTATATACCAGAATACAATTTATATTTACAGAGAGTAGGAGTAGATAATACAAGCGTTCGTCATACTTGTGAACGTATATGTTCGATTTATCAGATCTGTAGGGATGGTTATTGTCGTAATAAGACTAGAGACCCACATTATGGTAATCATGGTTGCGCAGATAACGGGAGAGCAAGACGCTTATAAAATTATTTGTTATAGAATATACTTAGAACCTATAGAATGGAAATAGCAAATTTAAAGGTATATAATGATAATATGCGAAAGTCACTCTTAGATAAAGCATATTTCTTATCTTTTGTAGATTCAGATACGTTCATTGATTTTGGATGTGCAGATGGATCTTTATTAAAACATATTCATGAGATGTTTCCTGATAAGAAACTAATTGGATATGATATATCTCCTGAAATGCTTCAAATTGCAGAAAAGAATCTTGAAGGATGTAATGTTTCTTTATATAATAATTTTGAAAACGTTATATCCTTAAAGTTAGATAATGCTACTTTGATACTTTCTTCTGTTATTCATGAAGTTTATAGTTACGGTGATAATCAAAGTGTAAATGAATTTTGGAGACAAGTTTTTAATGAAAACTTTAGATATATTGCTATTCGAGATTTAACTCCTCGAAAATCAATTGATAGAATGTCTGATATTAATGATGTTTCTAGAGTTTTACATAATGCTAATCCCACACATTTAGCTGAGTTTCAATCTATTTGGGGAAATATTAGTAACAATAAAAATCTAGTTCATTTCCTTATGAAATATAAATGGGTTGAAAATTGGGCTAGAGAAGTTAGAGAAAATTATTTTCCAATAACTATCGAAGAGTTTTTATCAAAAGTTCCTAATAACTATGTTATTGATTATTTTTACGAATTTATTATGCCTCAAACTCAGCAAGGAATTCTTAAAGATTTTAATATCTTATTAAAGGATACAACTCATTTTAAATGTATTTTAAGACAAATATAATATGAAAGTAGTACAAGTAAATGTAGATTACTCAAAAGAAGTTAATTCTTGTAACAAAGAATGGTTAAATCAGTCTGATCGCTTTTGTGATATTCTTGTTCGAGATGATAAAGCCGAAACAGTTAAATATACAGGTGTATTAGATCAGAGTCAACTTGAACATGTCATTATTTTTATTCAAGATGGTCGTTCAAGTTCTGATATTAAAGATCTAATTGAACATTATGAGAACGAGAACGCAAAAGTAGATGATCTTATAGGAGATCCTATTTTTATTGAAGGGTAGAATATTAGTTATCAACTTAGAAAATCCTAGGCAATTTAGACTGGTTTATAGTAAGGCGTAGATAGAGGACACACTACGATAAGTTGATAGCTTTAAGCCCCTGTGGCGTAATTTGGTAGCCGCGCTAGACTTAGGATCTAGTGAGGAAACTCGTGCAGGTTCGATTCCTGTCAGGGGTACATTTATTAAAAATAAATTTATGTTTAAGTTTATTAAAAAGATGTTTCAAAGTAATAAGAACATTCTAACTGTAGGTTTAAATAAAACAGAGTTAGATGAATATGATAAAGCTTTAATTCTTATATGCGGAGTATTAAACGTCGATTTAAGAAAACCTAACTTCTTTGATGAAGCTTTATATGTAAAAACAGCTAAATCTTTTGGGCTTAAAGTTGATAAATCAGATGCGTTTAAAACTATTGATTTAATATTTCAAAATATTAGTTCTAAACGTAATCATAATGAAATTGTATTACAATATTTAATTAAAGTAATGCAAATTCCATCTAAAATATTTTATGATGATAGTTTTTATAAGTTTGTAAGGGAAGCTTTTGAAAGAATTTCTAGGTTTTATAATAAACAAAAACAGTTTGGTCAGTTTGAAAGTTATTGTTGTAAATTTATAAAACCTGATTGGCGAAACGCCTTTATATTTGATAGTCCTGAAGCAAATTTTTATAGAACTTTTTGGAGTGGATGGATCGATTACATTAGAAGTCAAAGACAATATTATCAGAACTATCAAAATAATAGAAATTATCAAAAGTCTCAACCTAGTATTACGAAATATTATGAAATATTAGGTATTGGTGTTACAAAAGATAAAGCTATTATTAAATCAGCTTATCGTAAATTATGTCTTCGTTATCATCCTGATAAAGGTGGATCTAAGGAAAAGTTTATTGAAATTAATCAAGCATATGAATATTTAATTACACATGTCTAAAATGTATAAATTAATGAGTCTTAAAGGCTATAACGGGCCTGAAGATGTAATAAAACTTCAAGAATGGTTAGCTATAGAAAAACAAATATTTATTGAGACAAGAGTGTGTTGGAATAAAGAAGGAACTTTCCCTATTGGATATAGTGCAAGAGCTTGGATGCCTCCGTATACATTATATACAGTAGCTCCTACAGAATTAACTATTGAAGAAGCAGTTATGGCAATTCTAGCAAGAATTTATGATTATATTTAAATAATCTTGCTCCCGTAGTTCAAGGGATAGAAATTAATTTTTGATTCGAACTTTGTATTTTTGATAAAATTTTTGTATCTTTGTGTACGAAAATTTTAAATATAAAATATATGATAAGTTGAAAATTAGAAAAAGAAAATTTAATTAAGTTCCTTATTGATGAAAAATTAAGTTTTGAAGAAGTAGGTCGTAAGTATAAATGTAGTGGTAGTAATATTAGAAAAGTAGCACAACGTTTAAATATAATTGTTCCTTCTAGAAGAGCAGTAAATCCATGCGAAACTTTTAGAAGAGGAACTGCTAAAAAAGGTATCTGTAAGAACTGTGGAAAAGAATTTATATTATATTTATCTCATAGCGGAATTTATTGTAGTAGTAAATGTCAACAAGAGTATCAATCTAAGAAAAGATATGAATTAATTCTTAATGGAGATCCTTCTATTATGAGAGCTAATTATAACCCTAGATCATCTAAGAAGTATATATTAGAGGAACAGAATAATAAATGTGCCATTTGTGGGATGGAACCCAGTTGAAATGGGAAAGAGTTAGTTTTTATTTTAGATCATATTGACGGTCATGCTTCTAATAATAAAAGAGATAATTTAAGATGTATATGTCCTAATTGCGATTCTCAGTTGGATACTTACAAATCTAAAAATAAAAACGGAGACAGATATTATTATAGATACTATAAAAGTAGGAGTGACCAGAATGGATAATGGACCAGACTTCTAATCTGGCGAGCTGCAATGCTCATTGCGGGTTCGACTCCCGCCTCCTATACTAAATAAATATAACTATGATATTATATAAAGTTCAGAAATACTTTCCTACAGATTTTACAAAAAAAATTTATAGAATGTAATATTTGTTCTATAGACAATTTTGAAAGAGAAAGTATAAAACATGCTATTCGCGATGGTGTTAAACCACATATTTGTTCAGGCATGTGTAGAGAGTGTAATAATTTTATAGGTTTAGCTGGAGTAGATCTTGAAAAACAAACAGGAACTGTAATATGTTCTCATAAAAATTATTACAGACTTGAATTTGATGAAAATGAAGTTTAGTAAATTATTATATATGAAATTATACGATTCAACTGAAAACACATTTCATTGGGAAAAATTAGATTTAATCCCTGAAATAGAAAAACTAAAACGAATACCTCAAAATGAAATATGGCACAAAGAGGGTAATGCTTTTGTACATACTTGTATGGTCGTACAAAGTGCATTAGATCATATTTCAAATGAAACTATTGATTATTTAGCATCACCTGAAATTAGAGAAATTTTGGTGTATGCTGCTTTATTGCATGATGTTGGTAAAGCTTTTACAACAAAGAAAGGAGAAGATGGCCTATATCATGCAAGTAACCATGCAATTAAAAGTGCAGAAATTGCAAAAGATTTATTAGTTAAGTTAGAAGTAGATGAACATTTACATACAGCAATTATTTCATTAGTTCGCTGGCATATGCAGCCTATGTATATTCTTGAACAGACAAATCCTGAAAAAGCTATACTAAAACTAGCTAATAATCTTAATGAAGTAAATGTAGAACTTTTAATTCTACTAAAACAATGTGATTGTGAAGGTTCAATCTACGATAAGGATGATCATCGAGACGAAATACTCCAAAAGGTAAGAGAGATTTATTATGATAAAATTACTTACAAACGTGGAGAAACAGTTAAGATTACTAAGTTATCAGACAATGATACTTGTAGTTATGTTCCAGGACATCATCCTAATGGAATTAATACTGGATATGAAAAAATAGGTAGGCTAATTGAACCTATTACAAAAGGACATAGAGTATATCTAGGACTTGGATTCTCTACATCTCCTGTTGTAGAAATCGTTAGCAAAAATTGTTTTAAAACAAGAAATTCTGTATATGAAATTACAGAGGTTTGTAAAACTACAGAAAAATAAAATTTAATATAATGCGTTATTTATTAGTAAAAACCGAAAACATGCCTATTTTGGCTCTGGCTCTTGGAAGTCTAGATTACAAAGCTGGAAATTCACCTATTTTTCCTATTGCGTTTGGAGAATTCTCAATTTTAATTGACAAGGAAGATAAAACATTCTTCTATGTTAAAGGTCGAAAAGAAATTGATAAATTTGTTGAGGATCATGCTAAGATCTATACAACTAATGATTTATCACATGCTCTTGAATTCCTTAAGGAAGACGAAGATGAGGAAACTGATAAGTCTGAAGAAGATAAAGAGGAAATCGATCTCAAGACTATTTTTGAACATCCTTTAATGCAAATTTTTAGCCGACACATTCCTAAGGATATTCTAACTAAGTGTATTATGGAAGCTAAAGAAGAGCGGGAAGAGGAAGAAACTGCAGAGAAGAATTCTGAGTCTACTAGAAACGAAGAATCTAGCTTTTATAAAGAGTTAGTTCCTGGACGAATAGTTCAGTTTGAAAATGCAGGTATGATTCGGTATGGAATTGTACTTAGTAATGGTACAGTGATGCACTTCTCAGGAAGTAATTTAGCTGCTTCAGGATATATTAATAATATTACTGAAGATCGTCCTTATAGAGTTGTACGTATTCTTAAGCCTACAAGCCAGTATTACAATCTAAAGGATGTAAACAATATGGAAGTGGCTTGGGAACGTAAAGTTCGTAAACCTAAAGTTACTAAAACAATAACTGAGATTGAAAAAGAATTAGGACTTGCTCCTGGTTCGTTAGTCATTGAATAAGAGGGAATTAATTCCCTCTTTTTGTTTTTATAAGTATGGGTAAGTTTATTCGGGATTATCAAGTTGGTAAGATATTTAGTAAAGAAGAGGAAACTTTTAAGCCTAATCGTAAAAAGGTAAAAAAGTTTAAAGACCCTGAAAAACGTGAAAAGAAACAATCTAAAAAAGATTAAAAGATGACATATGGATTGAACGATATTTGTTTAGTACCTGCTAGGATTAGTGATATTGAACATCGTGAACAATGTAATCCATATAATGCTGATAATATGCTCCCGTTGTTTACTGCTCCTATGAGTTCAGTAATTAACGAGAGCAATTATCAGGTATTTATGGATAATAAAATAAATACTATAATTCCTCGTTCAGTAGATTTATCTACTAGATATGAGTTAATGTCAAAAACTTTTGTGGCCTTAAGTTTATCTGAATTTGAAACATTTGCAGGTCTAGAATTAGGTGAAATTAAGGAGGAAGAAATATTTTATATATGCGTAGATATTGCTAATGGTCATATGCGTAAGCTTATTGATCTTTGTAAATCTGTAAAACAGAAATATGGAGGTCATGTTATACTAATGGCAGGCAATATTGCAAATCCTGATACTTATATAGATTATGCCTTAGCTGGTATTGATTTTGTACGTGTTGGAATTGGTGGTGGATCAGTATGTACTACTTCTGCAAATGGAGGAGTTCATTATGCTATGGCTTCTTTAATTAAAGAGGTTGTAGATCGTAAGTGGGAGATAGAAAAAGCAATTAAAGATGCAGAAGCTATGCGTATTTCCCATAAATATGAGTCTTTGCCATTTATTGTAGCTGATGGAGGATTTGATAATTATGATAAGATTATTAAAGCGTTAGCATTAGGTGCAGATTATGTAATGGTAGGCAAAATCTTTGCTCAAGCAGAAGAAGCTTGTGGTAAAGTAATAGAACATTGGGTACGAGGAGAGTATATTGCTCGAGACCGAGTTTATTATGGGATGTCTACTAAAAAAGCTCAAGTAGAAACTGGAAGTCAAAAATTAAAAACTGCAGAAGGAATAGAAGTTACAGTACCTATTTTGTATTCTTTAAGTGGATGGTGTGAGAATTTTGTTCATTATCTTCGATCAATGATGAGTTATACAAACTCTTTTACACTTAGTGATTTTAAAAATACAGAATATCGTATTGTTAGTCCTTCTGAATATTTATCATATTATAAGTAATGGCAGAGATAATTTATTGTAAATTAACTGAAACTAGATCTCGAAGAACTTGGCAAATATTACCTAAGCAGTATTTTCCTAACAAAACTCCTGTTTATGAATTAGCTGTATCTATTTCTCAGTATACAATTGATAGGGTACAACATCCTTTTGGTTGTATAGTTGGATTATATGCTAAACAGTTAAATTTTGCATCAACTCAAAAGTATTATTCCTATTCTGGAGACTTGTATTCAATAGCAGATGATCCTAAAGCAGATTCTGGATATCAAAAATACCTCAAAAATAGAGATAAGACTCCTGAAGAAATAGAAGAGGAAGAAGCTAAATTAAAGTCAAAAGTTTTATATCAAATTAAAAATAATCCTGATATAGTTCCTATGTCTATTAATAAGGATGGTTTCTATATTAAGGATGAAACTTTTTATCTACTTACTCGAAATATTTATAAACGTGTAAATACAATGCTAACTGGTCCTACTGGATCTGGTAAAACACAAGTAGTAGAATTAATTTGTAAGCAATTAGGACTTCCTTGTACTATTTATGATATGGGTGCCATGCATGATCCTATATCAGACTTACTTGGTGTTCATCGTCTCGAAAAGGGAAAGTCTATCTTCGACTATGCTAAATTTACTCAAGATGTTCAAAAACCTGGAGTTATTGTTTTAGATGAGCTGTCGCGTGCGCCTGCTACCTGCCTCAATATACTTTTTCCTGTTCTTGACCATCGTAGGACTTTGCCTGTAGAAATTGCAGGTTCTAAGGATATTCGTGAAATTCCTATTCATCCTGAAGTATGCTTTATATCAACTTGTAATATTGGTATTGAATATACTGGTACCTCAACTCTTGATAAAGCATTAAAGAATCGTTTCTTTCCAATTGAATTTACATATCTTCCTGCAGACATTGAAGCTCGAGTTCTCATGAAGAGATGTGATATTGAGAAACAGGATGCTGATATGATTACTTCTATTGCTGCTAAACTTCGTAGGATGGCAGAAAATGCAGAGGCTGCAACTACAGTATCAACTCGAGAAACTTTAATGATTGCAGAATTAATTCATGATGGATGGTCAACATTAGATGCATTAAATTATGTATTAATTCCATTATGTGATAGTAAGGAATCTCGAGAATTAGTACGAAAATTATTAATGAGTAAATAATATGTCATTTACTGACTGGTTTGGGCGTAAAGGTAAGAATTATACATCTACTTATAAAGGATCTACCCGTTTAGGGTGGGATACTAAAATAAGTGGATCGTATTCTTCTTTCTTTGCACCTGATTTGAATAAAAGAAAACTTTTAAGAGATTCCTATCGCCATGCGTGTGATATTAGGGATATTATGGATATCCCAAGAAGTATTCGAATACAGTTAAATGTAGACGCAGAAACTTCATGTACAGATGGAAAAACAGTTATTGTTTCTACTAAAGTATATGATGATAATAAAATCGATAATAATGTTAAATTAGATGTATTCTTAGGTACAACTATTCATGAATTTTCTCACATATTATATACAGATATGGCAGAAATTCGTAAAAATAGACCTAATAAGTTCCTTTTTAATCTGTTCAATACTATTGAAGATGAACGAATTGAATACAATACTACACAAAATTATCCTGGGTATGCTAATTTTATTGGGCAAGCAAAATATTATTATTTTGATTTGTTATATAAAAAAGCTGAAAAACAGGATGATTTAATGGATGTATTACAAAACATTTTATATATTGTAAGATATCCTGCAAGAGTAGATACTAAGGTTATTTATCGACATCAGGTTTTGTTTGATAAAATTAAGAAAGTTCTTTGTGACTTTGGAAATAATTCTAAAGAAGCTTATGATAAAGCAGAAAAAATTTATAAGCTATTACTAGATTACTTTAAGTTCCCACCTCCTCCGCCTGAAGAACAACAAGAAGGAGATGAAGAACAAGAGCAATCTGATTCTGGTGAAGGACAGTCTAGTTCAGGTGAAGGCCAAGAAGAATCAGATGGAAATTCTGATCCTCAAAAACAAGATTCTAAAGATAATAAAGGATCAGATAAGAATAGTAAAACACAAAGTTCTCCCAAAAGTGGTTCTGATGAGGGATCTGCGGGCAAAAAGAAACAAGAACCTATTAAGGCATATACTCAAGAAGAAATAAAACAAGCAGCTGAAAAATTAGCTGAACAAATGCGACGTTTAACTACTTCTAATACTTCTTTAAATAGTAAGGAAATTAAAAGTGAATGGGATTCTAAAGAAATTGCTGATGAGTGTAAACAAATAAAAGATGATGTTTTTATTGTAAAACAAGAAGATAGTGAAAGACGTTATAAAGCGGATTTTGATACAGTAAAACAACACATTAATGGTTTAGTTAATACTTTTAGCAAATTCTTTGTTGAACAGGAGTATCGTTTAACAGGAATGCGAAGAGGTGTGCTAGATACTAATAAATTAGCTGAAGCTTATCAAGCAGTAGAAACTGTCTATTCAAATAAGTTTAAACGTACTACTCCTGGTTTAGACGTTTGTGTGTTAATTGATGAGAGTGGTTCCATGAGTGGAACTAATATCTCATTTGCAAGAAAATGTGCAATATTACTTAATGAGGTATTTTTACGTTTAAAGCAATGTGACTTTTATGTTTATGGTCATACTGCAGATAATCGACAGACAGGAGAAGTTACTATTAATGTATATCGTGATCACTGGAATAGAAATCGTTATGCTTTAGGTAAAGTTGATAGTTATTCTAATAACAAAGATTCTGTTGCTATTGAGGAGACATACAAAATGGTTAGAAAGCAAACTGCGAAACCACTTTTAATGTTTGTAATTTCTGATGGAGCTCCTAATGCATGGGGATTAAGAGGACAACCTGCTGCAGAAGAAGTTAAAAAGGTAGTAAATAGAATTGAATCAAACGGAGATACTCTAGTTTGCCAAATTGCTATTGAAAGTCACTTCAGACCTCAGGATATGTTTAATCACTATGTTGTTATGACAGATATGAATACTTTTCCAAGTGACTTATCTAGATATGTTATGAATACATTAATATCTAAGCTTAAAAGAGTAGATGTTTAATTTGTATATTTTCAGATTTTTTACTACCTTTGCTGTATAACTAAAGGTAGTAATTTAGGAGCTTAGTGTAATGGTAGCACAGCGGTCTTCGATTGGAGCACGTTTAGCGTGAAAATTATAGCAAATTCGGTAAAAGTGAAATAAGAGTATAAATACTGCGAATCAACTTTCTAAGAAAGTCTAAGGTCCTGAAATATGGATAGCTGATAATACCGAGCTAAATTAAAGTGAATGTATTGTAAGGAATATAGGTTGTCTATACCGTATAGAATAGGCGGAGTGCTTGATAGGTCGAAAATTAAAGCCGTACACTTCCTTAAATACCCTATCTCACTTTATAAATGTGTAGAGACTAAATGCTATACTTGTTTAACAAGCTGATATAGTCCAGACCACGTCAGGAGTTATTAATTAAAATAATTTCTTGTAGTGAAAACTATAGTGGTAAGCAAAACCGTAAAAGGGAGCCTCCA